AAGAAAAAAAAAAAAAAAACGCGTCCCCTTTTTTATATAACCCGGGGGGGCACAATTTTTAACATGGTCAATGTTACGCAAAAACACATCATATTTTGCTCCTTTCTGTAATAAAAAATGATTAACTAGCTTAAAGCGACATAATAATACCTCCCTGTAATATCCCTTATCCTTTGTTTGTCGCTGGCTTATAGAAGTAAAGCTGTAGATTTTAAAAATCTTAAGCTGTAGAAGCCGATTTGGGCCGGCTCAAAAGAATAAGGATTTTTTGAAAATCAAACTTCTTAATGAAGCAATATAAAATTGCTTTTAGGATCGCATGATTTTAATCATGTGAAGCTCAAAGAACACAAATAACATAAACATATCAAAGATTTAAATACTGTATATTTTTCTCTCCTTTCTTAAAAATAAAGTATCATAAAAAATCTCTTCTATTAAAACACACACACTCACTCTATACAAATGAACGGAACGCGTAACATTGACCCTCCCCTATGGCGGGGTAGTCCAAATGGCAGAGACACGAGTCTCATAAGCTCGTCTAGTGCAAGTTCGACTCTTGCCCCCGCACCCAATATTGCAGAGTAAAACAGCATGGGAAACATATCCATGACTGAAATGGTTTGACTCCATTCTCTGTGACCACGGAGAAGTGGCCGAGAGGATTAAGGCTACAGTCTTGAAAACTGTCGTACAGAAATGTACCGTGAGTTCGAATCTCACCTTCTCCTCCATATATACGTATCTGGTAATGTTTTATACTAACCAGTATAGGGCTTTATATTTAATCCTTTGAAAGTTTTTTTTGAGATAACTTGAAGAACTTCATAAAGCACTATTTTAATATAGCGCAAAATAGTCTGCTGCCTTTAACTGTTTAGTTATATGTGCACCATTAAGGATTCTATTTTCGAAGGAACGAAGTGATTATCAGCCCGAGAATAGAATCCTTTTTTATTTTTTTTATTTAATAATATTTTATTTTTAAAACAGGAAACAAAAAAATGAATAAAATTAAAATTATATTAATGATGGTTGCTTCATTGTTTGTTTTTACTGGATGTTCTTCTGATGATTCTGGTAAAATAAAATTAGATTATTCTGCTGTTAAAAATGATTCTAATGCCAATAAAATAAAAGTAGAAAAATCTATTATAGACAATTTAAATAATACTGCTCCTGATATCGTTTATCTTGATGAAATTAATTATAGTGAAAAAATTGATAAAAATGATATAAATAATATTTATTTAAAATTTCATTTAAAAGAAAATGTTAAAGAAGATTATAATACATATAAAGAATTTTATAATATACTAATTCCAGTATTAGATCATGCTAAACAAAATAATATTGACAGTGTGGTAATATTAATTCAGGATAAGGATAAGCATTGGAAAATGTGGGCAATAACATTTAAACTTAATCAATACAATAAAATTGATAAAAATAATTTTATTAAAAGTATAAACACTTATGGAAGTGTTAACGGAAAATTATACTTAGAATATAAGTAAAATTATTGGCCCTGTAAATATAGGGCCATACATGCTCCCTTAGTTTAATGGTTAGAACGGGTCGCTTATAACGGCTTAATGCGGTTTCAACTACCGCAGGGAGTACCATTATACTAATTATTTTTCTCTTTGAATGTTAGCTAGCATATTACAATCGCATCAAAAGAAAATAATTTAGTACCATAAATAATACTAAGCACAGTATTAGTTCTATTTTTTTAATATGGAAAGGAAAAACTTGAGTTTAAAATCCGATTCATATATAATATTCAATCAGAACAAGCTTATACATTATACATTATTTAAATACTGTGCTTACGTATTATTCTATTACTGAAAACTGGTATACTGCTTTTTTTAGTGGTTTCTTCATTTTCCCTTACTCCTTTGAGTAGTATATCAGTTTTGAGTAATAGAATTATGTAATCCTTGTCTTTATGACAAGGATATTTTTATGTGAAAGGATATTAAAATGATTAGAAAATTAAGGCGTGCAAATGCTTATATAATAAGAAAGTTTTGTTCTGATTATGCAATCGATCATGTGATTCCAAGATCATTCGGAGAAATTCCTGTTAAGATGCGATATAAATCTATGTATGTTAACAATATTAAATCATTGTCAGATATTATGTTTAAATATCCTGAACGATCTAAACGTATTGTCTTTACGACAGCTAATGGATATAAACCTCAATATGAATATAAGTTTCGACATGTTAATTATGAAAAAGCTGTTAAAATGATGATGTTTTTTAAACCTAAAACTCATATTAGATTTAATCTTAATATGTATGATAATCATATTCGTAAATATAAATATAATACTATTTTTAAGCGTCGATATAGAATGGAGTGGTGATTATGGAAGTATATGAAATTTTATTTATTGCTGGATTCTTATTACTTATTTTAGGTATGATTCCTATATTCTGTGGATTTATTAAAACTATTTTTGAAATGATTGTCGATATAAAAAATCATAATTATGATATGCTGCCTGAACTACTTTTAAGTTTTGGAGTTACTGTTATGTTAATAGCCGTGATTTTTATGGTTATAGATAAGGTAAAATAATGGATAAAAATATAAATAATATATTATTAAAAAAATTTATACATATATACATATTATTTTCGATTATTATATATTGTATTAATCTTATCATCGTTAATCTATTTATGTATTTTATCGTAGACGATACTGTATATCGAACTACGTATTTTACAGTTAATGATTTTACATTACAAACATTTCCTGTTATTTCAATGTTAATAGCTGCTATTATGTTTTGTTTGATTAATATTAATATCAGCCAAGAAATTGATAAAGAAAATAATATTATATCTTATGAATTATCAATTGGTACACTATTTAAAGCAAAGTTGAAGAAATAATTATGTTTGTATATAAAACTGGTAATATATTAAGATCTAAGGCTGAATATATTTTTAATGCTGTTAATACTGTCGGAGTTATGGGAAAAGGTTTAGCTCTTCAGATTAAACAAAAATATCCAGATTGTTTAAAAGATTATGAAGAAGCTTGTCGTGATAAACGACTAAAACCTGGATCAGTATTAATTACATATTTAGTTAAAGAAAAAATTAATATTGTTCAGTTTCCGACGAAAGCACATTGGCGCGATCCTTCTAAATATGAATATATTGAAGAAGGATTAAAATCGTTCACAATATTCTTAAAGAATCATAATATTCAAAACGTAACGATTGCGATTCCTAAATTAGGATGTGGCAATGGTAAGCTTGAATGGAAACAAGTATTAACTTTAATTAAACAATATCTGTCTGAATTCGACGATATTGTATTTGAAATTTATGGTGAAGACGTTTAGTCAGAAAGGAGTCGTAATGGATCAATATATTATCTATTCAATTCTTAATTCTTTATTAGCTCTACTTCTAGTAGCTTCTGTATATAAGATTATTAAACACTGAGGTATTTGTTATGTCGAAAAATAAAACCATATTATATATATATTTTGTTTTATTATTAGTAACAGGTGTCGGATCTAAAATCATATCGTTTTTAGATTTTTTATTTTATATTTTAATGATACCACTAGCAATATGTATGGTTTTATTTGTTTTGATTGTTACAGTTATTATTACATATATATCAGTATATAATTTATTGCATGTATTTGGAATTGAATTATTTGATAATATAAAGATACCGATAAAATTTATCTATGAACAAAAGAATAAAGATGATCATTAGAACTATTAAAAAACGATATCGTAAAAAGCATTTGAATGAAGTTTATTATTTACGATTCTCTAAAGAATTTTTGGAAGTAGACAAATGAATCTATTTAACTTAGTATTACTAATAGCTATTATTGTATTCTTATATGAGTACAATAAAAAATAAGCCCCTCAATCGAGGGGCTTTTCTTATTTAAAACTAATAAAGTATGTAGCATAACGACCTTCATCTTTGTTTAACATTAATAGTTTTTGACCTGCTTTCGAGAACTTGCGTCCATCGACAGCATATCGATCACTACCACAAAGTGAAGGGTTTACAATCATTTCGACACCTTTGAGATCAGCTTCTCTAGAATGATGGAAATGACCCATAACAATATAATTTGGTATTTGTTTAGTAAACAATGCTAAATTATCGATAGCTCGGTTATAATTATCTTTATGTCCATGAACACCGATAATTATTTGTTCACAAACTTTAGCTACGATAATTTCATCGTCGACAATATTTTTATTAAAATGAATTCGTTCATTTCCTTTAAGACGTTCTTTTAAGAACCAAGGAATAATATCGTTAAACGATTCGCCATTCATTGCTTCTTCTTTAGAAGGAGTGACGCGATCATGATTACCGCGACAGAAATATAATTCTAGGTTGAATTCTTGACTTAGATTATTGAATAAATGACTAAGTGCTTCGCTAACGCCGATCGTTTGTTCGATAAGATTTTCTTGAGATTCGATTCGTGTTTGTACATGAATACCACCGTTAATCATATCGCCTAGTGTCATAATATGAATCGTTTTAATGTTATTTAATTTGCAATATTCTCGTGTCTTATTCATAAGATATTCGACACGTTGATGGAATATTTCGTCGTTAAATTTATTAAAGTAGTTATCACTAACTTGGCCCTTATGCCAATCACTAATAAGAAGAACAGCTTCACTTTCGCCAGTAGCTAGTTCTTTAAATTCATATTTAAGTGGTTCAAGTTTACTAATTGATTCTGCTATTAATTCTTTTAATAGAAATTGATTAGATACTTCTTTTAACGTACGATTTAATTCTTGACGATGTTTACTATTAACATTTTTAGCATGAGCATTTAATAATAAATCTCGTGCTGTATCAGTTATACGTTCTTGTGTCATTATTGGAGTTACTGATTTTCTAAAATCATTAAAGTAGCTCCCTATCGTAGTTGTATCTAAAGCAATGTCGAAAAACATTTCTGCCATAGTAGAAATACGTTTATATGTTAATTTAGTATTATTTTGTCGTTCTTCATACATGCGGTATAGCCAGCTAATAAGATCTTCGCCATCTTGTGCTAAATATTTAGCTGTACTAGATTGTTTTGTTTCTTCAGCCATATATATCCTCCTGAAAATAAAATGAAACAAATCCTTCCTTTATTATATAATATTTGCATAACTAAGTAAACCAGTATTTATGGGATTTTTTGAAAAATCTAATTATTTGAGATATATATTTTTACTTATAAATATTAGACTTTATAAAAATCCTAGATTATACTATAAATATATTATGATTATTTTGTATATTATAGTATACTATATGTAGTATGTATTACAGTAATATACTACTACATCTTCTTTTTAGTTGCGCAACGAAAGGAAAATTATTAACTATGGAAAAAGTATTATTTGGTGGAAACAATGATATCCAGGTGCCGATGGCAACTCGATTAATCGGAACATTCTCTACCGGAACTGACGAAATTATTCTTGATGGGAATAAACAAGAACGAATCGTACAATTTAATTATGAAGGCAAACAGGTATTAAAACAATATACATTAAAACATTTATATGCTCCGTATACTAAGGTTATCGAAGTATCGGATAATGCATATTGGTATACTGGTAAAGAACCAAAACAAAATCCTTCGATTAAAGATATCGTACGTTTCGATGTATATGACAAAGGCTGGATCATCGAAGATATTAAAGATGTCGAAGCCGACACCTATTCTATTATTAGTAGTTCTCAAGAATTAATAGTAGTTATTGAAGGTACAGAACTTTTGATCAAATAATATTTATATATATTTTATTAACAGTATTATTGTATTAAAAGGATTTTTAAATGATTGTAATTAAAAGAGACGGTCGCAAGGTTGATTTTGATAAATCTAAGATTATTGTTGCTATAAGTAAGGCACAACATTCTTTACTTAAAGATAATGAAAAAATAGCTAATGCTATTGCAGAAGAAATAACACAAGAAGCTCTTATGCTTCAAGAAATCGATATTAAACGTATCGAAAAAATGGTATTCGATCTTTTGGTTAAACACAAACAAAAAGACGTAGCTCGTGCTTATGAAGGTTATCGTGCTGTACGAGAATATAGAAGAATTACTAATACTTCTGATAAAGATATTTTAGAATTAATTGCTGGTAGCAATAAAGAAACTATCAATGAGAATTCTAATAAGGATGCTTATATTATTCCGACTCAACGTGATTTAATGGCTGGTGAAATTTCTAAAGATATTGCTAGAAGAAAATTGATCCCGATTGATATTATGGAAGCACATGATAAAGGAGTGCTGCATTTACATGATATCGATTATCAATTACAGCCAATGAATAATTGTGGTCTTCCAGATTTTAAAGATATGCTTTCTAATGGTACTGTTATCAATAAGAAAAAAATCGAATCTCCAAAATCTTTTCAAGTAGCATGTACAGTACTCAGCCAGCTGTTCGCCGTCGTAGCAAGTTCTCAATATGGTGGCCAAACAGCAAATCATATTGAAGAAATATTAGCTCCATATTTAAGAAAGTCTAAACAAAAATATGAGAAAATGTTTCAAAATGAAAAAAATAAAGAAGCGTTAGTTGATTTAATGGTCAAGAAAGAATTAAAAGACGGAATTCAGACGTTGCAATATCAGATAAACACATTGATGACTTGCAATGGCCAAAGCCCTTTCCTGACTTTATTTATGCACTTTTTACCAGGTTCAGAGTACGAGGAAGAATATGCTATGATCACAGAAGAAATTCTTCGTCAAAGAATCGAAGGCATGAAAGGTCCGGACGGTGTTACGATTAGTCCAACATTCCCTAAACTAGTTTATGCATTAGATGAACATAATGCTAAACCAGGTAGTAAATATTATTATTTAACTAAACTAGCTGCAGAATGTACAGCTAAAAGAATGATGCCTGATTATGTATCGGCTAAAATTATGCGACAAGTAAAAGATGGTCAAGTATTCGGACCGATGGGTTAACGTATATCGGCCCATGTAAAACGATGTGAACTGTATCATAAAACAGGTGTCCCTTATGGGGCTAACGGTGAATCCTTAATGGCAATACCGTGCTAAGCGTATTATTACGACAGTGTAGAGACTATTGGTGATGAATGTAACCAAGTAGAGTAGAGACGTGCTACTCGATGCGCATCGCATTTATTATTTAAATAAATGAAGAGATAGTCCAGCTTAATTAATTAAGTTGTGTAGAAGTTTTCTATCAGTTTGGTATGATAAAGAAAATAATCCTATTATAGATGGACGCTTTAATAAAGGTGTTGTAACATTAAATCTCCCTCAATGTGCTATTGTTGCAGATGGAGATATTAACAAGTTTTGGAAATTATTAGATGAGCGTTTGGAATTATGTCATAAAGCTCTTAAGTTTAAAACGGAAAGACTACTCGGTGTAAAAGCTTCTGTTGCTCCAACATTATGGATGTATGGTGCTTATGCTAGAAAAAATGCTGATGATATATTAGATGATTTAATGGTTGGTGGCTATTCTACATTAAGTTTAGGCTATATTGGTTTATATGAAACTATTAAATTATTAACAGGCGAATCTAATACTAAACATCAAAATTTAGCATTAAAAATTACTCGATATATGGCAGACAAATGTGAAGAGTGGAATAATCAAGAAAATTATGGTTATTCTTTGTATAGCACTCCTGCCGAAAGTTTGTGCTATAGATTTGCTAAATTAGATAAAGAACAATTTGGCGAAATTAAAGATGTAACTGATAAAGGTTATTATACAAACTCTCATCATGTTGATGTGAGAGAATATATTAATATCTTTGATAAGATAGACTTTGAGGCGCCATTCCAAGAAAATGCTACTGGCGGATTTATTGGTTATGGTGAAATTCCTAATATGACGAACAATATTGAAGCATTAGAAACTATTATTCAATATATTTATGATCATGCTATGTATTGGGAATTCAATACTAAACTTGATCATTGTATGAAATGCGGTTTCGATGGCGAAATTTTGCCTGATGGTCATGGTGATTGGATTTGTCCTAAATGCGGAAACCAAGATCATAATACTCTTAAGGTTATTAGAAGAACGTAGATAAAATCATGCGTTCTATAAATGAATTATATTCGGGAAACCCCTTAGAGCTTTTAATTACTAAGCTATTGACGAAAGGATAATAGTGGATAGCGTAATGACCTATGTATAGTAAAAAGATTAAAAGATTGGGCAATCCGTAGGGAAGCACCGTATAGGTGAACCCCCAACGACTACTATATTCAAAATATTAAGGCAATAAAAATGACAAATAACTTATTTAATGCAGTATATGAAGCATTAGCAAAATTAGATAAAAAATCTAAAATATGTAAAAAGTATAATATATCAAGAAGCAAGCTTGATTGGCATTTAAATTTATTTTTAAAAGAAACAGAAGAATCATTAGAACTTCGCCATCAAATGTTTTTAGGAGCTAAGCTTGGTGATGGATATTTTCAAAATATAAAAAATAAATTATATAAATATAGAGAATCTCATTCTTTAAAAGAATTAGAATATGCCAAGTGGAAATATTTAATTATTCAGTCTTATCATAAAAATACAAAAATAATAGATAAGAATAATGGAACAGCTTGTGAAGTATACAGTTCTAACTCTTGTTCTAATCAAATAAAAGAATATTATGATTTAACAACAGATGAAGTTATATCTAAAATAAATATTTATGGATTATTATTTTATTTATTAGATGATGGTTGGTATTCTAATCATAGTAAAAAAGGAAATTTTGTAGTTGGATCTAAAATTTTAACAATTGATCAAAAAAAAGAAATAATTAAAGTATTTAACAAATACAACATACAAGCAAATCTTACTGGAGAAAGAAATGATATTTCTATTAATTCTAAATACAATTTAACATTGTTATCATATTTAATGCATATTGCTCCTACATTGGATATAGATATCATTCAAAAAAAATTTGGAAAAATCATAAAAAATAATATTTGTGGTATAGTCTAAACCGTCTATAAAAAATAGAGTTAAAGTACTAGGAAACTAGCGGTATACTAGGTGGTTATTTAGGAGATAACTTCTGGAATGAAGGTCGTACTAAAGAAATTCAATCCAGGGTACTTCATATTTAATAAACTAATAGGCATAAAATAGTTCCTTTAGATTTTTGGAAAATATATTTACTATTCGCCTATTGATTTTAAATTAATAATATAATATAATAATTGTAAGGCATAAAAAAGTTCCTTTTATATAATATTGGATGAATGAAATTTACTTTTCGCCTTATAATAAAGATCTAGACATAAAGAAGTTCCTTTAAAAAAGGCTGATTACATTTTTGTTACTTCTCGTCTAGATAATGCTTGATAAGGCTACGTATATTTTGTACGTAGCCTTTTATTATTTTAAGAAAGGATAATGATTATGGACGCTAAATTAGAACTACAAAAATCCGTTCTATACTTGTTTAAATCTGTATTGCCTATTAAAACAAAAGCTAAATGTAATTATTTAGATTTGTTATTAGAAGGCGTGTATATTATGCCGGAAGCTAGACAATATCTTGATGAAAGATTAAAAGGCTTCTGTACTAGAGAATTTGGTAATAATGTAGTTCATTATAATAGAACGGCATTGTTCGAATCATTTAAAGATGTTGATCGAGCAAATGTCGAACGATTATTAGTCGACCAGTTAGATCATTATCTTTCTGTATATACGCAAACAGAAGAAACGTCTAGTAAGCCTATTAATAGTTCTTTAGTATACGTTCCAGTTAAAAGTGAAACATATGAATGTGAACCTTTTATCTTTAATACAACAGTGATCTCTATTATTACTGAAGAAGAATTAATTAAGCGTGTTACAGATTTGCTTTCTTCTGGTATTGCGTTAAATTCAGCTACACAAGAAGGTTTAGTTAATATCTTTAAAGCTTATAAAGATAAGTTCGATATTAATGCTATTAAGAATAAAGAATTCTTAATGTATGTTTGTAAAGAATTAAACTTAGTTCCTAAGAAAGCCGAACAATTATTACGTTATTGTGCATATAGAATAACATCTAATCCAATGATTATTAATAGTGCTAGAGAACGTAAAAATTTATATTCTCATATTTGTTTTTATACTACGACTATTAATAAAATATTAAAGCAATATGTCGAAGAAAATGGCGTCGAACCTATTGCTCGACAATTTAATAGATATCGTAAATTATGGATTATTCTAAAACATGCTGGTAAAGATGCTGCTACTATTATTAATAGGGCTAGAAAATTATCCAACAAGTTGAATCGTCCTCATAAACTTCAAGTATTAGATCGTATTAATGATAAAAATATCGATATTGAAGACGTTAAAAAAGAACTTGAAAAAGTTACGATATTTAAAAAGTTTTCTTTATTGAATGCTATTTATAATGCTAAGTCTAACGACAAGATGTATGTTATTCGTAATGGTCGTACATATTCTACGACTAAAGAACATACGCCAAAAGCATCGTTTAAAGTTAAGAATTTAATCTTTAATTCTATTAAGAAAGATATTGGTAAAAATATTAAAGGTAAGCGTTTCTATATTCCAGAAGGAATTATGTACGCCGTACCGACAAGTCAAAAGAATTTTATCGATAATATCCCGATGTATACTCGATATAAAATGGATAAGAATTCTATTGTCGGTATTCATTGGATAAATTCTGAAGACGGTCGTGTCGACTTAGATTTACATTATACATCTAAGAATATACATGTCGGTTGGAATAGTCGTTTTGATTCTAAAGAAAATATTCTTTATACTGGTGATTTAACTGATGCACCAGCTCCTAAAGGTGCTACCGAAGCTTTTTATATTAAAGATACTTTAAAAAATGACTTCGGTATGATTAGTGTTAATAATTATTCTGGAAATCCAGGGTTGTTCGAGTTATTTATTGGCGCTGATCCTGACAAAAAAATCTATGATCGCAACGGTATTATAAATGCTGAAAATTTAGCATTTAAATTCACTGGATTATCTATGAATGACGATAATGAAAAATGTTTTGGCATTATTGATTCACAAGAAGATTCTCGTGAATTTATTTTTGTCGATAGTTCATCTGGATTTGATCGAGTACCTGCATATAGCGATCTAAAAGAAATTATGCTTAACGCTATTAGATCGATGGCTAAGAATCGATTATATCTTAATGAATTAATAGAAAAGCTTGGCGGCGAAGTTGTATTAGATAAAGAATCAGCTGACTATGATTTATCAATTAATAATCTTGTCAAAGATTCGTTTAATTTCTTGTTTAAGGCTGATGTTTAATCATCAGCCTTTTACTATATGGAGGAACTATTGGATACAAGAGAAGAATTAAATAAAACTGTATCTGAAATGAATCATATCGTTAAAGAAATAATCAAAGTTGCTAACACATCTAATCAAGAAGAAAAATCTAAGATTTCAATTTTACAACAATTATTAAATAAAACTGAGAATTTAATAAATGTTGTCATAACTCCTCAAGAAGATTTAAATGTGATTCTTAATGAGCAGCGTCGATGGATTCTATTAGATATGGAAGATAGAATTCGTAGATCTGAACTAGAGATGTTAGATAGAATAAAGTATTTATTAGAAAGTGAAAGGAATCATTAATGAGCTTTAATAATAAACGAGCAAAACTTATTGTTCTTGATGGTGGAGATGGTTGTGGTAAAAATACACAGACATTAAAACTTGTCGAACGATTACAAGCTGAAGGTAAAAAAGTTAAATATTTAACATTTCCTGATTACAACAAAGATACGTCTATATTTGTTAAAAAATATCTTAACGGTGATTTTGGTGATCGAGAATCTGTTAAACCTCAAGTCGCTTCATTATTCTTTGCATTAGATCGATATGCAACGATTCAAGAATGGAAATCTATTTTTGAAGATCCTGAAATGATTGTAGTTTGTGATCGTTATGTAACATCTAATATGTTATATCAAATGGTTCGTTATGAAAATAATGATCAACAGTTAGCATTTTTACGTTGGTTAGAAACAACTGAATATGATTTATTAGATTTACCAACACCAGATATTGTATTATTTTTAACATTACCATTATATGTTAGAAAAGATATGTTATTAAATCGTTTAGGCAAAACTGGTGGTAGTACTGGTGATATCCATGAAAGAGACATGGATTATTTGCGACAAATTGACGAAGCGCAATATAAATTAATCAATAAAATGAATATGGTTCAAATCGATTGTTCTAATGAAGATACAGTTAAATCAATCGATGAAATTCATGAATTAATTTATAATACATTACAAGAGAAAGGAATGATCTGAGTGCCAGAAAAAGTATATATCGTTATGGTCGATGGTCAAATCGAAGCACTATATTATAACGAAGCTAATGCTCGAGAAGATATCGAAGAGCGTATCGAAGAAGGATATGCTCCTGAAGACGTAGCTATTCGAACTTGTTATATTAATGATTTTAACGAGGAAGAATGACTATGATCGATAAAAATGATCCTTTATACAATCAAAAAATGTCGATAGCATTAGAACTAAATCGTTTAGAAAAAGAAGTATCTGATTATGCGTCAGATGATGATTATTTAGATATTATGAATGATTTAGAAATTTCAATCGACAATCTTTATAAGAAGGTAAACATGATCGAAACCATTTATGCTTTATTAGTTTATTCTGATGATTTTGATTCTCCATTAATTGGTGTATATGAATCATTAGATAAAGCTGAAGAAAAGCGTCAAGAATATATCGATAACAATATTATTAACGAAGATATGATCTTTGTCGAAGTTCAACATATTATTAAGTAGGTGCTATTATGAAAGTATTTTTGTCTCAACCAATGCGTGGTAAAACACATGAAGAAATTCTAAGCAGTATTCGTGAAGTCCAAGAATTTTTAACTAAATATCTTGACTCTACAAATATTGAAATTATCGAAAGTTATTCTCCTCGTAATAAAGATAAAGAACCATTAGTAGCACTTGGCGATTCTATTAAAGACTTAGCAAAAGCAGATTTAGCAGTATTCTTAAACGATTGGAATCAATATCGCGGTTGTATTATTGAACATCATACGGCTAAGATCTATGAAATTCCACACATCTCTATTAAAAGTGAAAATGGTTTATTGAAAGTAGTTGATAAACAATGAACTACGGTCAAATTCGTGAATACGATATTGCTAATGGTGTCGGCATTCGTGCTACGTTATTCGTAACCGGATGCTCTCACCATTGTCATAATTGTTTTAATCCAGAATATTGGAGCTATGAAGCTGGTCAATTATTTGATGATGTGGCAGCACATAGACTTATTAATTATTTAAAACATCCACAAGTATCTGGTTTAACTATCCTTGGTGGAGAACCTTTTGAAAATGTCGATGGCCTTGTCGATTTTATTAAGACATATTTAAAAGGTCAAGAATGGTTTAAACATAAAGATATTTGGTGCTATTCTGGATATACGATCGATCAAATTATTAATGATCCTAATAAAAGAAAATTATTGGGACTTGTCGATGTACTAGTTGATGGTAAATTTGTCGATTCTTTAAAAGATCCGTCTTTAAAATTTAGAGGATCGTCTAATCAAAATATTTATAAAATTAAACATATTGATAATCATTTAAGTGCAGATTTTTATTCTGAATTAATGTGAGGTATTGTATTATGGGACTTAAAGCAGCATTTAAAAAAGCGTGTAATCATGTTAACGATATATATCATGATTATACATTAACTCCGAAAAAAGATTGGGAAATTCAAAAGCTTAAACGTCAACTTGAAGAGGAAAAGGCTAAGAATCGATTCCCTCATGTATCTATTGCTAAAAAATCACGGTAATATTATAATATTGGTGTCCGGTATAATGAGTTGTACCGAAGAAATAGCGGTGAACCCACGGGCACCAATTTTAATAACGAAAGGATATTCACTATGGACAATGCATTAGAAATTATTACGAAGAACTTCGAAGATATTATTCCATCTTATAAAGGACACTGTACTAGAGTCATTGCTAGTAAAGATAATAAGACTTGGTATTTCGATATCTATCAAGATATGGTATTAGTATTCGATGGTATTAATGAACAAATCGAATTAAATACCGAAGATGAATTAAAAAATTATATTGCAGATTGCTAATATGAATACATATTTAACAGCATTATCGATCGCTGTCTTTTTAACAGAATTAATCAATCGATTATTCTTTCATTTTGAAACCATCTATACAATTCTATATTGCTTTATCATAGTAACGTTATTTTATATAACGTTGTTAGTATATTTCAAATACAGGAAATAAAATGGAATCACATATTATTCCTGGCGAAATCCTAATTTTTTCTAAAAGGGCTGTTGTATTTGTAGAATATATCGATGCCGAAAGGATCAAAGTTCAAGATATCAACAATAAACAAGAGAAAATAGTATTAGCCAAGGATTGCAAAAAGCAGGCTTAAAATCTTTAAGCTGCTTATTGGAGGTGAGCTGTCCCCCTATCGGGGGCCACTCACCTCTTTTTTTCTTTTTACTTTTCTGTTATAATTTATATATATAGTTATATTCTTGTATTTCTTTCTCGAGGATTAGTAAATGAAAAAATATGTGATTTATCTCCCAAACGAAATTATTAATTTTTGTGAAGACCCTGGCGATAATATTGTATATTCAGTACTTGATCTAAATAAATCTGAACAAGAAATTGTCGATCAATTTTGTTCTGATTTAACATATGATCATTATAAAGCATATGCATTACTAGCTAAACATGGAATTATTTCTAAAGAATTCGCATGTTTGAAATTAGCAAATGTTGTTGGCGAGCTTAACAAAGATTTAAATGAGTTGATGGGTGAATAGTATGAGAAAATTTGAAGTAGTATCACGTTATAAAAATATGGAAGTAAAACTTCCTAAACGTAAGACTAAAAAATCTGCAGGGTATGATTTTTTTGCTATCGAAGACGTCGATTTATATCCTAATAAATTGTATGTATTACCAACTGGTATTAAAGTGCAAATGGAAGAAGATGAAGTATTATATCTTCATATTCGATCTTCAGCTGCCTTTAAACGCGGTGTGCGTATGATTAATAGTATTGGTGTCATCGATAGTGACTTCTATAATAACGAATCTAATGAAGGTGAAATTTCTTTAGGTTTATTATCTCATAATGACGATGTCGTTCATATTAAAAAAGGCGAATGTGTTGCTCAAGGCGTATTTCATAAATTTTTAATTACAGACGACGACGATGCTGACGGTGAAAGAATTGGCGGTATTGGTAGTACAGGTAAATAATATATTATGTTAAGACAGTATGAATGAATACTGTCTTTTCTGTTAAGGTGAATAATGATTACGAAATTAAAAAAAGTTTGTAAACGATGTGTCGAAGATTATAAAGATCTTAATATGTATAAGTTAAATATTATCTTATATTTTATGGACCGACTTCATCGTTTTAAATTAAGCGAACCATTTTTCGACGAGGAATTTATCCTCGATAGTGAAATGGGCCCATATTTAGAATCTGTTAAAGATGCTTATGGTCAATATAATTTATATAATATCCCGACGTTTGGTGCAAATAATATCTTCGATGACGATGAAGTATTAACATTAAATGATCGAGATGAAATTGCTAATGATGACGATGATATTAAAGATACACACGAAATCGTTATTACTTCTTATTATGAACAGGACGGCATTCCTCATTGGAGTGAAGCCGATATGTTTTTAGACAATCAAACAGAAGAAGATATTTATGAATTTATGAAAGCTGCCTTTGAAGCTATCGATACAACAGGTTTGATTTATTTTTATGAAACATCTAAAGATCCTGAACGCAATGTCGATGTGTTTTTATCAGATAAATTAGCAGCATATTTAGATGTTAAGGCAAAAGGATTTCCTGAACCAGATAAATCTAAACCGTTGCCACAAGTCGAAGAAGAACATGAAGACGACGAAATCACCGAAGAGAAAATTCTTGAACGACTTAATAGAGCTCGTAAACCTTTGTAATATATAAGGTTGAAGGAGGCTTATATATGTCTGAAAAAGAATTATCAAAAAAAGAAGCCGAACTCACAAAACTGCTAGATCAATATGTCGATCGTTATAATTCTTGGGGATATACCGAAGAAGGAAAAATGATTTACAATAAAGCCATGCATATGCTAGCAACAGATCATGCTATTTATGCACGTATGCCAATTATATGCAAAGGCGAAAATTGTATCTATAAAAACGATCCGTTACATAAAGCAGGTGTTGTTAAAGTAGGCGAACCGTGTATTTGTGAAACTACGTTAATAGCTTCTAAATTTGCACAGTATCAACAAGAATTTAATCTTGAGTCTGCATCATATACTGACAATGTATTAGTTCATGAATTAATTACGCTCGACCTACTTATTTCTAGAGCAATGCAATATATCAACAATCGTGATTACGAACCAGTTATCGATGTCGTTACTAATGTAACAGAGACAGGTCAAGAAATTACTCAACCTATGGTTTCTAAAGGTATCGAATTATATACGACACTTTCTAAGAAACGTGACGAAGTATTTAGTTTATTAGCTGCAACACGTAAAGATAAAATTCGTAATAATATCGATGATGTTGATCATGACGCATCGCTCCTTGCATCGCTTAACGATCCTGATTTCTTTATCACACAAGATCAGATCGAAGCGGAGAAAGAGTTGAGGTTAAGTGAATAATGAATATGAATATGAGTGCACTTAGTGGAACAGTCGGTGAAATTGCTAAATCATTTCAAGCTGTTAAAGATGTAGCAATTAGCGGTTTAAAAGCCGTTCCCGAAATGCCTAACGGTGCAGTTAAAAGCTCTAGCTTTGCTCAAGAAGGGTTAGTAAAGCTTTTAAATCCTCAAGGTAAAATTGCTGAAACCATTAATCCTATGGGGACTATTAACAGGGCTGTCGAAGGCTATGCCTATGGTATGGGTACCGGGAATTCTTTACGATTCGCAGCTATGAATGATACGAGTAAAAAAGCTTTTATTGAAAAATTTGGCGAAAGAAATTTCGTCGAAGAATTTGCTAATCATGATAAAGCAGGTGCCTTGCAAAAAGAATTAGATTCATTTTTTGATGAGGCTAAATACGATCATGTTCGTACAGGTATCGCTGCCGTAACATTAGGTTCGACAGCATATCGTGTAGCATCTGGTGGTGGACTGTATCGAGATTCTGATGGCAACTTTAATATTATTGGTATTCCAGGTATCTAATAAATGGCAGCTCCAGTATCAAGAATAACTAGGGCTCTTAGTAAAGCTAAAAAAATGGTGGCTGAATCTAATAGCCCTACGTTAGAATTAAATAGAGTTGCTGAAAATTATAAGACAGCACTTAAAGAAGCTGATATCGAAACTTCAGCTGTTGCTAATAAGATTAAAGAAAAGCCAAAAAGTACTTTTGCTGAAGAACGTAAAGTTGCTCGAGCTAAAGATGCTGCTGAAAAAGCAGCTAAAGAATCTAAAGCTGTTAATCCTAGCGAAATAAATATCGCTAAACAAGCAGATAATACTCAGCAAGTAGCACAAAATCAAGTTCAAAAAAATCAAGCAGAAGTAGCCAAAGCTAATGAAGAAGCAACATCTCAAATTGATGAGACTGCTGGGTTTAATAAATATCGTCCATTTAATAGTACAATTGGTGCACTAAAGGATATGCGTCAGGATTTAATTAGAGTAAAAGATCCTAATGCTTATGAAACATATAATCGTTATGGTTTTACAGCAAAAGGTGGTGCTTTAGCCGGTGGCTTATTTGTAGCTGGTGCCGTCGATAATACAATAACAGCCGGTATCGATCAAACATCGATAAATCATATGGCGTCGTTAGGCACTCTTAATCCTGTCGTAAATCCAGTACCATCTTCTAGTACTGGTAATACACCAAATAATGCATTCGATAATATGGGTGCATCTGGCGATATTAATTTTGCTTTGAGAAAAAATAATACATTAACTCCGGGGACACTTTAATAGATGATTAATCCAATTAAGTATGCAGGATCCATGATTAAAGGTAAAGGATCGACTGCAAGTAAAATGCTTTGGGAAAATAAAGGTAATGCTGTAGCTACTGGTATTTTTTCAACGATGACATATAATAGTGCTCTTGACGAAGGAAAATCTAAAGGCGAAGCTTTTGGTGAAGCAGCATTTGATGCTGCATTAAATTTAGGCTTTGGTTTTGTTCCTGGTATGCTATTACAGGGAGCTTATTATGGCGGTCCGGCATTAGTAGGACTTGCTAATGATTTAGCTGCTCAAGGTCGTCAAGAAGCACAACAGTCATATCGACCATTTGCTTGGACTAACCCAGTAAATTCCCAACAGTATGCAACAATGAGACAGGCAGGAATGGCCATCGCTCAGCAATCTCAATATAGTTTACAAACAACTATGATGGGTAATGAAGGTAAAGCATTCCATAAATAATTATGAAATTAGAACAAGATTATTCTGTAAAAGAACTAATGGAAATGCCGTTAGATGACCTAGTTAAATTAGATTATGCTAAGTTATCTAAAGAAGGCAAGTTAGTCGTTATTAAACGAGATCCAGTCATGTGGGCAAAATCGTTTGTTCAGATTTATAATATCGATTTAGATAAATATGCTCCATGGACACCACGTTGGTATCAAGCCGAAATGCTTCGAGATCGAAGTCTTCGTAAAGTATTTCGATGTGGTCGTCGTTGTGTAACTGGCAATCTCGAAATTCAAATGCCATCGACTGGTAAAATTAAAACCGTACAAGAACTATATGATTCTCAAGAAGAATTTGAAATTCTTGCACTCGACGATAATTATCAAGTCGAAATAGCACAACATGCTAAAGTCTATGATAATGGTATTAAGCCAGTATATAGACTTATGACATCATCTGGTCGAACTATTGACGCCACTGATAACCATCCATTCTTAACAGAATTAGGATGGGCAGAACTATCTAAATTATCTGTTGGTGAAAATATAGCTATACCAGTTAAATTAAATTATTTTGGTGATAATAGTATAGAAGAAACTGAATTAAAAATTCTAGCACGTAAACTTAATAAAGATAAATCTACTATTAAGGAAATACCAGAAGAAGTATTTACATTAAATCGTGAAGCTTTATCTGTATTCGTATCAGAATTAATTCAAGATTCTTTTAATGAAAAAGAAGAGCGCCCTGTTAATATGCTTTATATTTCTAAAAGTAAAAAGCTTGTTAAACAGTTAGCACATTTATTGTTAAGATATGGTATCGTAACGACATTCCGACAAGAAAACGACAAGTATTCTTTAGGATTTGTTAATAGCAAAACTCATCGACGTCTAAAGAAGAAATCTCACACTTCGATGTTCGCACTATATCATTCTTATAAATATCAACCGGTAAACGATAAACTTAATAAAGTATTCTTATCGTATTTACCGGCTAAAGAATTATCACCGTCTGATTTTAAAAAAGTAAAATTCGATAAATTATCTGTCGAAGAATACTTAAAATCTAAAACTTTAAATAAAAACGAAGCTCGTGAATTTGCCGAGCTTTTAGGATTCGAAACAATTTCTGATATATTATATGGTGATATATATTGGGATAAAATCGTATCGATTGAATATTTAGGTGAGCAACAAACATATGATGTTTCGGTACCACACTATCGTAATTTTATTGCTAACGATATTATTTCACATAATACTGGCAAAACAGAAACGATGGTGGTCGAAGCACTCTTTAACGTGTTTACTCGTAAGAACTTTATTCATATGTTTGTAACACCATATCAATCACAAATTCGAATGATATTCGATAATATCCGTCAAAAAATTGATAGCTCTGCACTTATTAAACGAGAAGTTACTAGATCGACAACTAATCCGCACTTATTAGAATTCTCTAATGGTTCTAAGATCGTAGGTTTTACATCTGGTGCTGGATCTGGTATGAGTGCTGCCTCTATTCGCGGATGGCGGGCTGATAAAAATGGAGTGCATATTTGACATTATACATGTAATATAGTATTATAATAATATAAATATTTTATTTGTTGTAATATGAGGTATAAAATGTCACAAGATCTCCAAATAATATTAAATCTTCTTTCTGAAGGAAAAAGTGCAAAAGAAATTTCAAAATTATTTTTTTCTACTGAAGACACAAGAAAATTAATTAATTATCTTGAAAAGAACAATATTAATTTAAAGCAATATGAAACATTTAAGTATATGGATAAAGAATGGCTTTCAGAACAATTAAAAAAATATAATAATAGCCCAACAATTTTATCCAGAGAATTAAATATGTCATTAACTTCTGTAAATCGATATGCAATAGAATTTGGATTAAGAAAACCTAAAAAATCTATTGCATCAGTAAATCCTGTAAATGAAAAATATTTTGATGAAGTGGATAATTTTAAGAAAGCATATTGGTTAGGTTTTATTATGGCTGATGGCTATACATATAAAACTCCTAATCGTGAAAAATATGAGTTAGCAATTAAAATTAAGTCTACTGATATTAATCATTTAAAAGAATTTGCTAAAGATATTGAGTTCCCAGAAGAAAAAATTGTTATAGGGTCTGGAAAAAGAAATAATAATACTAATTATTATTGTTCTTTAAGAACCTATAATACACATCTAGTAACTACTGTTATGAATAAACATAGAATTGTTCAAAATAAAACTTATGTACAATGCTTACCAGATAGTATTCCAAAAGAATATATCTCTGATTTTATTAGAGGATATTGGGATGGCAATGGAAGTTTTGCACAAAAAGGTTGGTCTGCATGTACAATGTCTTATCAGTTAATAGAATCTTTTGCTAAATATTTTGATGAAAATAATATTGAGTATACATTAAGAAAACAATTGTGTAAAAGTGGAAATTATTTGCATTTAATAAGAATAAGAAATAAATCACAAGAAGAATTTATTGAATTAATTTATCCTCCAGAAAAATATGCTTTAAAAAGAAAATATGATTTAATATATATGAGTCCACAGAATTAATTTCTGTGAATATAACTTAATTGCTGGAAACCCCTTAGAGCTTTTGATACCGAAGTGTAATAATTCAAAAGATTGGGCAATCAGCAGCGAAATCTTATTTTTTTAAATAAGAGACGTTCAACGACTATCCCTTGGCTACCGCGTTAAAAATTAGCAATAGGAGTACGGCCTAAGTAGGCGGGTGAAATTCCCTTAATTGGAAATGGTTATCTTTAATTTATTTAAAGAAGATATAGTCTGGCCTAGTATGAAAATACTAGAAGGATTTAACGGTAACGGTTAAATTCATAACAAAGCGTGGATCTCTCTCGATGAAATGGATTATCTCGGCGAAGGTGACTTCGATACGATTTATGCGTTATGTATGGAACGTGATACGATCGGTATGACATGTTCTTCTACACCAACTGGTCGTAGATCGAAATTTTTCGATATATGTACTCGGAAAGAACTTGGCTTCCAAGAGCACTATCATCCGACTCAACACAACCCGATGTGGTCGGATGCTATGGAAGAAGAATTTAGAAACACATACGATAAGAACGCATATGATCACGAAGTATTAGCAGAGTTCGGTGTCGAAGAAGCTGGCGTATTCGACAAAGATAAAGTCGAAGAAGCAACACAAATCGACAATTATGCTTATTTCGATCGAGATAAATATAAACCTGTTCGTTCTATGATGGACGATAGTAATGTGAAAGAAATACATATACTACCAGAAGGACGAACTACATACTATCCTAATGTATTTAGATGTATGGGCGTGGATTGGGATAAAAGTCAGGCCCCGACATCTATTCTTATACTTGAATACGATCAAGTATTTAATAAATTTAGAGTTATTAATCGAACAGAAATCGAATCGTCTGAATTTACATTCGATAAAGCCGTAAAGAAAATTATAGATTTAAATGCTATTTATAACCCTAGCTATATTTATATAGATAGGGGATCTGGTAAATATTTGCCCTATATATTGTAAGTGAATTATATAATATATATGCAGTGTGGTATTAAGCGAGAAGCCTAAGTTAATTAATTAATATGGTAACTCGAACCGAAGGCTTAATTAAATTAAGTCAGGGGCAGAGCATAGTAAGTGAAAAGATATAATCTTACCAAGAGACCGCACCATACATTCACAATACGTATGAAAAAGTATGCCGACCTTGTAGGAAACTATAAGAACTAGAAGATAAAAAACTACTAGGATAACAACGTGGAATATCAGATGGAATCTTTAAAGATTTACGGTAAGCAGCATCCTGAAACCGGACTCGATAAAAAAGTTAAAGGTTGGATGTTCTCCGAAAAAATCGATGTACAAGATCCTGTTACTGGTACTTTAGAAAAGAAACATTTAAAACCATTCATGGTTAATCAATTATCGATATTAATCGAACGCGGTAATCTTATATTAAGTCCATGGGACGCTCACATATATAAACAATTAATCGATTATCGTGTAGAAAAAATTACGGCGGCAGGTGTTCCTGTATATAACAGTGATAACGAACACTTTGTCGATGCTTTAGGCTTAGCTTATTTAGCGTTCGTCGAACATTTTCCAGAACTTACTAAGTTAGTTAAAAAAGCATCGTACGAAGCTGTATATTCATTTAATAATGGGCATTCATTACCATTATATGAAAAGCGTGATTTAGAAAATCCATGGTCTAACGAAAAGAAACAATATGAATCGGCAGACGAAGCATGGGAAAAAATTCCGCTTAACGATTCGTTTAATAGACGTACGTCTAGAAAACCTTTAGGCGGAATGTTTAAAAGGACATTATTTTAATGGCTGAAGATAAAAAGATATTATATAGACCATCGATAGAGCCTCAACGACACTATGAAAGTGATGGTCAGTTTAAAAAGAAAATAACTTCGGTTCCGGATCCAATACCATATTATCCAGAACCTGAAGAAAAAAAATCTGAAACGGACGAATTGTTGGCAGATTTAAAGATGGTCTATGATCTTTTACCATTCATGCCAATACCAATTCGACCTATTATCGAAACTATGATCGTAACGATTACGACCGATACGATTATACGAATCGATCCTCCTGATCCTGAGACACCATTACCTCCAGAACCAGAGGATCCTAATAAATTTATTCCGGTGCCGACACCAGAACCAGATTTACCTGGTCCAAAAGTTAATCCTGAACCATTGCCTAAAGACGATTCAGATTTAGATTTTCCTGACGTACCAATTGTCGATGTGCCTCAAGAAAAATCACAAGAACTAGATCGATTAGTGTATCGATGGACAAAGCGTAACTTAGTTCGTGTTAAAAAACATTGGATTGAAAAACTTAAAGATTATCTTCAAGATTATCTTTCGAAAATGTTTAATGCCGTGCAATTATGTGGCGCCGAGGATATAACTATTCTATTATTAGCTTTCGATGCGTTAGCCGTTAAGACTACATCTGGTAAAAAATGTAAAGTAGCTCATGATAGTATCGTACGTAACGATCTATTAATAAGAGAAAAAGCAAAGTTAATGGCTAAATTATATTCGGCCGATGAGCTTATTCGATTTATGAGAGCTATTGAGGCGGCTGCACAAACTCGTCAAGAATATTATAATCACGATTTCTTGTCGTATTGTCCAACTATGTTAAGTCAATATGAAAACGATATGTTAAGAAGTTATCGTGGTAAATATGACGAAAAATATGTGAACGCCGTTTATCAGTATAATAAATTATTAGTATCGTCTGCAGAATTATCTAAAGAAGTATTTAATTTAACAGCTGAAAATGCTATGGCTAAAGGTGTATTAATTAATAATGGTATTAATCCATTTGAAAAAACTCCGACACCTGATCCTATATTCTATTTAAATACATTAGCTCCTGAAGCTGGTAAGATTGGTGCTAATGGTTTATCATCGACAGGTAATTATGGTAACCTTAAACCCGGTGCTGGATCTATGTCGAGTAGCGGTGGAGATGGTACTGTCGATGCTGTTAATCTTAAAGGTAATGATAAAGTTCAAAAAATATGGAACTTCTTTAAAGATATGGGCTACGACAATAATGCGATTGCCGGTATCATGGGTAATATTCAACAAGAATCTCAATTTAGTTTAGGCATTACCGAAGATGGTTCTGGTTCTATGACTCCTGGCGTTGGTTATGGCTTAGTTCAATGGACCGATGCAGAACGTCAAGGATTATTATCACGTATCGCTTCTCAACTTGGTAAACAACCTAGTGATCTTGAAGCACAATTAGCAACGATTAAATATGAGATTATGAATACACATACTGGTGCTAAACCAGAACATATGAATGGTAAAACTATTGAACAAGCAGTAAGTTGCTTTACTGGTAACTTCGAATACCAAGATGGTGACGGTCGTGAAAATATTCCGGTAGTAGCTCATAGTACTCGTGTTGGATATGCTCAAAATATTTATAATAATTTTGCAAAGTAATATTAGTATGGTATAATAAATTCATATTAATATATTTTGTACAAGGAAAATAAATGGGTCTAACTAATTTTTTCGAAAAAGTAACGACAAAAAAGCTAGATACTAATAAGAAAGTAACCGGAGATTTTCAGTCGGCATTAAAAGCTAAGCCAGTAACACTTGGTGAATATCGAAATGCTAACGCACAAAATCCTGGTGCACGTTCTTATGATTTAGCTCAAATAAAGAATGCTGTCTTAACAGATTCTTATTTAGCTGTAGCCGTTAGAAAATTTTCTCAACTTATTACTAAAGCTGGGTATCAAATTAAATCTAAAAACGAAGATGCAGCTAATTATGTTAATGACAGAATTAAGGTTATTGAATTTAGAACTAAGATTCCGTTCTATACGTTAATAACTTCTATCGCTAGAGACTTGTATACTTACTCAAATTCGTATATAATAAAAACTAGAGATAATAATACTGAGAAATTTGGTCTTAAAGCTGAAAAGATTTTCAGTGGTGGAGCAATTTCAGGATTGTTTTTAGCCGATCCTGCATCCGTAATGATTCGTCGTAACGATGCCGGGGCTATCGATGCATATGTAATTAATCAAGAGGAATATTCTCCAAATGACGTAATTCATTTATACATCGATAAAATGAATAATGCGGACTATGGTACATCTCGAATTTATTCGGCATTAGAAGATGTAACTATGCTCCGAAAAGCTGAAGGGCTGGTAATGACGATATTATATCGCTTTGCCATCCCTGTTTTGCATATAAAAGTAGGTAATACGGCTGAAGGTCAATATGCTACACAAAAAGAAATTAACGATGCTCGTGATGCATTTCAAGAAATGCCAAACGACGGGTTTATCGTTACGAATGAACGCACAGCAATCGAAGCGATTACACCAAATATGCAAGCTAATCAGCTATTAAAATTTTTAGAGTATTTAGAACTTCGAGTATTCTCTGCATTAAACGCATCTAAATCTTCGATGGGTCGTGGCGGTGGTCAGTCTTCTGCTGATAACACTGAAGCATTAATGCATGATGAAGTAAGAGCATTCCAAAATGTGATTACTAATTTTATCGAAAAATATCTATTTACAGAATTATTATTAGAAGGTGGATTTAATCCTTTATTAAATAAAGATGATTATGTCGCATTCGAATTTAACGAAGTATCAATCGATACTAAAATTAAAATCGAATCTAATACAATTCAAAAATACCAAGGGAATGTTATTACTCTCGAAGAAGCTCGTCGTGAACTTGGCTTTAGTAACGAAGTATCTGAAGAAGATATGTATGCCTTTACGATTACGCAAAAAGGTAAGCTTGATCTTGTCGATGCCCAAGCTAATGCTGCTATTAAAACAGCTAAAGCTACGGCTGCATTAAATGTACAACAAGCTAAGTCATCTTCTAATGACGATGGCTTAGATAATCGTAAATTTAATGGTAAACAAGCATCGTCTGGTCCTAACGATTACTTCTCTAACGATGCTAATCCGACAAATCAAAATACAGATAAATATAGTATTAAAGCTAAAGAATCTTTAAATACTCAACAAAATCTAGACGATTATTCAAAAAACTTTAGTGAAGTTGATAAACTCTATAAAGACCTCAGTAATATACTCACAGATGGTGGCACTATTGAAGACGATAAGTTTAGAGAAGCTCTTCATGAGTATGCTTTAGACTTTGCTAAACAAGGTGTCGACCATTCTAAAGCGAACAACAAAACTAATAAAGACAAGATCACTCCGAATATCGATGTGATTGACGATTATTCGTCAAAAAAATAAGTAAGATAATGCAGGACATTCAATCTGCGGTCAAAAATAATAAAGATAAAATATACATCGATAGCATTCTAAGTAAAAATGAATATCGCCTTCGTTTTTTATGCGATTATATCTCTCGTAAAGCATATTGGTACGGTTACGTACAGCAATGTAAACAAGATGGTATAAAAGCAATCGATATTCAATTTAATGACAGTGAACATCAAAATGGCCGCATGACCCATTTTAACATTGATAGAATTACTATCGAAGATATTCCAGCTTATAGCCCGTACTGTACGTGCGGCATAAAACCAATCATGAAAGGATAAATAATGGACTTCCGTGAATATATTGGTTTTTCTCCTACAAGTGAAAACATCACGATAAAAGAGTCTGTTATTAGACCTATCGATCAACTGAGTTCTTCTGATGGTTCCGATAATGAACTTATTGTCGAAATCGAAGCTGTTCATGCGTATCCTTACGTAACTAAAAACAGTACTCGGTATTCATATCAAGGTCTAGAAGATTCCTTATCTGAGTGGACACATCCTTATAATATTCCAATCATTATGCATCATAATGATCAAGACGGCCAAATCATCGGTCGTGCGATCGATGCAAGACTTGGTGATAGCGAACGACTCGTCGGCTCTAAAGCTTTATTTATTACGGCTAAAATTCTTGACGAAAAAGCTCAAAAAGATATCAAGTCTGGACTATTATCGACTGTAAGCATTGGTATGACTGGACACGACGTTCGTTGTTCTATTTGTGGACAAGATCTCAACGAAGGTCCATGTGAACATGTCAGAGGAGAGAACTATGATGGACAAACATGTTGTTGGGACTTCTTTTCGATGAGCCCAATCGAATTGTCTTACGTTATAGTTCCTTCTGATAAATATGCAAAGAATATTAAAGTATATGATGATGGGGAGTACGAACAACAAAGTAGTACTCCTTCTAATTTAAGTATTCCGCAACAAGGAGAAACCGGTACGAATATTCGTGCTAACGAATCTATGGATAAAGAAAAATTAAAAGTTCAAGAACCTGAAACTGAAGTTAAAACTGAAGTCGAAGGCAAAGAAACTGCTACAGAAGTTGAAGTTCCTGAAACTAAAACTCCTGAAGTCGAAGAAACTCCAGAGATTAAAGGTGAAGAAAAAACAGAAATCGAAGAATTAAAAGGTCAAATTGCTGAACTTATTAAATCTAACGAAGCACTTTCTGCAAAAGTTTCTAACCTTGCTGATGATTTACTAGCTTATAAATCTGAAGCTCGTAAAGAAACTGCTTCCCTTATCGAAGGTAAAGAAAAATTAGAAGAAGCTCTTAAATCTGTTCAAGAAGTTAAAGCAGGCTTCGATACATTTAAAACTGAAAGCGAAGAAAAAGTTAAGTCTGAAATTGCTTCTGTTAAAGAATCTTTCGAAGATAAAATTAAAACATTAGATTTAACTAACTCTACTGTTAACGATCCTAATGCTAAAAATAATAAATCTACTGAAGTTCAAGTAAAAGAAGCTGCTCAACAACTTAAATCTATTACTGATGTATTTAACGCTTTCTATAAATAATAGGAGATAAATTTTAAATGGCAAATTACAATCCTGGTAAAGGTGCTAATTATTTCACTGGCGGTGCTGATGGCAAAGTATTCAAAGGCATGGGCTTCAAACAGTTCAATAATGATGACCGCCGTGTAACACGTACTCAAGTACGTTTAAATACAACTAATCATGATACTTCCAATATTGCTTATTGGTTGGATGATCGTCTTCCTGTAGCATTCCGCTACAATTATGCAGAAATGTATAACCAAGTCGTAATTCCAAAAGGTCGTATCGTAGCTGTTGACCGCGATGTTAAAGCTGCTAAAGAAAACCCAGAAAAATTCTTGAACGTATTGACACTTGCTAACGGTGGTTCTCCTGTACGTTTGCGTACAGCTACTGACGTTTATGGTGCTGCTGGTATCGTATCTGGTAAAGCTTCTGGTAAACCTATGATGAATGCTGATGTTGATTGGACTCCAGTCGATGCAGCTGCTTATACTGCCGATCATTATAAACCATTTGCTAATGGCGGTGCTAAAGCAATCGCTACTGCTGCTGGTCTTGACAAAGACAAAACTTCTGGTCTTTTGACTAAAGGCGGCAAAAAACTTATGGACCATCGTAACGGTAACGTTCCTGTAGGTATTTTGATGCGTAACGAATATACTCGTGACGAAAATGCTTGGAATGGTATGACTCCTGGTGCTATTAAAACTGACGTAATGGTAGAATTGCCTCACTTCTTATTCAAAGATGAAGCAGAGCAAAACCCTTGGGGTAGTGCTTATGGTACATTCTTGCCTGGTGATTTTGTAAAATCTGACGAAAATGGTCGTATCGTAAAATCTCCATTATCTGATGAAGCTGCTTTGGCAACTATGCAAGCTCCTGAAATCGAATTCGAACGTCAACAAATTATCGGTCAAGTACATGAAGTAAATCCTAACTTGGTTCCAGAAGGTTCCACTAAATGGATGAAATGGGCTATCGAAGATCAAGAACAATTGGCTCAATATGCTGAAGATGGTTATGGTCGTACATACCGTCGTGGTGAAGATTTAGTCGACGATTCCGCTTACTTCCGTGGTATCGAAAACTATGAATTCAATTCCTTGTATTCCGATCATGACTTGAACATGACTGCTTCCAATAACAAATTGGATGTATACGATTCCCGTTTGGGCGCTCGTTATGAATACATCGGTATTCCTGGTTTAACAGATGGTCGTAACGTAGCTACTACTGCTATTAAAGACGTTAAAGTTGGCGTAATGCATCCAGCTGCTCCTACTCAAGAATATCTTGATTTTAACTATCAAATTCCAGAACGTTTCATCGAACAAGGTTCTGTACAAATTTCTATTAATAACTCTGCTTATACTCCAGTAGTAAAAGGTGCTGTTATTGCTAATGCATTTGAAATAGTATACTTCAATGAAGTTAATGGTTTGATCCGCTTGCGTGTTATCGACCGTACACAAGCTGATGCAATTATTAAAGCTGCTCCTAAAGAAGAAGCGGAAGTAAAAGTATCTTATTCCCGTCAAGGTCTTGCTGGCGTGCCTACATTCATGGATTGGGCAGGCTGTGTAGGTTCTGTTAAAGTATTGTTACAAAAATAATAGGAGCTTTAAAATATAATGAAAATCGAAATGAAAGAATTTGTTAATTCTCTTAAAGAACAACGCGCTGAAGTGACTAAAGCCGGTCAAGAAGCTGGTTGGTCCCCTGAAAAAATGCAAGAATCTTTGAGAAAATATGATATTCTCGAAGACGTTGTTGCTCGTATGAACAAACAACCTAGCAATAAATCTTTCAGCATCAAAGAAACAATTATGACAACTGACGTTGTCGATTTGGTTCCTCGTATCATCGAAACTCGTATGATCGAAGCTGAAGACACTCAATCTGTTATCTCTCCGTTCTTCACAAAAATTCAATCCGACAAAACTAGCGGTACCGTAGTCGTACCTATTATCGGTGAATTGCAAGCACACGAAGTTTCCGAAGCTGGTGCTTACAACGATGAAGCAGTAGAAATCAATACTCTTCAATACAACTCTATCGAAATTCGTCCTAAGAAAATCGGTCTTAAAGTTACGTTGTCTGAAGAAGTTATTATGGATTCCTACTGGGATATCATGGAAGCTAACTTGTCCCGTATCGGCGGTGCAATGGCTCGTTACAAAGACGAATGGTGTGCTCGTGAGTTCTCTGAACATGGTCACGTAGTATTCGATAACTCTTTGGGCGCTCAAAATCCTGACGCTATGACAAGTGGTCTTGGTGAAGATTCTCTTCCTAACGGTACTCTTTCCGTTGAAGACTTCATGTCTATGTGCTTGGCATTGATGGCAAATGATAAGACACCAACAGACGTTATCATGCATCCACTTTGCTGGTTGGTATTTGCTCGTAATGCAATGGTAGGTCAAGGTTTGACTTTCGGTGCTTTGGGTGCTATGAATGTTAACCCATTCGGCACAACTCAAGGTACTCCTGGTTTCGCTGGCTTGTCTAATAACATGGGCCCTCAAAAATTCATCTTGAACGAATCTCAAGCAATGTTCAACTTGCCTATGCCTGTTAACATCATCTTGAGCCCTCGTGTTAAATTTGACAAACAAAACAAAACATTTGATATGTACGCTATCGATCGCAACAACATTGGTGCTATCGTACAACGTGAAGATTTGTCTATTGAAAAATGGACTAACCCAGAAACTGATGTACGTATCATCAAAGCAAAAGAACGCTATGGCGTTGGTATCATGGATAATGGTAAAGGTATCGCAGTGGCTAAAAACATTTCCGCTATGCCTTCCTTCCCTCGTCCAACTGCAATTCGTATTCAAGAATAATATTCTTAACGATTTGTTAATTGAATGAGTAATTAAGGGGAGCTTTCGGGCTCCCCTTTTTTTAATATACAAGAGGTATTTTAATGACTAAATTAAAAGAACCGATCGCTATCGTAAAATTAGGTCATGGCGAAATTGGTTATTTTGACAAATTGACTCGTCTACGTTTAACACGTAAAGCACCATATGGTCGAATTTATGACGATATGGATCTTAAAAATATTCGTCGTTCTGTTAAAGTAGGCCGTTTGATTTTAGTTAACGGCATGCTTCCTGCAGAAAATGCTAATTACTCTAAAGCGACTAAACGTTTTATTCCGTCTTCAAATTATGATATGATAGCATCTGGTTTAATTCGTCCTGAAGACGTTGCTGAAAAAACAGTTGCTCGTTCTAAAGAATTAGAATTTGATTTAGACGCTGCATTAGCTGAAGCTAAAGAAAACTTAGAAAAAGTTAACAAGGAGAACACAAATGGTCTGCAAGAAAAAGGGCAAGAAGGGTTGCAAATAGCACCTGAAACTAAAATTGAAGAAGTAAAACCTGAAGAAACACCTAAAGCTGAAGTAGTTCCTGAAGAAACAGAGGCGAAGGAAGTTGCAGAAGAAACTGTGGAAGAAGAATCTACAGAAGAAGTGGAAGATGAAGCCACAACTGAAGATAAACCTAAAAAAACTCGTGGTCGTAAAAAAGCTAGCAAATAAGAAGGAAGATTATGTTTAAAGAATTTGCTTTGGTCGACATAGCCGTAAATCCTATTGAAAAGCAAATTAAACTTTTCTTTACTAGTAATGTTGATCCCGATACAGTCGATAGCGATACAATCGCAATGGTTCATGCAGAATCTCAAAAAATTTATCGATTAAAATATCGTACGTCTAAGAAGACTGTTGTTATTACAGTATTAGACGATGTAGAACCTAATGAAGAATATCGTCTCGATATTAATAAAACTATTAAAGATATTGTTGGCACTCCATTACAATCTAGTTTAATTCGCCACGTATATTTCAATAGTAACATATATTCTAATGTCCGCATTATTAGTCCGGCAAATCATGAGCTTATCGATGGATCTTTTATATGTGAGTGGCAAGAAATCTTACGAGATAAAAGACGTAAACCTGTATTAGAATATCGATTGCAAATTTCTGAAAATAAAAACTTTGATCCCTGTGAAATCGATACTGTAATATTAAATAAACAACGCATCAGTTTCCCTCAATTAAAAGATGCTAAACAATATTATATTCGTATTCGTGTCGAAAAAGATGGCGAATTCGGAGCATGGTCTGATATAGCTACTTTTACTTACGATGGAAAAGATCGTGTTCTTGATCGTTTAGAAAAATCAGAAAAAGATCCTCATAAAATAAATCCAGTATCTATTTGGGCTCCGTATAATTACAAACGGAACATGCACAATAATAAAGTCAACTTGGATACGAATCCGACTCCGTCTGGTACAATGTCTGCCGATGAAGTTAATAATGCTACTGGATTAGGATTATCTTCTGAAGTAACGGCTAGTAATAATACAGCTACGTCATTATCTGAAGCAGCCATCGAACGAATTATGAAAGATGGCAATGGTAATTCTGCGACAACTATTAAATTAGCTGACGGTACTATTATTACTAGAGCTAATGACAGCGGTAGCCCGGGTGTCGTAGTCGATGAAACTCCGGCCGGTACTAATATTGCTCCAGTTATTATTAGTGCACTCGAAGTAACAAGACGCCCACAACAAGGGACTAACGATGCTTTCGTATTTGAATTTAATGCTGAAATTAAAGATGAAGGTATTTTACAAAATATCGAAATCATCAGAAAGGATTTCTAATGGCAGAACCTTTTGAGTATACGATATTTGGTAATCGTTTAGAACTAAGACCAGTCGGCGGTGTTAAACCTGATTCTTTATATGAAATCAGAATTAAAAAACTTGAATCTGTCGACGGTAAAAAAGTATTAAAGTATAAAGTCTATACGGTAGCATCAGAACAAATTAGTAATTTTTATACGCTCGGCGATGTGAATTATCTAATCGATGTATTTGATGCTAGTGATACAGAAGTATTATACGCATTAAAAGAAGCAAGTCGGTTTGCTCAGTTTCTATTGGATCAAATTCCAGGTTATGAAAATAGAGCCGATTTGCCATATCTTTTACAACAGTTCTGTAAATTAAGAGCAACATTAAGTCTTGTAAGCAAGCATGCTGTTACGACTTCTACGTCTGGTAAGATATCTGGTCATATCGGCAATATTAGTTTTGGCTCGACAGAATCTGGTGGATCTAGTTCATCTAGTTCTAGTGGCAGTGGCGCGCCTTCCTTATCAGATCTTATCAAAATGATTAAAGCTGAAATGGAAATTTTTGAAAAACTAATTGTCGATCCTACGTATCTTACTATGGGGAGAGCTGAACCAAGAACAGGTAAACGTTCTTATACAGAAAAACAAAAATTACATACATATCCTACGACATTGTTTGATGATTTATCACGTTCATTAAAATCCTTGAGGAAAACTTAATGAAAAATTTAGATGAACGAATTAATGGATTAATACAATTAATGGAAGTTCCGGTATGGCTTGTACAACCATATCGGAATATTGATTGTACTTGTAAGGATCCGACTGCTAAAGAAGGCGATCCTTTATGTCCAAACTGTTTAGGATTTGGACAAAAAATTTCAATACGTGAAGCACGTGCTCATATTCAGCCGTTGTTTTCTACAGACAATGCTGATAATAAATTATTTTTAATGCGTGGTTACGATATATATATTCGTAATGAATTTCCAGTATTTCCTGGAGATATAATCGTATTTAAAGATAAAATCATTAATGTTACATACGTAATGGATTGGTATTCTAATACTATGGATTGCGTATATTATGAAGCTAATGGTGTTGACTATAAACGAAACCCAGAAGCTTTTATGAACAACTTTAAAGCATTGATCGGAGGTTAATATGACATCCGATGATAAACATACAAGTCTATTAATTATAGGCAATTCTGAATCGACAAATAAGACATGTAAAATTGAAAAATTTAATACATTGTTCGATGTCGAGAAAGAATATGGAAAAGATTCAGATTTGTATCAGGCATACAAATTAGCTAAAAACTATTCGGCTCCCGACGTGTATTTAGTTAATATGCGAACGATATCTGATTTTCTTAATATTGCTAATCAATTAATAGACTATGATTTTGCATATATTTGTCCGACTAAAATAATGTTTTCCGATCGATATACTGATCGTTATAATAAAGATTTAACAGATTACTATTTAAACGTATTATCTAGTAATTGTTATAAAAATCGTAGTATGATTATCGTTACTGATAAACATAGTTCTTTATTTGAAGACATCGATGAGTTTAATAATTACTATGATGCTATCGTACAAAAGTTTACTTCTGTGCATAATAAGAATAAGTTTTTAGATAATATAATTTTAGTAGGCAATAATTTAAAATATATTCAGTATAGTAATATAGTTGTAGCGGCAAAATTAGCCGCCACGCCTATCAACGAGTACCCGCTTTTATCAAATGAGGATACCGACTTTATATTAGATTATAAAGATATGCTTCCTAATGTCGTCTATTACAGAAATAGTTCATTAGTCGGTACAACAGTTGAAAATTTAGTTAACCTATCTAGCGAAAATCCTAATAAATCTGTTATGGTAATGCGTATTATTTATTACTTAGTCAGAGAAATGGACTTCGATGAATATATAGGAAAAAATTATCGGAAGTTCTATCTATTAAAGATAAGAGACCGATTAGAATCCTTATTAAAACAAAATGTAGGATTTGTTCTATACGACTATCATATTGATAGCGTTGAAGAACAATTAAGAGAAAATGGATTAGGGGTCGACATTATACTTCGGTATACGTTGTATCCTTTATTCACGACAGAGTCATACACTGCGGAACAGAGGTTATAATGACAGACGAACTTACTCATGATGAACGATTTATAATCGATCAGATAAAAGCAAAAAAAGATAGCCTGTCAGTAGTCAATGCTCCCGGTAGGCTAATGAATAATCGACGTAGAGTCGATCGATTAAGGGCTGAACAGTCCATTAGTTTTGATGAATTTATCGAGCTGCTCGTTAAATTAGTTGAAAAAGCGTTATATGAAGATCAAGTTAAAATGAGCCCAGACGAAGGGGCTACGATTAACGATCGCGATAGACCAATTAATAATCCGTATATTTTCTTTAAAATTATCTCTGGAAAAACTATTAATAGTATTAAGCCGAGATTAATGGAGAATACTATCAGACGTGCTCCAGGTCATTCTGAATATCGTCCAGATAACAAATATCCTGTTAAAGAAAATATTGAAGAAGAAGGCGTTGAAGTATATCGTCATGCATTCGAATATGTACTTCAATTCGATATCTTCGCTAGCAGTTATGCAACAGCTAATAAAGTCTTAAAAGATTTTGAAGAACTTATGTATGACTATACGGGTTATGTTAAGAGTCGTGGTGTAAATGAACTTTTATATGATCAACGCTTAACAGACGAATCTAACGTTCAATATCGAGAAAAATATTCAGTTAGAAGTGTTCGCTACATTTTAAGAATAGACAAGATATTTGTTGTTACTCGCAAACTTATCGAACGTCTATTAAATCTTGATAAATAATTATTAATCTAAGAGGTTGAATAATGGCGTACTCTTTCAAAGAGGAAATCCTCCGCGATCTTCCTGGTGTGTTTGTCGAAGTCAATTCTGTAAAGAAAAAACTTTATGACGACAGCCAATTCGGTACAACTGACGCAGTGCTTTGTATCGGTACTGCATTCGATGGTCCTAATGGTGTTCCTGTACCTATTTACGATCCATCTTATGCAACATATACTTATGGCGATACTTATAATCGCGAAACTAAACGTGAAGTAGACTTAACAGCTACATTAGCTGATGCATATAATTCCGGTTGCCGTACTTTGTATGGTTTCCGTATCGGTGGTTCTGAAGCTCAAAAAGATTTTAAATTGCGTTCTGACGATACTCTTCGTTTCCGTGTAAAATCTCGCTTCCCATCTAACAAAGCTAAACAAGTATACTTTACTTTCGATAATACTCCAGGTCAAGAAGTTCTTACTATCTACAAACCTGTATCTAAAGCGACAACTTACGAACGTTACAATGCTATGATTGATAACGAAGAAGAAATGATTAAAGTCGAAATTCCTTTAGGCCTTATGGGTGCTGGCTTTACTGCCGATACTCCTATCTCCGAAGTAATTCGTCATATCAATAACTTCCCTCGTAACAACGTTGTTACTTTGTCTATCGTAAATAAAAAAGGTCAAGATGTTACACTTCGTAAAGATTCTTACGAATTAGCTCTTGGTTCTATTTTTCCTGGTACATACTTCTTAGGTCGTAAACGTTCCTTAGTACCTTGCCGTACAGAAGTTCGTACTCATGTAATCAAATCTAAAAAATCTCCGAAACCTTTCGGTTCCTTTACTGGTAAATATTTCCATACTCTTCGTATTAATACAGACGTTAATGCTGAATATCCTATTTACTCTGTAAGCGATAAAGATTTGAACGAAGCCTTCACAACTGTCGGCTTGAAAATGTATACTCATAATGATTATCTTCGTACTCCTGGTGCATCTGCATTAGCATTCGAAGAAGATGATAACGATTATGAAGATACTAATATGACTAACTTCCAAAAATACATGAAGTTAGGTTCTGGCTTTGCTATTACAGCAACAGCTTATCCTCGTACAAATTCTACTGGTCAATATTTGACTCCTCGTGTAAAAGAATCTGACGTTAAAGATAAACAATACGTAGTATCTATTGGTGAAGGTGCATACTCTGTATTGCAAAACGCCGATATGCCTTATCGTGTATTGGGCGCTCAAATTTGTGCCGATACTGTAATTGGCGGTCGCCTTCCTAAACCAAAAGATTTCTTAAAAGCATTCCCTATCGATGCTGTTATGGTTAACACTGTAGCAGGTGGTGCTCCTGTAGTCGATACCGAAATGTTTAAAGTAACTCCTGTAGTTAACGTTAAAGATACTAAACATTCTCCACGTTCTTATAAATTTAGCTTTGCTAAAGTAGATAATGCTGCAGAAATTACTGACGAAAATATTTATCAAAACGAAGTATTTACAGTTATCCCTTCCGTAGCTAATGAAGCTGCTTTGGATTTAGATCATAAAACTTATGAAGCTGGTCAAACATTCTACTTTGAAGACACTAAAGAAGTGAAATCTATTACGTTCGATGGCAAACTTCAAAATGCTGTTTCTCCACATCAAAAATTTAAACACTTCGTTACGAAAGATAAAATCATCGAAGCAGAACCAGCAACTGGTAATACTGTAACATTTAAAGAAATCGCATCTCTTGCTGATCTTCAATATGATACAGCTATGAATGGTTTGTTGACAGATGCTGATGCAACGACTGCTGCATACTATGCAACGACTGCTGCCGCTGCTGCTGCAACTGCTGCTAATGCTAAATACGTATTACTTTCTGTTAATGACGTATTATGTGTTGGCAAATATGATGCTGGCGCTGTAACTCCTATCGGTGAATATGACATCTTGACAGATAAAGATGCTCGTGACGATAAAGTTGTTACTTATATTGAAAACTTTGATTGCGTAGACAATCGTGTTATTATTTCCGTAACAGACTTCAACTATCGTACTGTAGCAGAATTTATTTCTGACTTGAAAGATAATGTTAACTTCGCTGATAACTTTACTGTGGAATTGACTGATAATGGTATCGTTGAAAAAGATGCTCTTATCGAAGAAGTATTAGAACCTGTATTGGTTGGTGGCAAAGTTGCGTTAGCTACTTTGGCTAAAGACCGTACTATCGATTACGATTATACTATGCGTATTCCTTATCGTACTCCTGATAACTTCGCTCGTCAATTGGCACAACATTGCTTGTATACAGAATTGAAAACTGCTCATACTCATGGTTTGATCGGTGTTGAACGTATCTCTGACTATACATTGTCTGGCGTTGAACAAAAATTCCAAGATTTAAATAGTTTAAATCTTAACCTAGAATTGAAACGTGGTAACGGTCGTTCCGTAATCGATGACGACGGTACTCCTGTCGATATCGGCCGTTCTATTTCTTGTACATTCTTCCAAAACAATGTACCAGTTTATAATTCTACTTACGCATATGTAGGTAACGGTGCTGCAGCTTATGCTGGTATGGTTTCCGCATTGCCTGTAGAACAATCTCCTACGAACCAAAAAATCGGCATTTCTCCATTGTTTGAATTAACAGCTTCTCAATTATCTAACTTAACTTCTAAAGGTATTGTTACAGTTAAGAATACATTTACTCGTGGTTATGTAATTACAGATGGCTGCACAATGGCAGATCCAACTGATGCATTGTCTCGTCTTAATAGTGTTCGTATCATCGACGCTGTTGAACGTGCTATTCGCCGTGTTTGTGAACCATTTATCGGTAAACAAAATACAATCTCCGTTCGTAACTCTATCCAAACAGGTTTGACATCTGAGTTGAATAAACTTAAAGGTGTATTGTTATATGACTACTTATTCGAAATTGCTAATGACGTAACTGCTCTTCAATATACTTATATTGATATCAATTACACTATTATGCCATTTAACGAAATTCGTCAAATCAATAACTACATTCAAATTCGTCAACCTGGTACCTAGTAGTTTTTAGATAAAGAAGGAGGGGGCGGCCTAAATAGTCGCCCCATTATTTAACACATGGCTTATTCCAATAACTCTGGTGTAACTACAGCCTCTGAATACACTCGTAGTTATACTACTTTCTCTGGCTGTGATATCGTAGCTACATTCGGTTCCGAAGTAGTTGCTGAAATTCAAGGTATTACAGTTTCTATTAACCGTGAAAAAGCTCCGGTTTACACATTTGGTAGTGCAGAGCCTCGTTCCATTTCTCGTGGTAAACGCGGTATTGCCGGCACAATTGTGTTTACATTGTTTGATCGCGATGCTCTTGTAGATGCTCTTGCAGTTCGTGCTGCTAAAGCAGCATACTTCCAACGTATCGGTGGTGATATTAATTATCAACCGTACACAATTACTGAGTGGGATACAAAATTAACTAACATGGTAGTTAATTCCTTGGGCGCTAACAACAACAATAGTCAAGTAGCTTCCACTAACCCATTCAAAGTTACGCAAAACGTAGCTATTCAATCTACGCCAAAATATTCTGACGAAATTCCTCCATTTGACATTACATTGTCTTTTGCGAATGAATATGGTCAATCCGCAGTAATGGTTATCTATGGCTGCGAAATTTTGAATGAAGCATCTAGCTTCTCTGTAGATTCTACTACTACTGATAAAGCTTGTACTTACATTGCTCGCTCTGTCGATTACTTGCAACCAGTAGAAAACAAATACTTGCTTGATAACAAGTACTAATAAATTCGGCGAGGAAATTTTTTCCTCGCCTTTTATTTTTTTCTTAGGAGACAATAGGCGTGAAAAAATCTCAAGAAAATACTAATCAAATATTTCTGTATCTAAATCGTGGTTTACAAGATTACATTAATAGTTCTTTATTATCTGGTGAACATTCTAGTAATGTTAAGAAAGATATGGAAGAAATATGCTATAATATTATTAGTGAGCGTAATATTGAGCTTAAAACGAACATTATTACGTTGATCAATAATAGAGTTCAACAATATATGAAATTATATAATTTAAAGGTGAAATATGCCAAATGATTTGTCTTTAGGTAATAAAGACGTGGTCCAAACCTCAAAGTATACGAGAACGTATACTTCTTATAGCGGGTGTGATATTGTAGCTTCTATTAATATTACGATTCCAGGTCAAGAAACGATTTCGAAAGTATTTGGGAGCCTACAAACATTCTCCTATAGTATACATCAAGAAAAAGCTCCGGTAAGAACATTGGGCGATGTTAATGCTATCACGTATGTCGATGGCCCAAGAACAATTGCCGGCTCTATGGTATTTGCTGTATTAGATAAACATGTTATCTATGAGATTATGGACGATGTATATAAAAAAGGTAATTATCAAAATAAACATTTTTTAATGGATGAATTACCTAATTTTGACGTTACATTATCGTTCGCTAATGAATATGGACGTCAGTCTACCATTAGTGTGTATAATTGTACGATAATCGATGAAGGTCAGATTATGTCGATTAACGATATCTTAACAGAAAATACATATCATTATTATGCGACCGATATCGATTATATGACAGAGTCTCAAAACTATTATACTCTTAATGAAAAAAGTATAATTGATTCTAATCCATGGTTAACAACTAATAATGCTAAGATTAAAACGCAAAATATTAAAGTACAATATGGTATTCCTGTATTAACATTGTCTAAAGAAGGATATTATTCTTTTAAGACATATATGGATGCTCTTAATAGAAAATATAAAAAGTTAGCCGATCAGTTTATGGGCGAAAAAGAATCTGAAAAGATGGCCCAGCTTAAAAAAGATTATTATAATCTTAGAACTGAAGCCGAACAATATTATCCGTCTCAAGCATTATTATCTAAGACACAAAAGAAAGTTCGTTTCTTAGAACGTAAACGTTTAAAAGTTAATAAAGAATACGATAATTTTAGAACATCATTATATACATCAAGACGTGACGTTCCTGATTATTCTAAGTTTAGAGTTAATGGTAAAGCTAAAAACGAATCTGAAATTCCGGACTATTCTAAATATAGATTAGATCCTAAGAAAGATAATTCTAATCTTCCTTCATATGATGACTTTAGAAATAAAGAAAATGATCGTCATGAGAAAAAAGATGATATTCCTGATTACTCTAACTTTAGAAAAAATCGTAATAAAACTGTTAAGGAAGAAGAAGCAACTCATTATAAATTAGATGAAAATGGTAACGTGGTTATTATAGATACACATGTAGACAATAAAGGAGGCGACGAACTAATTGAACACATCTAGTATTACATTCTTATGGCAGTTCGAAGATTTCGTCTCTTTATATTGTAACGATTATTTTAATGGTCATACTACGTTATATGTTGATGACGGATCTAAAGTAAGAGATTTTACATTAGACGATGCTAATATTATTATCGATGATTTAGAAAATAACATGTATCGACTATGGACATCTGGTCCTGATGGAAAGTCCGAAGAAAAATACATCGAGATTTTTTCAGAAACGATGACCGACCAAATTGAATATCTTAACGATATATCTATTCAAGTTAAAGACATTCAAACAATTGTTGATTATGTAGAAAACATTTCAAATGAAAGAGGTTTAAATTTAGTAGAATCTTTGTACTATGCCTATTTAGCTACAAACGATAAAAAACAAAAATTAAATTTCTTTTATTTATTAATGGGCGCTATTAAATTAAACAACAATAATAACTTTAATAATAATATCGATAACAATAGTAGCTTATATATTTACGATTCGCAACGAGCATTGATGAATCCTGAATTGGCTAATGGATTTTTATCAGGATCTATTAAGCTATATAAATTTACTGGTAAATTTTATGAATATCAAGATACAGTATTCTTTGATAAAGAAGATGTCGATTTATCTTTCTTAGATCGAGATTATTTATATCGACTAGATATCATTGTCGATAATCAATTAATTAATAGTTATTATACGTTAAATCCTACAGTCGATACGGCTAAACAAGTATGGGATAGGTTATATAAAATAGTAGAGTCTATTAATAGTCGATTAAATGGACTTAGATATTTACCATTGGCTTATCATAAATTCGACGAAGAAACACAACTTGCTATTAGTTTACTAATGGATAAAAATGTCGATGCTCATTATTTACAACAGCCAAGAATTGGTGTCGACGAAGAATATATCACGGCACATATCGAAGGCGCTAATAAATATTCTGATTTAGACGGTGTATACTTCTGTATCACTGATGTCGAAGGCTTGGCATCTGATCAAATTTTATTTAAGAAGAAAGTCGATAATTTAATTGTTGATTTACCTGTACAAGGCAATTCTATTTATGACGGCTGTTATTATTCTTTTTTAATAGACTCTAATAAAAGAATCATTTCTCCAGTAACATTGTTTAATATTAATGAAGATATTGAACATGATTATATAGAGGCAACGTTAAAGATATCTCAAAAACAATTATTAAATTTCTTATACGAAGAATTTGAAGAAGAAGACGTTAATAAGTATTATTATTTATTTACTGATTGTATTGGCAATAATGAAGTAACATTGTCTAATTATCTTGATAGAGTTATCGATCGATTCGTACAATCTAACTTTAACGAAGACTTCTTCGATTTAATTCATTATATTAATGTATATAGATTTAGTAATCAAACATATTCTAATCAAAATTTATTAGCTTATAATGATGAACCTGCTCATAGAATTATAATGCCTAACGATGCTAACAAAGAATATATTATGCAAGCCGTTAAATTTAAACGTGGCGAAAATTATAAGTATGATTATAAATTAGTTAATGATAATGCTGATTATATAACATATGACGATGCAGATTATACAGTAATTTCTATATTCGAAAAAGATACGGCAATGCATTGTGGATTAATTACAATAAATAGAGTTGGTTTTGATTACCGTATTAATACATGGAATATATCTGTATCTAATAAATTAGACATTTAATGAAAGGTTTGTTATAATAATATGAGACGTAAACGATATGATAATCACCTTTCTAGTCAATTATCTTATACGAATAAAGTTGTCGAACAAGACATAACAAGAACGTCGTCTGGATATATTAAAAAGAATCCAATATATAAACGTTATTTCTCTCAGATCGATGCAAACGTTTGGTTCGGTGATAAACTTGTAACCGATATACAAAATATATCATACGGATTACAGCAACACGATATGCCTTTATTCGGATATAATTCTTATATTTATGATGAATTAGCAATAGGTAATCGACTAGTACAAGGAACGTTTACTATTAATTTTACGGCTCCGTTATATATTGAAACTATTATAGATAGCTATCAGAATATGACAACTAATGTTACTGATAAGACAACTGAAGACGATTATGATAAAGTCATAGCTCCGCATTATGCAGGAAATGTCGTTACGACGAATCCAGAGCATAATGCTATTTGGCGTAAAGGATTTGAAATCGATATTTTATATGGACAAGACGATGATATCATTGGTCAACCTCTTCATGTTATCTTATTAGATTGTCATATCATGTCAGTACAAACAATACATGATTCATCTGGTCATCCTATACTAGAACAATATACATTTATATCGAGAGACCGAAAAGTAATTAATAAATAGGCGGTTAATATGCAAAATAAAAAGAAACATAAATTCCAACAACAACGTGAAAAAATTCAAATGCACGAAACAATCACGACACAAGATACTCCAGAAGTAACTGTTAAAGAAACGACTGAAGCCGATATAAAAGAAACGGTAAAAAAAAACGAAATTCCGGAAGAATCTACAAATTCTGCGAATCTAGATTCTAATCTTGAATATGAATATGATCCAGCCGATGTTGAATATTTAACGATCGATAAAGCTAACGAAATTCGTGAAGCATATCCTGGTCAATGTCGTCGATTTGCTTTTGATGGTGAACAGATGATTATCATCCGTAAAGTACAACGTGAAGAAGTTCCGTTGATGATGAATTTAACTCCTGATCAACAAGCATATATTAATTCTCTCGAAGATGAATATGAACAACGACGTGCTATCGAAGATGCTCGTAATTATAATTTAGTTAAATATTTCATTCCGTTCCCATCTGCTGATCGTATTAATTATTTAATCGATAATTATGTTGGTTTTGTACCATTAGTATCTGATAGAATTTTACAAATTTCTGGTTTTACTGCATCTCCGATGGTGGAATTATAATGGAAGAACGTTTCGATGTTATATATGATCAGTTAAAAAATTACTATAAACATATCTTTACTTATTCTTCTTATGAGTTCCCTATTATTTATATTCCGTTAACTAGGGCTCAATATTATGATTTGTTTGAAGATCCTAATATGATGGATATGGAACGTGAAGATATTATATGTAAAACTTGTATCGTATATCCTGAAAATATTAATATAGAAAAAATGCCAGCAGGTGTTGTTTCTGATATTGCTGATAAGATTTTGGAAGCTTCTTTTATGAGCGAAAAAGGACGCAAGATGTTATTTGCAGCAGCTGCTAAAAAAATGCAAAACGTCGATCGTCAAATTTCTTGTATTATTCACGAAGCATTTCCAGAATATGATATCGAAGATATCGATAATTGGAATATGTTACGCACAACAGACTTCCTTATTAGAAGTGAATGGATTCTTCGTACGATTCAAGGTAAGCCACCTCTTGATATCGAAAAGATATTAACACAAGGCAGTGATATTACTTTAAAACCAGAAGATCCTCGATTCTATAACGAAGAAAAAGCAGAGTTTGATCGTTTACGAGAAATCAATACTCCGGTTGAAAATAATAAACCTGTTCCTAAAAAGAAAACGACATTAAAACGTCCTCAACGTCGACGCAATCAAGTATCTGAAGAACAACTTGCAAGTATGTTCCCAGAAGCATTTGAAAATGCTGGCGATGAAAAATCTTTTAAAGATATGGCTATGGGTTCTAAAAATCCTAACGATATGACGTTAGCAGAACTTGCAGAATTAAGAAATAACAATTAAAAGGATAACATATGGTAGATTACTTAAAAAATGGCAGTGACAATGATTCTGTCGTCGAAGGTATATCTAATCTAGTTGATGCAGCAGCGGTCGCCGGCACTATTGTCGGCACCGCTTTTTTGCTATCTAGAACAAAACAAGGTGCCAAATTCTTATCAGAAGTCGATCCGATTATCGGTAAAATGTCTGATCGTATTGCAAGTATTGGTATAGACGGTAGTAATCGTTTATCGATTAGTGAAACAATACGAGAAATGTCTCATATCGATCAGTTTAGAAAAATCGATCAAGATTTTGCTATTAATAATGCAAGCAACGTAGGTTTGTTTCGTAATCTTGCCGATGCAGCATATGATGCTGCCGATTGGGAAGAGCGTGAACTAGGTCGGCAATATCAAGCTAAAATATTTGGCGATATTGGCGACGCGTTAAAAGCACAAGGTATTCAGGACGGACAAATACAATCTCTTATGGAGTTTGTTAGTAGTCGTTCTACGTCGACAGTCATCGATAAAAATTCTGGTAAATTACAAGAAAGTTTTATTGCCGACGTTGAAAATCATTGGCATGATTTCTTAGAAGAAAAAGATGCTAAATTTAATGAGACAGTCGATCAGTCTATTCAAGCCTTACAAAATATTTCTAATCAGACATTCGACACGTTTAGTGATTTTAAATCGTTAGATGAAAATATTATAAGAGCTCGTGAAGCACGTCAAGATTTTATTCAAGAAATTAATAGAAGTGCTCAAGAGGCATTAAAAAAACAAAAGAATGATATTACATATCATACGATTGGCGATATCTTGGATCAAGATGCAAGAAATCCAGAATTCGATTTTATTGCACATGAAAAAGGTCAGATGGCTCCTCTTGATGGCAAGACTGTATCTGATCGATTATATGCACAAAACGACGATATCGTTACGCAAACTCTTGATACGATTAGACAATTAAGCGCTACGAAAGATGGCTATTATGTCGAAGGTCAAAAATTAAATACGCCTAATATTAATAAAATAATAGGTGGCGCTAAAGATTTATGGCATGAAACATTACCGTATGCATTATCACATGCTGCCGATTTTAAAAATGTCGACAACTTAAAAGTCGAATACTTAAATAAATATGACTTTAAAGGTGTATTGGGCGACATCGTCGGCAAAGATAGTATCGTTCAAAGAATTGGCAATCGATTGTTTGAATTAAAATCTGACGGTACTCGTAATGAATTAGATACGAGTGGTATGCGTTTTGTTCGTGAAGATTCGTATGTCATTAAAACATCTAAAGACTTTTCTAATTATGGGAAAGTTAATTTTGATAATGGCAAGCAAAGAATCTTTGGAGAGACAAGTCGTAAACGTACGTCTGATGTTTGGGGCAATAATTATCATACATATCTAAATAAAGATATAAACGAAATTGCAAATCATCCTGAAGAAAAAGCGATGATGGGTATTCGCAACCATAGCTTTAAACGCAGTATCGATTCATTAGATATTAAAGTAAAGCTAGACGATAAACTTCGATCTGAATTACTAAAGGCAGCTGAAGATAATCCTGGATTAAGATATAAAATAGAAAGTATGCTCGATGTTATCGACGCTAAAACAGAGTCAGAAAAACGTAGAGTATTAAGAGATATCTCGACAGAAGGTACTAAATCATCTGAATTTCAACGGTTACAGTCAGCAGTTATTCGTGGCCGTTCTATTAAACCTAAACTAATCGATGATTCTACATCTATTACACAAAAAACATTATATGCTAAATTAAATAAATCACAGTCTATCGATGAAGCAGCTATTAATGAAATAATGGCATCACTTCCTGCTGATAGAGATAAAGCATTAGCATTTATTAATAAATTAAATGTACCAGAAACTGTTAAATTAAATTTAAGAGATCGGTATAATGTCGAACAATTAAAAATACGTACAAACTTAAATGAAATTACTGGTGAAAATCATGTCGATGCAACAGGTAAAGATTTAAGTATTGAAGACGCCAAGAGGATTCAGAATGAAATTATAAGCAATCCTGAATTACAAAGAACATTAAATCGTTATTTAGGATCAGGTAAAGATTATAAAGCTCGTTATGAATCTAAAAAAAGTTCATCTCGCTTAATAGCAATTAATAAAGGATTTGACTTAAAAGGTATTATGTCAGACCTAAACAAGATGAACTATAATGGCATTGGTAATCGTATAGGTCAAGGTCTTCGAGGTATGTTTTCTAATACAAACCTCGATCATTTTGCGTTTAGTTCTATCTTTGATAATAATGTAAACTTGCCGACAGCAAAACATCATGGACGTGATTTATCGATTGGCGGTAGTTTATTATATAAGATGCCAGAACGTCTTAATGAAGGCTTAAATAATGGCTTCATAGACCAAGCTCTTGGCTTTGTTCATCCAATATTTGGTGAACGATTATCTGCTTATTTTAAAACTGGATTGAGTCTTGGTTTTCATGAAGGCGATACAAGAAGTTTTGCGCAATTAAGTTATAACTTATTATTTAAACGTGTATTACCAGCATCGATTGCATTAACTCAATTAGATTGGGCTAACGATACATTCGGTATTAATAAAAACTTCCAAATTGGCTTAGCTAATATGGATTTAGGTTTTAGAAAATTCACGGATGCAACCGGCTTAACCGATGTATTTAAGTTAGCTAAAATGGCTAACCCTGCCGCTCAATATATTAGTGGTGATTATCGTCCTTATCAGTCTTATGAAGAACGTTTAGATTATTATCAAAACGGTAAGGATCCTATTAGATCTGGACGTTATTGGGTATGGGGTTCTTCAAATGAATTTCGTGGTTCTAGTATTTCATACTGGGAAGATAATAGTTTAAAATTAGCACAATCTGATTATTATAATAAATCAGTATATGGTGGTTATTGGTCTAAATGGGCACATAGTCCTATTCCGACATTAACAAATCCTCTCTCTCCATTAGTATATGCTTTTAACCCATACTGGTTAGAAGAAAAACATATGGAAGATCGCCCGTATCTATTATCAGCTCCTTTATTCGAACAAGGTACATTACAAAGTTTAGTATTAAATCCAACGCTTGGCGAAATCATTAAACCGCAACGTCGTTATCATGAAGATCGTATGTGGTTTGGTAAAGATGTTAAAGCTATCATGTACCAAATGAATCAGAAGATTCAACAAACTGCCGATGAAGATAGTCGTTATATTATCTTCCAAAATGGTCGTTTGGGTGTGTATGATTTTAGAGCGTTTAGTCATCCGACCGATACAGAATATGTACAAGGTCAAGGACAAGAATATACTGGACAAGCTCCGGCGTTTGCATCGGCTAGAGATTATTCTAATTATATTAATAGTGATGGTACGATAGACGCATCGGCATATGCTAGTTTGCAACCAATTTCTCCTGGTGTAGGTGCTGCCGTATCAGCGATGAATAGCGCTATTCAATCAGGTAGTTCTCCTTATACAAATGCTTCGGGTATGTATATACAACAACGTATACGTCGTACACGAAGCAATAAAGGCACTGTTCAAGAAATGCTTGATAATGCCGATATGTATAATAACTTAATGAATTCGAGTGGTGGTCGTAGCTATCTCGATGAGTTAATGACGACATCTCGTTTATTAACTGGTATTTATGGTTATGCCGGAACTATGATATTCGGTCGTGATGAATCTAAATTTATTGCCGATGCTGGCGATATTAATTCGTTCACTCGTAGATTCTGGGATTCTGGCATCGGCGGTGTCGGCGGTGAACAAATGGAAATTATTCGTCGTTTCTTGCCGGAATATTCAAGACGACGTCGTATTAATCCATTAATGAATAAAATGGCTGAAGACCATCCATGGCTTCCAGAAAAATTCTATACTGGAGATCCTTTCAGTTCCTTACCTATGGGTGAGGCTCGATTACCTGGTGAAGGTTATGAAGCTATTAATCAATTACATCCAGATCAGTTTGCTTCCGATGGATATGGTGCTATCGATCGATATAAAATATTAGCCGATATTGCTCCTAATAGTGCTGAGTATAAATACTGGAAACAAATCGTCAAAATGATGAATAATGACGAAGCGAAGAAAGTATTAAAAGATACTGAAGAAATGGTTAAACATCAAGGAAAGAAACATGATTTCTTTGATTATAAATTCTTAGGTAAAACTACGACAGCTCTTGACGGACATATCGAACAGATATTATCAAATGGTAAATTTAAATTAGCTGGCGACGATAATTTATATCAGATTGCCGGTGTTAAATTTAAAGATAATGGTTATATGTCGAAGAACCAATTAAAGCAAGTGTTAACTGAAGGTTTTCACGTAACGTTACGTATCGATGACGAAGAACGTAATCCAGATATTAATGCACCACAAGCTCCTAGAAAAGCTGCCGTATTTTTAGATGGCGAAAATATATCGGATATATTACGACAAGTTGGTTTAGCTGATTATGATATGGAAGATACTTCAGCAGCTGGTGCTTATGCAAATTATGGATTAGTCGGAAGATTATTTGGTACAGCTGCCGAAATAGTAGCACACGCTCCAATCCCGATTATTCATTCACAATTGATGCGTGTTAATAGTCCGCTCGAAGAGTATCGTTCCGATCAATTATATGGAACAGGATTCCAATCTTGGGATAGCATGTTGGCTTCATTTGTATATCCGACATTCGAACAAGCTAAGACAGATTTTATGCGTGATGTAATTTCTGATTCTTTATGGCGATTTTATAAAGGATATGAATCAGGTGCTTTAACAGAAAATATTAGTAAGCGTTCGACAACAATATTAAAAACAATTGCGACATATAGTAATGGCACCGCCTTAGCGGGTGAAATTGCTGGACGTTTTACATTTACTGGCGCTAATTCATCGACTCGTCGTGATCAACTTGCTAATGCAGGTCGACATATCGGTAATATCTATTCGATGGTAACTTCACTTCAAGATCCTATGTACGCTGCTTATGCATGGGGACGAATGGGCTGGGATTCTTCTAAAGTATATGATTTATGGAAAGATGTCGGAAATGTAAATTTCGATTCTATTCTCGATTATGCTGAGCATATGAATATACTTAAACCAGCAAAATTATTAAGTGAAGAATCAGGTGTAGCAGTCGATGTAATTCAAGCTGCTCGTAAATTTAAATTAGGACGTATTTCTCAGGCAATAGCATTTGCTGCTGCCGGTACGGCTTTAGCTGTTGGTGAAGATAATCCATTAACTCGATTATTCGGAAAAGAATCTCATGTATACACTCCTGATGCCGTAAAAGAACGTTGGGATACTGAAGATTACTTCGATCGATTACGTTATATTAAATATATGGCGCTATACGAAGCGGCTAAAGAAAAAGCTAAATCGGAAGAAGGCGTCGATGTCGATAAATTATATAAACATCAAGAAGCTCTTCGTGCCGAGATGAATGGTGACGTAAGCATAACCGATATGATGTCGGCAATTCTTACGTCTGGCAAACCTACCGACGATCCGATAGCTCAATGGGTACAAAAAACATTTGGTCGTTTAAGTGACGATATGACGACATTAGTAGCCGGTAAATATACTGAACAGGCTATTATGTTCCATCAAGTTGCAGAGTCGACTGTATACGCTTTAAATAAAAATAGTGAATATTCTGATATTATTCGTGCTTTGCCAAATACAGAAAAAGAATATTTCGTAGAATTTGCTAAAGTTACAGACGAACGTCGTCGTAGAGAAATTCTTAAGAATGTATCGCCATCGTTAGCAAAAGCATTAAAGCTTGTTTGGTATCAAGAAGATACAGAAACTGAATCAAACGAATCGTTCTTTGAACGTCATAATTTACCAGATCCTTTATGGGCTGGTTGGGATGCGTCTACTAATTTAGACAATATTAAAGCAAAAGTTATTTATAATGAAGGTATGCAATATGCAGACTACGGTATTTATTCTTCTTCGTATGAAGATCCTGAAGTTATAAATGCTCCAAATATAGATAATATTCACGATGGAAGTAATCCGTTATCAGTTCGTGTAAATTTAAATACTGTATTAAGTGGTATTGGTTTAACAGATAAACGTATTCAAGTTAATCCAACACAAGATGAAGGTGTCATCGATGTTGTATCTAATGTCACTGCAGTATTGGGATATAAAATAGAAAAAGCACTTTCAATTTTTAGTTAATAAGTTAAGAGGTAACAATGGCTTACGATAGTTTTATTATAAATTCGGCATATAAACAAAGATCGTTTACGATGGCTGGATTTGATACGCTTTCTTCGTTAAATACGATGTTAAGCAATGTTCGTCTCGAAAGACGAAAGCATACCGAATTACTTTTAAATACTACGACAACTATGCCAGTTGCCCTTAACGGTATGGCTAATAAAGAATATGTATTAGACGATAAAGCATATATTTTTGATATCGAAACATTACCTTCTATTAAAGTTGGTAATGAACAAATACCAGATATTATGTGGCAGTATACTGCTCGTCGTGAAGGCGAAACATATAATATGTTCTCTGGTATCGATGAAAAAGCAGAAACTGCTTATCGTAATTTATTCTTAAAACCAGATTTTAAATATGAAGAATTAAGCCGAAGTGAAAAAGTAGTTGCCGATACGTTAGCTCGTATCGGTAAAAACTACCGTGAAGGTTCCGGTGGTATTCCTGAAGCATTATCTCCGTTAGGATATAAAGACTATGCTGATATGAAGAAATATCAGGAGCTTATCGAAAATGGTATTAATGCTTTAGCTAAAGAAGGCGACGCCACTCATTTAATAGCTAAAGAGATTGTCGATCATATTCATAAAGATACGACTCTCGTTACTTATAACGGTAAGGCATTCGACGTTAATATGACATCGCAACAAATAGCTCGTGATACTGGTATCGATAAAAAAGTTCGTGGCCTTGCTGTTAATAAATTAAATAAGGCTAATCATTATGATCCGTATCGAGAAATTCGTACGGCATATCAATTAAATCCACAAGCAATGAAAGAAGCATATCGAGAACATATTCTTGGTAGCGATATTGCTAAAGAACGATTAATCGGCGAATTCACTGGTTGGTCTAATAAACAAACAAGCTTTGGTTTGGCAGTTGGTCTCGATGTTAATGCTGCGCATAGTGCTATCGAAGATACTGGCGTATTCGAAAATTTAATGAAAAATGCTGGCTTCCGAGCATTTATGGCTAAAGCTATTGAAATAAATAATTCTCCGAAAAATAAAGTTCAGTATAAAGTAAGTGCTGGTGCTACGATATTTAACACATCTTCATTATGGAATCGTGATCGTGGCATCTTGATGTTCCAACAAGCCGAAGATGGCGGTTATGAGTTTCCACAATTTTCTGCTCGTGCTAATGAGAACGGCGTTTTTACTGCTTATAATAATGCTCCGATTGTAACTAATTCTGCATATAATGTAAAATTTGTCGGTCAACTTGACCGTAACGATTCTTCTCTCGGAGCTTTTGCTTATGAACATGCTAATGAACTCGGTTTAAAAGGTAATGATGATATTCATTATATTGCGTTAGAAGAAGCAAGCGGACGTGGTCCTGTTCGATATATTATGGGTTCTAAAAAAGTATTAGAAGATACGTTAACCGATAGTTTTAGAGTCTTAAGTAATACGTCGGCGTATGGCGAAACGACATATAATTTCGAGCAAATTGTATCGGCAGCTAATTCTTTAGGTATTCCAATGGAAAGACCTGACGATACGATGGATAAAGTTATAGCCGCATCAACTAAGCGTCAATCGTCTGCTAATGCTTGGGATAAAATTGAATCTGGAGCTTTCAATCGTGAAGCATATGTAACTGGCCCGTTAATTAAAAACTTTGCAGAAAATGAACGAGGCATGGCTCTTAATATTTTAGGCGACGCATTAGAACTTGGTACTGACGTAGCGACTGCAGCTTCAGCTCGTAAAGCTGGAGATACTGGTGGTATTATTACCGACGACTTTATGAAACGTACCGAACAATTGTTCGGTATTGCTAAACAACATTATGGTATTGATCCTAATGATCCTAAGAGTAAGATGTTCTCTGTTGCCGGCGTTCAAAAAATTATTGAAAATATTAATAATGAAGACATATTGTCTATGATTAATATAGTTCAGACAGAAGCAGCTGCTTTACCTGGCGTACAAAATTATCACAAAACTGTAGCTATGAATTTATTAGCTAAAGAATATCATAAAGTATATGATGAATTACATCCAGAATATGGATATCGGGCATCTATATCTGATAAGATGTTAGATGGTATATCTAAAGATATGCATTTATCTGGTGGTGTTTTCTCATTTGATGTACGTCAAGAAAATGCTGAGAAGTCTATCGGTTCTATTAAGAATACGATGAAAAGATTACTCACACGACCTGGTCGTGAATCTGTTTCTCGCTCTGATTATGTTAAAGGTTATTCTGTATTAGTTAAAAATATTTTCGGAGCAAAGAGTAGACAAGCTCAAGGCTTCGAAAGTTTAGTCGAACGTGAAGGTTCTGATATGACTGATTTTGCAGAATACATTTTTAGAAATGTACAACAATTGCGAATCGATACATATCGAGACGGCAAAAAACATCATGAGATGTTTAGAACAAGTTCGACGCCAAGTAAAGATATTTCTTTATTTAAAGATGACGACGAATTAGTTAATCGTTTACGTGCCGGCGTTATAAAGAATTTAAAAGCACTGTCTTCGACGCCAGAAGATTCTGTTAATAGTATATATAACTATTTAATGGGTAATATTACTCGTAAAGATTTCGATATCTTTTCTAATCGTAATAATTATGCTGGTGCATTATATGATCAAGTTTCTGATCATATGAAATCATTTGCTAATCAGTTAGAATTCTTGGCTCATCAAAATCAACAAGATATTTTAATTAAAGATGGCAGACTTATGATGGGCAAGGGGAATACATTCCGTGATATTACAGGAAATATTCCTTTACTAAAAAGATTAGATAGTGTTCCAGTTCTTGCCTTTGGCAATACTAATATTGCTATTAATCCGACATTAAATGTTATTGAGGGCGCTAAACCAAATGAAAAATTTGTGCAAATTGGTATCAAAGGCTTATCGACATATGATCATTTAGAAAATAGTGTTAAGTATACACTAGAAAATAATAAAAGTCTTGGACAAATGTCACCTGTCGAAGCACTATTCGAAACATTAAGTCGATTAAAAAAAGATTTAAATATTACATACTCTAAAGAACCGATCGAAGGAAAAACTCCAGCATTATTGCAAGGGTATGGCGGCGTATTAGATTCTTCATTCCAACTAGATACATCTGGCATAAAAGAAGATTTTAAATTTTTATATCAATCTGGCTATTTAACAGATGAACATATAAAAGCTTCTGGCATTGCTAGTGATTGGAATCATATTAATTTCCAAGATAACGAATCTCTTCAAAATGAATTTATTAAAAAATACATTTATAAAGATTATAGCGGAAAAGGTTCTGTATTTAATGTCGAAAAAGGCGAAGCATATCGTGGTATCGAATCACGAAGAGCTTTAGAAAGTTTAATCTTTGCTAAAGACTCTAGTGGTACGACACCAATTGAAAATGCATTACAAGATGTTAATAGTGCTGGTAAATTTCATGAATTACAACGTATCGGTAAAGACGAATACAAGTTAAGACGTATTGATCGTAGCGGTACAGAATTTGCACAAAGTATTGAATTAATTCCAGAAGTGGCAACACAAAAAAATGCCGTTCATAATACAATGCCAATAGCTGGCATTAAAGATAATTCATCGGGACCAAATATAAACTATAGAGCACGTAATGATACAGCTCGTTCATACAATAAATCTATGGCTAACGCTACGATGTTAACCCCTGAAAAAGTAAAAGACATATTGCGACAAGCAGATTTGCCAGATAATTATGAAGAGAATCATAATATATTAAATTATAAATACAATGAAACTGGCGGTAAATATGCATTCAATGGTACAAATGTCGTAATTAATGGTCGTCTTGAAGAAGGTCAAACTATCGCTGGCGAAAAAGAAAAGATCTTTAATACGATGAAACAAAAGATCGAAAAGACATATAATCGTAAAATGACGCCAGAAGAAATCGATCATTTAAAATCAATGATCGATTTAAATACATTCGATTCTCTAAACGAAGGTTCTGCTCTTATTAGAACAGGTATGATGGATGCTCTTCATACAAGTAATACATCGTCTGGTGGTACATCTTTTAATTTAACTGAACATTCTTTAAATAAAGAATTTATTGAAGAGAATATGCCAATCTATCGAGATGTAGACAGAACATTGCGTTTCAAAGATTCGCAGAGAATGACAAGTATCGGTAAGAATAAAAAGTTTAATGTGTTTGCTGAGTCAAATGCATATGGTGATTTGCCTAAAATATCTCGAACAGAAATGTTTGGTAAAATAAACTTTTATTCTGATAACGGTACTCGTGAATTAACAAAAGAAGAAGTCCAAGCAGTTCTTGACAAGATCGGTACAGTCGATGCTGGTGACGATTATGAGGCCTTAATTAGAACGTTAAAGAATAATGGTGTTACTGTTATGATGGATTATAAACCTGTTGGCAGTCGAACAACTAAATTATTCGCCGAAGGTGATAAATTAACAGCCTCTGGTTTTAATACAAGAGTCGGTCAGTATGATAAAAAATTAGCTTCGATATTTAAAAAAGCTGGTTTTGGAAAAGCTATGGAAAAACAATTAGACTGGGAATTCTTATCTAATATGATTTTATGGCATGATAAATTAGCTGATGTATTTGAAACAAAAGATAATAAATCTGACATCGTAAAACTTCGTGGAGAATTATCAAGACATTATGGCTCATTAGAAGCCGGTGTAAAAGCTATTCGTAAAGAACGTGATCTTATGGATAAAGCATTAGGCGAATATCTTGGTGTCGAAGACTGGACAACAGCTACTGGTTCGACTGAAGCTGCTAAACGTAAAGATGTATTTAGGTTGACAAACCGTGTATTAAATGATTTAATCGAAGGTCTCGATGAATCAAATCGTGGCGAAACATTATCGAGAGTAGCTAAAACATTAAAAGAAAAAGGCACGTTTAAATTTATTGACGATAGCAATCTTGAGTATAATATAAAAAATGGTAAAATTGAATTTTCAGATTATTTAAAAGATATCGGTACTTATACAAACGAAGAAGGTAAAGTTGTAAGTAAAAACTGGGACCATGTTATTAATGATATCAAGTCTGCGTTAAGAGAAGACGAAATTAAGAAGATCGATAAAGATTATCTTAACGAAAAAAATAAATTTGCCGAAAAAATTAGCTATATGCAATTTAGTAAAGACTATGTTCATCAAGCACAAGTCGCAACGTTAGATTCTGTAAGTGCTGGTCATTTAAGACGTCTTATGTTAAATACTGGTAGCGTAGAAGATGCTGCTTTATTATTCGATAAGAATAGTAAATATTATGCCAACATTTCTAAGCGTGATGGCATGGTTATAATTGGTGATGATATTCTTGATGCATTTTCTCATACAAGATATTCTAGATTAAAACGAAAAGAAGAACAAAAGTTAGCTCGTAGCAATTCGTTTGAATCTGGATCTCTTGAAGATATTATTAATAAAGAATATGCTAGTAAGAATATTATAGCTTCTGAAGACCATATAAAAGAAGTTGCTTCTTATGAACAACAATTAGCAATAGCTAAACGAAATGGTGCAAGTAATGCTGGTAGTCAAGCTGCAGCCATGGATGAATTTGATCAAAAATTAAAATCTAAAGATGGTAATATTCAAAAAGCAGCACTTAGCGAATTGAATACGAAACTTAATATTGCCGATATTAAGTTTGATGATAAAGGTAATGTTATTAACGTCGGTCATTTAAGAGGCAATATCGTTTCTGATGATGGTAAATATCATTTTAATTATGATCTTCATTTAGGAAGAACGTATGGTAATGAACAATTAAATGCAGCGCAAACATCTTATGTTAACCAAGTAGAAGAAATGCTTCACTATATTAATGCTGGCGATTATGAAAAAGCTCGGTTAGCTCAAAATAAATTAGTCGATGCTAAGCAACGAGTTAATGATGCGACAGCTAATGTATTAAAACTTAATAGTGATTTGACAAAATCAGTATCAGCAATAACAACTGGATATCGTATCAGTTCTGAATCGATGCGTGTCGACGATGCTTCTGATTTTATTCAGTCAAGAAAATATATTAATGGCATGACCGTAGCTGATTTACAAAAGAAAAATTATACACCTGCTGTTGCTATTGTCGGACAAGAACGATTAGAACAATTAGGCTTATTAGATAGTTCGTTATCCGAAGCAGAAAAAGCTACACGGTTAAAACAAATTCGTGAAGAAGGCGTTACAGTTATGTTAGACCGTCAACCACATAACTATGCTAAATCTATGGCGTTTGCTAAAGTATATTATGATCCTTCTATTGCCGATAATGCTATACGAACCAATACGGCGTTTAATATGTTAGCAAAAGCTGACCATGATGGTGATAAAGTATATTTAACAAAAGTTCTTGAAAACAAAATGAGTAACGGTACTCCTGTTACAGCTAACGATATGTTGGCAGCCGATATGCAATATCGTCGAGACGTATTAGATGTTACGCCTAAAAATATAGCTAACGAAGCTGTCGACCGTTTAAAAACATATACACCTAAAGACGTTGAATTTGAACAAGGTACGATTGCTGATAATATCGTTCGTAATAGATTAACAACAGCTGCCGGTGAACTTTATAATACAACTAAAGGTTTAGAACGTATGGTTGGTGATTTAAAAGTTAACGAAGAAGTTACGTTAAGCGGTGGCAAAGGTATTTCAAAAACAATGAATGCTAGACAGTTAGTTGCCGATGTTATGTCTGGTATACATGAAACATTCTTGTCTCCAAAAAACTTTAGTCAAGAATTTGTATCACAAGTTACAGCTTTACCATCAGATGTTCAGGATGCATTACAACATCAAAAAGGCGATACTGGTGCATCGGTAATTCGTCGAGTATCTGACACATTAACTAGTAATGATCAAATCTGGAATGAATCCTTTAAGTCAATGTCGAAGAACACAACATTGTATAAAAACATGGTTTCTGATATAATAAAGAATGAGGATTTAACAAGTGATGTGGCTGAATCTAAAGCTGCCGAAGAAGTTCGTCAACAGTTTCGGAATACTATGGAAAGAATGGCTCAAGCAGCCGAAGAAAAAGGTTGGTCATCTGGTCAAGCTGTACGGGAGCTTAGAATGTTTGATGCTCGTGCATTGAAAAATAGTAGCAATGGCGATGTTCAAATTAAGAAAATACAAGAACAACAAAAAGCTATGCAAGCTGCACAAGAAGCTACTGAAAATGCTCCGATGAATCAGGTCGAACAAAAAGTTACCGACATGCAAACTAACGAAGCCGTTATGAATAAAGGCTTAGAAGAACGTGTTTCTAAATTAAGAAATAGCGCGTTTAAAAAACTCGATAAAGTTAAATCAAATCGTTCTAAAGCTGTTCTCGGTGCTCTTGCCGTTGCCGCAGGTTCTGTATTAGTTGCAGGTTATGGTTCACAATCTCCAGTACCAGATGTCGATAATACAGCATCTCAAAACATGGGACAAGCTAATACATCGGCTCGATTAGTAATGCCACAACAAGGGCAAGCTAATGGCGGTTATATAATCAATGTAGCAACCTCAACGAATCAAGATCCTCAAGCTGCTATCGCAGCTTTAAATAATGCTCCTGCTTTTGCTGGCGGTGGCAGTGCTACCGTTACGACAAGAGTAACGAGTCAATATGAAGATATGAATGCTAACGATATTGCTAATTATCTTGATAGCGTATTTTAATTATATTTAATAAAGGAATTATCTAATGGCGGAAGAACAAAAAAAGACTGAAGAACAAAAACCAGCTTCAACAAAAGAAGTCATGGATGATGCTAAAAAACCTAAAGAACCTAAAAAAGGTTCGATCGAACATTTGAACGATATTGTTAAAGATACTCAAATGAGTCTTCCAGAAATTTCTGATTTTGAAGCAGGTGCTATCGATATACGCATATATGAAGAACTTGCTAAACAAATGGGAAGTGATTTAGATGCGGCAGTTTTCTATCGTGAAGATCCGCCGTTAGAGCATGTCGGTGTCGATAAAGTGAGAGGGCTGGCTATGGTCAGCCTTCCTCCTTCTGCTTTCAGAATTGAGGAAGAAGATTTACATGCTGGCTTTGTTGATGGTGATACATTATATGCTGATCTGCGAAAAGCCAACGTAAAAGATCCTGAACTATTAGCCTTTTTAACTAAAGGTCAACAAAATATGAGAGCATGGCTTGCTCAAGAAAAAACTAATTCTGAAGATGTATATGATGTTAATAATGTAAAAGATGAAAACTATAGTCTTGATTATGACATGGGTTTTCGTTTTTTATTTTATGACGCACCTGAAGTATATCACTGGTCTGTTATATATGCGACTGATGTTATTAAAACAACATATGGTGAAGCTGTTAATAAATATAATGCATTCGTTACGAAGGCACATGATGTTAGTACAGTTGGTTTCGGCAACAAATGGGCTCGTAATTTAGATTCTGACGAATGTACAATTGCTCAAGTTGCCGAATTTGATAATCGTTGGATTGAAGTAAATGAAAAACTAACAACGAAACGATTTGGCGGTTTATATCCATATGACAATTCTAAGAAGATAAATGGACGTGTTCCTGTGTTTGGTTTATCAGCAGATGGTACAGAATATTCTTTATTAGAAACAGCATATGCTGCAGCTAATGAAGTTGTGCATATGATTAAAACAGCTAAAGAAGTTCGTGCTATTATCGATATTAATGGCTCATCTAAACAAGATCAGACTACGTCGTATCCTAAAAACTTTATGAGTTTCCCAGGTGATTCTTTATTAGCTAACTATGTTAATACTATTAATCAACGATTATTGAGTTTTCAAGATCCGACAATCTTTAAAGAAACTGGTATTAATATGTACGGTCTTGAACATTATCGTCGTAATCTTGCTGTTATTTATGTTAAACAAGGCGAAAGCTGGATTAATTTAAATAAATATATTATTTCCAAGAATCATCATGTTTCAATTTTAAAATATTCTGATTTTACAAATCCTAATTTGAAACCATGGTCTTATGAATTCGATAGAAAAGTATGGGCTGATGCCGTATGGAATGTAACAAATCAATTAGATAAACGTCATGAAATACAAAATAAAGCATTCGGTACACAAAACATTACACCAGGATTAACATCTATTGCTGATTGGACATGTACATTAGGTGATGTAACATTATTTGTACCGCCTATTTCGATTAGTACAGTTACCCAAGCCAATTCTCAGAATATTCCGTTAATGCGGGCTAAAGGTTCAGCTAATATAGAGAATGCTAAGCCAGATCGATTGCTTCAATTAGAATTATATTTTAATGAAGATCGGGGTATTAATGGACAACCTGTTACGGTTGACACAAACTCTTCGGATAAAAAGAAACAGATAACATATTATATGAATGGTTTTAGATCGTTGTTGTCTGAATTTCATTTCGTTCCGTATATGCCTATTGAAAATAAGTATATTAATGAAACGTTAGATATCGATGCTGTATGTTTTGAAGCTATATCGGTGGCAACAGTACCAAATTATCCTAAGTTATTAAAAGTAACATTACTATTAAGAGAATTTGATTATCAAGCTTTTATGCCTCAAGTTCCTAAGCATAGAGAAATTGAGGGCGGTGAAATCGTAAAATATCGTAATTATTTTTCTAAGACGATTAATTATGATTTATTGCGCTGGTATTATCAACGTCCATTATTATTGGGCAATGAATTGCATGATAAACAGTATCCAATATTCTCAAAGGATTTTATGAAGCGGACATTGTTCGCTAATCGATCGGCATTAATGCCTGTCGATACATTAAATCCTCGAATTGATTTTTATGTACCAGACGAAGCTAAACTAATTAAATTAGAAAAAATTCGTCAAACATATACTAAGACAAATAAAAAAACTCCGAATGCATATCGTCCATCACCTGCTGATAAAGCACTATTTAGTGAGGCTAACCGAGTATTTACAACATTAAAAGGTAAATATTTTGCGAACGAAATTAAGAATTTTTCTTCTAATAAAACTTCGCAATACGAATTCTTATCAGATGCTGGCAATAAGCTTATTAAGTATTTAAATCAATTTAATATTCAAGCGTATTATGATATCGTAGAACCAAATATCGATGTTATAAATAAACTAAAAGATGCTGGTAGTTTTATATTAACAGGTGGCGATGCAAAACCAACTGTCGATTTTAATAATCCTAAAAGTACTCGTTTAATTATTCATATTAAACCAACGACACAATATAATTCATTAGAAGATTCATTATTATTACGGCAGCAATTTGCTTCGACGTTAACAAATGCTGGTTCTTCTAATATGGCAGAAAATGCTCAGAATTTAGATAGTGGGCATCCTGTCGATACAGATGTATATAATAGTATTTTTAAAAACGAAGAATTTTCATTAAGTCTTATCGTTAAAGAAAATGATGGTAAATTATCTTTAGATTATTATCCATATGATACGGATTCTAAATTCTTAGAATATTGTGCTTCTCAATTTAGTAGACTCGGTACTAATGATGATACATATAATGCATTGTCTGGTAATGAACAGCAATATGAAGAATATGAAGATTCTGAATTTGAACGCTTAACTTCTATCGACTATCGATTATATTTAAAAGATGTATTAGTACAAGGCTTAATAGCTAACTTCTCTAATACATATGCTAATATGTCTGTCGATACTCATCGAGGGCAAGCTCCTCAATATATGGGCGGTCAAGATGCGACATTAACATTCTCCGTTATGACATATGATCAAGCTACTGTCGATGCATTCGATAAGATTCCTAAGATTATTGCATATTTTAAAAAGAAATATCCAAATGCATTACCTTCGTACCCATTCAGAATTGAATCTGAATTTACTAAATTAATTGGTGTGTACGAAGTTATTGTCGATCAAGTAGCTATTTCGACTGTTCCTAATTATCCTGGATTATTTCAAATTAAAGTATCGTTACGCCAAACAGATAGAACATTACGTAATCGATTTGCTATATATAAACAATTCTCTGTCGAGAATTATGCATCTAATTTAGCAACGGCACAAAAAGCTGCACAAGCTGCCTTAAGTTATTTTGATATCGATGCTAATTTATCTAAAGCTGAATTATACCCAGATTTACAATTACCAACAATTAAAGAACTTGGCGAAATGGGCTTTGAATTTATTCGTTATAAAAACCCAGGCAATCAAGTATTTGTCGATCCTGATTTTTATTTCTGCTATCATGAAACACTATTCTCTGAACTATTAAGAGATATAGTTCTTATGGATAGTAAAATGTTACAGTTGTATAAAGAAGCAGATGAAAAAGGTAAGCCTTTAGATAAGACTGTCGAAATGACAGCTTTCGATGATACTGGACGTGGCGTCGAATATTCTCGATCAGGCGGTATGAATATAGCATCTAATGGCGGATTAGCATTAGCCCTCGACAAAAAAGAATGGGATTTGACGACTCAAAAAATTAACGACCTCAAAAAAGAAGAAAATGATATTCGATTAAGACTCGTTAAACATGGCGTCAATACTGGTCAATGGAAAATCGGTAAAAATGCTTCAGTATCATTCATGGAACCATATTATTCCTGGATGTATTATCATTTAAAAGATGATGCCGATTGGAATTCAACAGGTAAAGAAGAAACTAAAAAAGCAGTAAAAACTGCTACAGGTCCTGGTGCTACGATCATTGATCCAAGAACACAGGTAGATAAAAACTCTATTGTTTATAAAGAAAATAAAGAAGAATATGACAAGGCTGAAAAAGATCAAGAAAAGCGAAAAGAAAATAATGCTAAGGTTTCTGAAAATGTATTAAAATCTGTTCTTGTCGATTCTGTCGATACGTTTATGAACATTGCTGACGATGCTTTAAAATTCTTAAGTACGATTGCTATCGAAGAAGAAAATCAAGATAAAGTATTACTTCAGCATTTTTACAATTTAATTGTCGAAACTAAGTCAGTTCAACAAAGTACATTCTCTGATTGGCAAGATAAAATTAATAGTACATTAAATAAATTCGTAGTCGCTGCAGTTTTATCTGGTGTCGATAGTGATTTAAGTACTGAAAAACAACAAGAACTTGGCAAACAGTTTATAGCATTTACAGCCACAAAAAAATCTGCTAACGATTCAGTATTAGATCAAGCTGCTAAAAATCAACAAGCTTATAGTATGATGTTAGCAGGAATGGATCCTAATGGAAGCCCATCCAATGACGATAATTTGTCTAAAAATAAATTTAATTTACGTTCAACAAAATATTTATATGAACAAGCTAAATTAAGTTATGATCCTGACAAAGATAAAGATTTTTGGCGTTACGGCTCTATTGTTGAGATGGGCGTCTTTGGTATCCCATGTTTTACCGAAGAAGAATTTAAATCTAATCCATTATTGAATATAATGAATATAGATTTTGCTGCTCGTAAGAAAAAATTTGCCGATAAAAAATATACATTCTTAGATTCTGATCATTATTACTTTATCGATCCATATTATCAAACTTCTGATTATAGCGAAACAATGGCATATATGAAAGGTTGTATGACCGATTATTATTATGCTAAAAATGCATTCCTTCGTAATATGTTATTCTGGATGTGTACATTAATTAAGAATAACATTATGCCAAACTACATGACAGATATTTTATTTAATAATGCCGATGGCGAAGTGTCTGCATATGAATATATGAAGGATATGGATTTATCTAAAGACATTCAAGAAAAGAATGTTAATACGATGAAAAACTTCGTTAAAGATAATCAAGAAAAATTTGTGAATGGTAAACTATTTGTATGCTATTCTTTAACAGCTCTTGCTAAAGATAATGATTTCATTAAGAAGATTACAACTCGTAATTATAATTCATTAAATGCTACAACACATAAAGTATTAACGCCAGCATTAAGCGTAACAGCGCCATTAGAAGATAGCGATATGATTCTTCGTCGCTTATTATTTGCATTAGTGCCTGCTGGCATTATTGAAAAAGTCGAAGAACTTGGTGTCGATATTAGTAATAATAATCCAATCAGTCAAATTGAACGTGATTATTCTCAAAAATTAGAGCTTGAAGCAAACTCTAAAGCAAACTTGCCAAGACGTGTTCGTGATTCATTCCTCGATATGATTCAAACAGATATTCGAGGCAGAATGCTTAGAGGCTTCCCAACATTCCAAGTTATGTTTATCGACGAAGGATTAACATCTGGATTCTGGAAGATGCACGATAGTTTTTATAGTACGAATGCTATTAGTTCTATACAAGTTGTTAAATCTAAAAATATTGCGGCTGATACAGCCACAATTCAGATTAACAATGCATTTCAAAATATACTCGCAGAGTATGATTCAGATGGCGATAACGATAATTATGTACAACAATTGCAAAATGGTTTAGCAGCATTAAATAATTGGTACGATAGTATATTTAATCCTAGAACATTTGTTCGTAATGCACAACAAAAACAAGATATGATTCCAGAACGAGCATCTATTAAATTAGTAGCCGGCGCTAGAATTCATATTCGCATGGGTTATTCAGCCGATGCGGCTAAATTACCTCCGATGTTTAACGGTATGATTACCGAGATTATTGGTGGCGATGTTGTTAATATAACAGCACAAAGTGATGGTATTGAGTTATCAAATCCTATTCGTGAAGATAACTATGGCGATCGTATTAAAAACAGAGGCGTACATTATTTCCAAGATAGTCCGTATGGTAAATCATTTGGCGGTGTGTCTCCTCGTGTATTAATTAGTTCATTCTTAACGTCTCAAGATCAAAATTCATTTAGTAAAGTATTTAGAGAAAATAACTGGAATGTATTGTCTAGAGTATTCTCTAAAAATCCATTCGGCATTTATCATTTTGGCGATGCATATTATCGTGATATATTTGCTAACGGTGAACCTGTACAAAACATTTATGAAGTAACAAATGATGGTTCCGCTCACTATTATAATAGTCGTATTAATAATGGTATCTTAGATAGCCTAAATCCTTTATCAGATGGTAATCGTATTATCACTGAACAAGGACAAGAACGACAAGAAGATACGTGGGCTATTAATCAATTAGCTAATACGTTTGGATTAGGTACACAATCTGGTCATCAATATATCGATATAAAAACACAAGGTCGCACAGTATGGGATATTCTTCAATTCTCAGCAAGTGCTGAACCTACTTATATCGGTGCTGTTACTAATTTTGGTTTTAGAAGCACAGCATTCTTAGGCAAGCCAGATTGGTATTATGCTTATAAATATATTAAGCAGGGCAAGGATTATAACATAACAGAAAAACGTAAGCCATATTCTCAATTCCATATGTATTGGTCTGATCATGATATTATGTCTAATCAAATTCAGACTAATATCAATAAAGTGGCAACAGTTGCTAAAGGTTTATATAATTTCGAAGATGTTAAAAAATCGACACCTGATGTATATCTAGATCGTGATATTTATCCTGAATATCAACGTTCTGTCGTTGTCGATACATGGTTACATGCTCGTACTCAAATTAATACATCGTCTGATAATACATTTACGATTGATAGCGAAATTGGTTCGCTCGATAATTATGCTACGACTACAGGTCTAGTAATGAGTATCCCAGGTGCTGCTTTAGGTTCTGAAGGTGGTTTCCTTGGTATGACTGCTGGTGGCGCTGCTGGTTTTGGTATCGGTACATTAATTGAAAAAGGTGTTAAATCATTAGCATCTTGGGCCGTTACAAATTGGTTCCCTCCAGAATTCGGTGGAAGTGAACATAATCATGAAAAAACAGCTCGTAATATGACGATTAGCCGATTAAAGCGTTCGGTCGAACAAATTTATTCTGGCAATTTAGTCGTATATGGTGATCCATCTGTTAAACCACATGATAGAATTGCTATCATTGACGAACCAAATAGTATGACTGGTCAAGCTAAGGTTCGTGACGTTGTACATATGATGTCAGTAACGACTGGTTTCGTAACGACAATTACACCAGATGCTATTGTCGATCCTTTAAATGATATGACAACAAAAGAAGTTAATATGTCATTTATGTCGACAGCTGCTCGTTATACGACATATGCAATGGGCCTATATAATTTATCTCGCTCTTTATTAGTTCAGGCTTTATACGATGACTTTGTCGGAGCAGTCGTTCGATCTGAAGGTTGGTTTGCTGAACGTTATGCTAGTAAAGTACAAGGATTAATGGAACATAATAAAAATCCATTCTATAAATTTGAATCCTATAAAGTTCGCAAACAATTGGCTCTCGATAAAATCGACAAACAAATTTTAAGTCTTCAAAATAAAAAAGTTGCCGGCACATTAACTCATGCAGAAAATGAAAAAATCACGATGCAGCTACGTAATTTATTAGCTCGTCGAGAAAAGATATCTTCTATTTCTACTGCAGGTAAAGTACAATCAGCATTAGGAAATGCTCATAAAACATCTCGTGAGTATATTTTGCAACATCTTAATGATTGGATTAAAACTAATACTGAGTTTGAATTAGCTAAAAAACAAACAGCAAATAAGTTTGCATCGCTAATGAAAAAAGAACTAGAAACTGTTAAGAATGATTACGAAAAAGCAACTACTGATGTAGAGCGAAGAAAATATGTTCGTGATCGCTCTGATAAGATGCTTAGAGCTTGGGATAAAGCTGAAACTAAAAAAGCTAAAGATAATAAAACTAAAAAAGCAACAAGCATTGAAGTAGATGTTCCTGAATATGATGAAAATGGCAATGCTGTCTTAGATGAAAACGGCAAGCAAAAAACTACGAAGAAGACTGTTAAAATTAACAAAGATAAGAAAAATGCCAGTAAAGAATTGCAGAAGCTTTATGAAAAGCAATTCAATAAAGAGTACGATATAATTCTTCGCAACAAAGAAATGGCATTAAGAAAATCTGTTCAAAAAGTCGAAGCAGTTACAAATCGAATTTCTTTAGTTAATAATACTGAAAAAGGTGCTAAGGTCTTAGATGAAATAAAAGAAGTGTTATCTACATCTAAAACAATTACGCCTGATAAGATTACAGAAATTACTAACGATGTTCTCAAGACTGGTGGTCTTGGTTCTAAGGTCGAAGCATTTGCTTCTAGTTTCTTAGGTAAGAAAATCGTAGGCTTTGTTAGTAAAGGTTTGCGTATGGCAGGTAATCCTCTTGTTATTTTAGGTTCCTTCGTATTAGGACGTTGGGGCGACATGATTAAAAACTTTATAGAAAACTATAAAGTATTATGTGTAACACCATTGTTAAAACGTGGTATGCCATTTATTCCAGCTTGGGGCGGTAATTCTGGTACAATATTTATGAGTCCAACATGGGGTCAACGTGGACCGATGTTAGATCTTATGGATAACTTATTTAATTATCGTATTACTAAAACAAATAATGGCGCAGCCGATACATGGGAATATGCTAAAATGAGTGGCAGTTGGTTATTAAATGCATTACTTGGCGGCGGCCCTGGTGAAGCTATGGAAAAATATGCTTTACAAACTGATAATATGATGAAAGCTAATGATCAAGGTGGTCAGGTTACTTATACGATGACTGATAACTATGTATCGTCATTATTCCAATATGGTGATATTCGTACGATGTCTCAAATCGTAAATGTAAACGATAAGACTATCAAAGCTGAAAAAGAATTATCACGCGCCAATGCTAAGATGTTTATGCATCCTTTCGATATGGCAATCTTTAACGATACGACATTATTAAGACCATTAGTTCCTGTACCAGGTCCAGAATTTGAAATTTTTAAACAAACTAAATTCTTTGTCGTACGACACGAGAAAGCTTTGTTTAATAATGAACGACCTAATACAATTGAATTTAATATCGAACAAGGTGGACGTTTTATTAAAGTTGTTGGCATCAAAGGTAAAGATGGCAGCGGTAATGAAATTCTCGATGCTAATATTCTTCATCCATATGCTCTTAATACATTAAGAAAAATCATATTTACTGCTGAACAAGAATTATCTTATAAAGGTACGGCAGATTTTAATACGTATATTAATAAAGTATCGAGTGACTATATAACACTATCTAGTTGTTATTTATTCGGTACTGATAAATTATATCCAGGTTCTGGTTTTGGCTTTACGTTAATAGGCCATGGTGAATCTGCTATTAATTTAGATAAAATTTTATCGGCATTACAAGGTGCTGGTGAAATTGAATATACGTCTGATGATAGTTCTGATGATATTATATATAAGGTTAATGTAAATATTCCGAAATTATGATCCGTAATAAAATAAAAGATAATTACGTCGGTCAAGAAATACGGAATCAAGGTTTTGCAAAGTTAAAGGGGTCGGTTATTTCTTCCGATCCCTTAACTAATACCTGTTCCGTTATCTATACCGATCAAATGGGTAATAGACAAACCGAATCAGCTATGCATGTACAAACAAATAGTGTCGATTCTTGGTTCCCAAAACCTGGAGAATATGTTATAATAGAAGCATATAATAGCAAACCTATGGTTACAGGAAGATGGACCGCAGGTTATGCTGCTGAAATTTATGCTGAAAGCGAATTAAAAAGCGATATATTCCCAGATGAATATACTCAAGACCAAGGAGGTTCTATTACATAATGGCTGAAGACAAAGATAAAGCAAAACAAAAAACTGAAGAAAAGCCTAAAACCGTTCCGGATAAAAAATTAAAGATCAACGAAACGGCTCAAAATAAAAATATTGATGAAGTAACGAATGCCGTTAATGATTTAATAGCTGAGACCGGAGACGATGCTTCTCCTATCGATGAAGATAAATCATATTTAGGATTACGTGTTAATGCTACTGAATACGAAGAAGTTTCTAAGCATCCTGATCGAATTAAAGATTGGGCGATGAGACGTGGTACTTCTAGTATCGTTATGAAAGAAAATACATCGGTAGCCATGGCAGTTGGCAATAGTTCTAAGCTATCAGTCGATAACGGTACGATTAATGCTGTATCAAATACGCATCGAATTAAGGCAAATCGTATCGATTTAAACTTTGATGAAATACTATTTAATGGTCATAAATTAAATAATCGTATTTTTGAATTAGCTGATTTTAGAGAGCTTCAAGATAAACCCGGCTCTGTGGTCGGTGACTTTATGGTTAAAGGTACAGTTCTAGTTAAATCTTGGGAGCCAAATCTTGGACGATATGTATTGATTCGTCGTGATATAATTATGCCGTTATTCGGACAAAATACGACGTTAGTCGAAATTGCTGAAGGTCTTAAATTAAAAGACCCAACGAAGTTGGTTACAGATTTTGCTCCGTTTACACAAGCAATGCTTGCTGGCGATTCTCCAATTACAGAAAAGTCTGCAAAAGAAGCGCTAAAAAATATCGATCCTAAAGATCAAAAATTATTGGAAAGTAATATCTACGAATTAAAAGTATCTGATTACAAAACATTCGGAGAGTTCCAAAAGGCTTTAGACGATAAAAAAGAAACGGTTGTCAAAGCATTCCAAGCTTCTGTCGATAAAGGAAACGAAACGGCTAAAAATTCTATTGTACAAGCTAATCAAGTTTACGAATTATTGATAAATGCTGCTATAAAATATTATAGTAGTAAAGGCGATAATACAGTACCAACTGATTCAAAAAAATCTACGGATTCTAATGCTAACGGTAAGAAGCAGTCGTAATATACATATAGCTTCTTATATAATTGTAGCCGTCTTTGACGGCAACAATTTTCTCTTTATTTTAGATGGTGAAACATGAATTATAATCAGATCTTAGGAAAAATAAACGAGGAGACTCGTAAAAAAGTTGCTGATGAATATAATGAAATTCATAAAAAGTATATTGTTCCTGAAGACTATTCTGGTTCTGTTAACTTAATTGATAGATTATTAAAAAATAAAAACATCAAAATTGATGATACTCTTAAAAAGAAACTTGAAGATTCTAAGAGTAAATTAACTGAAGTAATAAAAAATAAAGATTTTAAAGGGGCCGCCAAGATTGTAAAAGATCTTGACGGCCTTCCTAATATCATTAAGGATGTCAATGCGCAAGATATTCTTAAGCTCGTCGACAAGCGAGATATTGCTTACTTAGCTTTTGATAAACTTATCAATAAAGAAATAACGAACAAGATATTTAACACTCTTCATATAACGAGTAAGGAACAATTGCTACCAGCACTTCAAGATAAACGTAGTAAAATAATTGCGATTATTAAAACGTATAAGCATATTAAAAATACAAATCCAGCATTAACAAATCAAATATTAAAAGATTTATCTGATAATGTTAATAAGCAACTCGACGAAGAAATTAAATATGCGACTAATAAATATCAAGTGTTAGCCGAACAACAAGCTGGTAAACGTATCGATGACTTATATACAAGAGCAACTGGATATATAGATTTTGCTAATAATTACACTAAAAACTATTTAGATAAAGCTCAGGCATTAGAAGATAAGCTAAATGGTGCAATTAGTAAACTCGATACAATTCAGCTTGGCGGTTTTGCTAAAACTATTAATATGAATTTACAATTATCTAAAATAGATTTTGTAAGTAAAAATATTGAGCGTGTTAATAAGTATATGCAAAAATATACTGATCTCGCTCGCAAACATTTAGATCGTGCTAAGAAATGGGCCACTGAACAGGTAACTAAGTTAGCATCTAAAGTTCTTGGCGCAGTTGGTAAGAAACTTTCTTCGTTAGGTAAAAGTGCTATCAGTAAAATTAAAATTTAGAAAGGATATATAATGATTGATTTTTTATTAAATTCTGATAAGGATGATATTATGATCGAACAAAGTAATCGATCACGACAATTAAAAATTCAATTTAATGTTGCCGAATCATCTAAAAAATTAAAGATTCAATTCTTTGTCGAAACAATTGCTCGACCAAAACAAACAACACATCCTTTGAAAATTAATTTTACGATTCAAAATAAGAATAATCCTTATGCTAAACAAAATGTATATGCTACTCCTATCTGTGCCGATAATGAGGCTTATACTATTCAACAAATTATGATTAGGTTAAAAACTGAATTAGGCGAAGTATTACAGCGTCCTTTGTTAGGGTCACGATTAGTAGAATATCGTCATAAAGATAAGTTCGATAAATCCAATTTATTAGCTATTAAAGAAATAGTCGAAGGCATTGTTAATGACGATAACTATACTATTAGTGTGAGACCTAATGTTAATGAAAAACAAATTATGTCTTGGCATAATATACATATAGAAATTAAGCATAAAGAAACGAATAGAGTTTTAAAAGGATTTACAATATGAAAAATTTGAATGAAATTTATCAGTCAATAAAAACTTTCTTTGAAAGTAAAATTAAGAATACTGTAGAGCAAGGTTCTGTTCTCGATTTGTTTATGCTATCAGTTTCTAATGAGATGAATGATGCATATGAATATATTGAGTCCAATAAAACACCTCATATATATACTTCGTTAAATGGGAAAAATCTTGACGATATGGTTAAATTTTGTGGCTTTACTCGTCGTGAAGGAGAGAGCGATCAGAATTTATTGTATCGTTTAATCAACTGGTCTTTAATTAATGAAAAGTCTAATACGATTGCTATCGATGCTGCTTTGTTAGATTTAAAAAATGCATCGAATGTTACATATGTACCTATGGTATATGGAACAGGCACAGCTATTTGTTATGTTATTCCGACAGAGTATACTGTCGAAAAAATAGAAGCTGCTTTAGAAGAAGCAAAAGATCGTTTGAAAAATGTCACGAGTCCTTCATTATATATAGAGTACGTGACACCAGAATTAAAAGCCGTAACATTAAGTATTAGTATTTCCAATAGCGATTCTAATCTTGCCGACATTAAACGAAATCTCGAAATAAAATTAGCAGAATATATTAATGCTATTCCGCCAAAAGAAAGTTTAGATATTGGATATATTAATAAACTTGGTATTAATGAAACTGGCGTAAGTTATTTTAATGTATCTGGATTATTTGTCGATGGCGTATCAGTTACTAATTTAAAAGTACTACAAGATATTAAATCTAAGATGTTACTCGATACGATTCAATGGATCGAGGTATAATATATGGATGCTATTACGAATAAAAATTTTATAAAAGCTTTACAATATTTCCCTAAGTGGATGCAAATTCGTCGTCGTCCATATAAATCTAATGCCGGCTATTTGTTAATGTCTATTATCGAAGAAATGACAGATATTTGGAAAGAAGTCGACGAATATACTAAAGACTTCTTTCTCGTAAATTATGCCGGCAAAGAAGATACTATTATTAGTAAGATATATAAATGTGCGATTGGTGAATTAAATCCTAAGTTAAAACTAGATAATGAATTTACGATTACACAAAGTTTAGCTGAATTTTATAAGCATAAAAAATATGCATATTATGAAAACGGTTATTTATATTTTAAAATAAACGAAATTGAAAATAAACCGATTGGCTATTCTATTAATAAATTTCATTATACGGCTAATATCGAAATAGAACCTGTTTGGAATATCTTCGATGAATTTGCATGGTTTGCTGGTATCGATCGGTTGCCAGATGAATCGAATTTAAGTTTATCTAATAGAACATACGATGCATTACGAACTAAGAATAATAAAAATAATAATATACTATTTGATGATAAAAGTATTCTCGACGTATACAAACATCGTTTTAATTCGACAGAATTTGGTATCAAATATTTAATTAAAAACTTATTATCGGCATATGCTGGTATTGCTTTTAAAGATATTCATATCGAAAAATTAAATGAAATTAATATTCAAGATGTCGTTAATGATCAAAAAGTTTACGATTATATTTCTGAATTAAATAAAGATATTGCTCGAGAAAAAGTATGGGATTTAACATTTTGGGAAAACCAATTTAAGAAAATGGATTATTCTTCTCATACTTGGGATCAACCTGTCGAATACTATCAACAAGGTGTCGGTTATTATGATAGTTTAAAAGTTATTACATCTAATGAAATTAACTCTTCTGATTTTACCGATGTAAATATTATTGGCTATAAAAAATCTAAACAAAAGATTAGTCAATATCTTCTTAACAGTAATAAATCTTTTAATATCGATATCGGCTTAAAGAAATATGGATTAGATTTAAAACCACTTGATGTTCAGTATAGTTTGAAAGCTACGTCTGCTGTTAATATTAATCCAGAAAGTGTTGTATTTAATACATACAATACATACGATGGATTATATACGTTACCAGTCGAAAAGTTTGTCGATGAGAATGCTCCGTTAACAGGTATAACAGTATCTAATAAAGGACATTTAGTTAATAATACGAATGAAGATATAACATATAAAGTTGTTGCACAACCTAATAAGGAGGGCGGCAACATTTATATCGATTCGTTTAAAATTGGCAATGAAGATATCGTAACTAATTATTATAATAATAATTATTTTAAGAAAGAAAATAATAGTATTTCTTATGTCGACAATTATTTCTATGGTACACAAATCCGAGATTTTGCATCGACTACAAATGTATACGATACTAAAAAAGGCGTAGCACTCGATATTACAAAATCTACGATCGGCACATTTACAATTCCATTAACTGCCGATATGGAATTTAAAACTATTAACTACAATATTATTGATAAGCCTATTAATATTATTAACAGATTTGATTTAATTAAGTTAAATAACTTTAAGTATAATTCTGATGATAATACATTATATATTGATTCTAATGCAAGAGGTTCTGTTAGTATCGAACAAATTATTACATCGTTAGAATTTGAAATTGATAAATTAGATTCTGAGCAAAATACAGGATCTTGTCAAATTGTAATTACCGATGATGATAATAATGTTTTAGTTCAAGAAGAATTAAATACTTCGACAACAAATAAGAAATTTAATTATACTGCAGATGAATCCTCTAAAAAGAAAATTACGATACATAAAATTGGCCAGGTTGGTTTTAAGATTAAATTTATTAAAGCATCGGCTAATGGAATTATGTTTAGTATTAATGGCAATAGAATTTCTAAAACATTAAATTCCTATTCTTTGCCAGAAAATATTAATAACAAATTGTTAACCGTTACGTTATATTCTTATCTCGGAATATCTTCTCCTGTATTAGAATATATTTCGATTGCCGGAGAATTTTCTAATTTTAAATTCTTTGAAAAAGAGATAGTCGTACCAGCTAATACGACTAAAGATATTAAAATAGAATCTCGAGAAGCTAAGTTATTATTATATAAAAATAATAATTTAATCGACGATAATTTCGATACGTATAATACGTATTCAGGTATTGGTAAGTTACCACTATCTCTTAATAGTTCTAATTTAAGTCTTGTTAATAATGAACTTAAAACAGGTACTATTAATGGAAGAAACACTTCTTATATCGATATTGATTCTGATACTAAATATATCGATATTAATTTTAATAAGTATGAAGAGTTAGTCGAATCTTTAAAGTTATCTCAGATTTTAATTAATAATTATGAATATGATCATACAAAAGAAAATGTATTCGTTACGTATAACGGTAAAATAATTATTTATAACAATTCTGGAAAAACTGAACCGTTTAAAGAAGTAACGATAGAACGTTCTGCATTTTCTAAAAATTATAATTTAATTAAAGCTGTTATCCCTGATTCAGTATTAATTAATTTTATTCATGATAATAATAATGTTGTTACGACGAAAGAAAATTCCGATGTTAATAAAATTATTAAAATATCATTAGCAACTAAGAATTCTTCGACTCATGTTCTAAATAAATCTGATAAGATTGTTCAAAATCAAAAAGATTATAATATTGATTTAGAATCTTTCGTTCCTAAGTTATCTCAAGATCAAGTATATTATCTCGAAATTAATTTACCTGATAATTATGATAAGACAACACAATATATTCGATATACTTACGATACACATGAATCGTTAGAAAAAAGTTGTTTAATCGGAAATAATATTAATATCGTAACACCTGTTATTACAGTATTTGCTAATTATTGGAATAATAATGAATCGAATTATAACGTATCGTTACGGAAAAAGTTCGAGACGACATTATTTTCTTCTGAATTTAATTTAAATGAAACTGTTGATATAGACGGTACGTCTTATAATTTGTCTGAGTATTCTTTAACAGTTCCGTCTTATTTATCTATTACATATACAAATAAAACATATACAGAAGATGTTCAGTTAACAGAAGATGGCCTCGGTAAATTAAAATACTCTAATGTATTGTCTACTGATGCAGTCGTAAAGATTGGAGACCATACATTAACTAATAAAGAATATGCTATTTATTCTGAACCAGGTATTATATTAATCGACGATATTTTTGAATATAATTCTTTAACAGCAAATATTACATATACATATAAAGCTCCGATTAAGATAAGCTTTAACTCGTTAGATAAACTATATGAACTTGTTGAATACAATATCGATGCTTACGATATTGAAAACTTATTAACTGTTAAAGATATGAAAGATGGCGAAAGTCGAATCGTAACAATTGCTAATAAAGATATCGATAAATTATATGCAACTTCGACAAATAGTAATTTCACTTCTGTTATTGTTAATAATAAAGTAACGGTATATCGTAATAATACTGACAATAGGATAGCAGTTAAAGCTGGCTATTATTACGAAAATGGAAAAGAATATTATTTAGGTGTTAACGAATCGACAATACATCATCATCGTGATCATCATGTCGATTTTAATAATACGAAAAAACAAGGTAGTTTGCTTGTATTAAACTCTAAGAAACAAAACTTTATTCCTAATAGTTTAATGGATATGAAAATTTTAAATCCATTATGCTATGTAAACTTTAAAGAACAAAAAGAAATATCTGAAATATCTTCGCTTCATTCACTAACAACAGCTAATACATTTAATAATTGGACATTTGACAAGTGTGATCCGACACTTCTCGAAGAAAATAAAAATTATATTATTAATTTTAACTTCGATAAGAATGGCTATGCTATTTTCAGAATCGATAAATATATTTATGATAATACATTTATTAATATCAAAATGTCGGGCAATCTTATTATTAGATTATTTAGCGAACGTAAGCTTAATGGTTTCAGATTGCAAAAGAAGCCATTGTTGAAATTTGAAAAAGATTTTACAATAGCCGATGGTTCTGCTGCAATTAATTTTACGCGTGAAAACGATTTGTATTATTATATTGTTGTTACAGGTACACAAGGATCGATAGAAGAAATAGTTATTTCTGATAAAGAAATTGAAGCGCCTCATAAAAAGAATATCGACAAACTTGGTTGGGATATCACTGAAAAGAAATTAAACCCAGACTTATTTATTCATTACGATAATTTTAATGCGTCGACAACGAATTTAGATATCGATGACGATGGTCGTATTGTATACGGTACAACAATGGATTATGATGCAACATTAATCAGCACGTCTGATTTGATGCGCTGCCAATTAGATAAGGTATTGTATCGTAATAATAAACTAATTACACTCGATGAGTCAGGTGTCGTTACGACAGAAATATTCGATTTAATCGGAAAACATTATGAAGCATCTAGTGATGAATATTATAAATATATGAATAATATATTATATTTCATTGGTAAGATTAATACCTTGTCTTCTGACATATTTAAAATAACAGTTCTAGGTTCTGATAATTATTATGGTACGTTCTCGACAATTGGTGTTATTGAAGATAGTTGTTTTACATTAATCAACAATGAAAAGTTAACAAAGTATATTCGATTAAGAATTGATATGCCTGCTAATACAGAAATATCTTCGATCGATGTATATAATATATTTAATGAAACTGACGATGTACAAATTCCGTCTTTAATAGAAACCTCTGGAGTTTTAATTTCAAGACTATTAATGGTGTCAGATAAAAATAGTTACAATATAGATTCTATTAATGGAGATATTAAAGGCGACGTTAGAATTAGCGTACGAACACTTCGTAAAAATGGTATTGATTCTAATTTTACACAGTGGAAAGAATTATATAAAAATGGTAAAATAATACCAGTAGCTGTTAACAATACAGATACGTTCCAATTTAGAATTGAATTGTTGGCGCCAGATGCCTCAGTTCTTATTAATAAGGTAGGATTAACAACTATATGATATTTTTTGATAATGCAAGAATAACTAAGAATAACGGATGTTATTTTTACGATCAAGATATTATTATTCTTGATTATACATATAGTGGCGATTCTAGAATTAAATTAAAATTAGATTATGTAAATCCAGGATTCGGAATTCTCTTAATTGAGGATTCCGATTCTAAATTTAATTCTAAAAAACAATATATGTTTAAACTTGGTGATGATGATTACGCCGTTATCGAAAAGTTAGATGACGGACAAAATCAAGTCGAATATTCTACGATACAATTTAAGCATTTATTAAAAGATGCATATGTTGTTTTAGAATATGAAAATAATAAAGTTTCTTTTTATCTAGAAAAAAATAATAAAAAAGTATTAACGATTATTCAAGATTTTCCGATTGAATTTAGTTCATATCATATCGGCTTATATTCACAATATGGTAACACTGTCGAATCATTGCAAGTATCTTCAGGATTACCTATTGGATGGGCAGCTAATGTTATTAGTACTGTTGGTGGTCGTTTATATTATTATGATAATACAATTAAGTTTGAAAATTGTACATATGAAGCTCAAACCGAAACTGATTTTATTAAATTAAAAGCTGGTACTTATTATTTAAAATATAATGTTACTGGCGATATTAAAGCAGCTGCATTCGCTTCATCTGATCCGAGTATCGAATTAAATAAAAAGAATATTTTAAAAGATGACAAAATTGTTCTTGAAGAAGATTCATATGTATCAATACAATTTTATGGTAAAGACGGTATCGTATCTAATATCTCGTTACAAGAAACTGCTAACGGATTATATCTACCATCATCTGGCAATGGATCATTACAAGAAGGTAGTTATTTACATTTTGTACTAGATAATATTTCTTCGATTTATTTATCGGTACAAATTACGGAACTACCAGAATCTGAAAATTTAACATATTATTATTTTAAATTTGGTGATCGAGTGTATACACCTAAAGATTTTCCGATTGGTGAATATATCGATGTTGTGTATGATCGTAAAACATTAACGATAAAATATGCAGACAAAACAATTCGATTAAATCGATACGATAGCAATATCCTCGATATGTTTTATAACATAAATGCTTATATTAAAAAACTTGTCGTTATTAATAAAGATAATAAAGAAGAAAATCTTTTAAGCGTAAGCGAAACGTATTCACACATTACTAATGAATTAGATACGCCTATTTTATGTTTAGATGAAAATGATGAACCATTCGATTTAAGTTCTTCGTATCGTGAAATTATTATACCGACTATTCATATCGATATGTTTAATAAGTATAATCCGATGAAATTATCTCACCAATTAAATACATATCAATTAGACGATATTCAAGTTATTGGTATTAAAGAACATTGTCAAATTAATCCGGATGCTAAAAACTTTAATGATTTTATTATCTCGGAAACAGGATTCCAATATATCGATTTTAATCCAGCTATTAATATTAATATCGATTTAAACTCTTTAGTTTATGATAAAGATATTCGTAATAAATATAAATATATAGCTATTATGTATCCAACTGCCGATACGTATATGTATAAGTTTACGAATTGGTCTCGTGAATATTTTGATAATAAAAATAATGTATTGCAATTAGCGCATCCGATTCTTAACACATTTAATAATATTAATATTTATGGTATGAATAAAGAACCTAAATTAGATTTATTCTATCGAGTTCGTCAAGATAAAGAAACATCTGATATTAAATTAACAGCTAATACGTATGATATTGTCGATAATGTATCATTCGATATCGACTTTAAGAAGAATCGTATCGAATTAAAAAACAATAATTATAAATATTATATTGTCGAATATCTTAAAAAAGATAGTTATTGTATTAACGATTTAAAATATAATGTATTATTAAATAAAGATCCATCTAATTTATACGAAGTTAAAATCTCGACTAATAAAGAAAATTTCAGATTAATTTATGATCAAGATGAAAAGACTAAGACTATTAACAAGTATAAACTAACAGATATTAATTTAAACCCTAATCGGTATGTAACATTGAGGTCTGTATGAAAATTTATTTAAATAAAAAAGAAATTGTCGACAAAACATTACTCGATGAAAATGACATACCATTGTCATACTTAAATAATTTATCAGTATATAGTGATACGATTATTAAATACGACAATAAGTTATTAAAGTTAAATAAAAAACGGGCTATTAATTTATATGAGAAAGTCGATAAAAATAAATTATTTTTTAAGGAAAATAATGAGCCGGCTAAAATTAATAAAGATTATTTAGTCGATATCGATGGCAAAATCGATCTTCTTAATAGTTCGAAAAAATCTTCTTATCGTCCGACTATATTTGGATATAAATATGTATTAGAAAGAACGATACCGTTTCAATCTGATAAAGAATATACGATCAATATAGATTTTACTGGTATGGAACACGTTAAAGAATTATTAAAAACAATTACGTTGCCTAATAATTTACATTTGAATAGTGTTCAAAATAACCCTGATATTAAATATTTTTCAGATGAAAAAGCATATTTAGAAAATATGAGAGATGGTGGTTATCAAGATAATTGTAATATTTATATCGTAAAATCATCGTATGCTAATAAGATTATATATAATAAACCTAAAATATTTGATGTTGCTAAACCTGTAATATTTACACAATCTGAATATACGATCGAACCGTCTTGGGATATTTTTAATCATGATTCTGAAATGTCATTGTTTCCGAGAGTTACATATGATTATATTAAATTAACGATTAATCATACACCAATATTAATTATGAGAGATCGTTTAAACTATAAGTTAATTATGTTATGTGGTAAAGAAATATTTACACAAGAACGATTAATTAAATTTTTGGTCGAGAATATTATATATGCTTATACAATAGGTTATTATAAAGTACCTGAAGCTTCTGGTGCTTATCTTAATAGCTTTATATCTAATAATATTATTGACTATTATTATAGTTTAAATAATAGAATGAATAGTCATCATCCAACTATTAATTTTAAAAAAGATATCGAGGCGTCTAATTTTAAAGATACGTCATATAAATTAGTCGATGTGTTTACGACAGATAGCAATATTGTATATGATTATACCGATTATTCTAACAACGTATATTTTAAGAAGACTGTTAATAATGAGCCAGAAAAAAGTAATACGGATTCATTAATTTATACGACGAATCAAGAATTGAAATTTATCGACAAAGTTAATTATTCATTATACGATATTGAACAGTTACCAAATATTTCTTATAAATATAATAATGATAAACTAGAGATTGTTGTTTCGCCATATTATAGCTCTTCTCAAAATATTGCTAAAAGTGAACAAACATATCTTACGATACATGATATTAATAAAAATTATGTATTGTACATGAGAAAGACTTCGATTATTGCCGATCAAGAATTTTACATATTAGAAGATACTGAACAATCTAACGATATAAAAATTGCCGATATTATAATTAAATTGAATAATAATATTGTGCCGACAGATGTTCGTGTAATCGGCGGTGGTTCTAGTAAATATGATAACTATGATTATATCGATACTGGTAATATAAACGGTAGACCATATAGAGTTGGTACATCGATGGTTATTACTTTGCCGAAACGTTACGAGCCGTATCGAAACCAACTACAACAACAAATTAATAAACATATTTCATCGGCTGAAGCGGCAATTATTATTTTTAAGGACTAGATAATGGCAAATAATTTTCTAAACAAAATCGACTTTACTAAAGGTGTAAAGGCAAGACCTATCAATGAAAATTTTGAAATGGTCCAAGATTGGATCGATCAGGAACGATTACAATCTGCAGGCTGGGGCATTATCTCTGGTTTTGAATTTAGCCGACGTGGCGATGAGTTCATTATCGATATAACAGAAGGTGAACTTATTAATCGTGCCGGTCATAAAATTAAACTAGATCCGGCATTCGTAAATGTAGGTGAACCACAAGCTATTCAATATTTTGAAAAATTTACGCTTGATGCTACAGGTGAAATTACGTTACGTTTTCCAGTATATGCTCCTTCACAATTAAAACAAGTTGTATATATTGCAGGTGTTCAAGGTGAATTACCAGATACTAAAGAGTTTCGTGTATATGATTTAGAAACACAAGAAATTCTTCAAATCGCCTCTATTAATAAACAATCAATTCATATTGTCGATCCGGAAGGTAACGAAGGACGCAAAGTCGGTGTTGTATATAACTATGCATCATCTCATATCGATACAATTGTATATAATGAAAAAACTCCGGAATTATATCCTAAATATCATTATGGTATTTTCTCTGCATCACCAGCTTTTCCTGATTTAAATCAATTCGATGAGCAAGGCGATATTATTCTTGGCTGGGCATATTGGACAATCGATGAAAACGGTATTTCTGTAAAATTCTTTTACGATAATAAAAATACTCGTCCAATTTATGTCGACAAACATGGCAATATTTATTTATATGGTAAATTATATTCTAAGACACAACGTAAGTTCATTTATTTCGTAGAGCCAACTAATCCAGAACCAAATGATTTGTGGTATGATAGTGATTCTAATATCTTATACATTTGGCGCCAATTTAATGGTGGCGATTATCAATGGGTTCCAGTAAATGAACATAGCACGATGGATCTTCATGAAACGAAGTTATTTATTCCAGATGAAAATTTAACTGACGAAGAAAATGAAAAACAAACGTTTATCTTCGATGAACAAGACACGAATATGTTCTTCTTGCCACGATCTAATTCTTTAGATGTATATATCGATCAAGGATATATTATGAAAGACCAATATGTCGAAATGGTCATGTTAAAAGAACAAGATCGTAATGGTAATCATTTAATAGTTTCTGATAGTCCTAAATATAAACTAAGTGATATTATTAAGGGTGTCGGTTTTAAATTAAACTATGCGTTAAATGAGCCGACTGTCGTACAAGTTAACGTTCGTCATACTATTAAAAAGGGTAAGGAATCTGGTGTATTCCAACGTGCTGCTGTATTCGTCGAAGAAAAGCGTATTATTTATAATGAAGATTCATATCCTAATAATACGAGAATTATTAAATTGCCGACGACATATGAATACGGTAAACAACAACTCGAAGTATTTTTAAACGGTATGAAACTTCATAGTGGTTCTTCTGACGAAGTAGATTTTAGTGAAGTGCTTCCTATACCGACAGAAGATAATCCAAATCCAACATTAACTAATAAGTTTATTATTAATAATAATATTAACTTAAAATATGGCGATCGTATTATATATCGTATTTCTCATTATGTTTGGTCTTACGAACAATTAGAATCTATCGTTACAAATGCCCAAGAAGGCATTAAGGAAACAAAAGATTTAATTACGAATGTCGATAAAAAATATTCACGCATTGTCGATACATTCGATCCGGCATTACAATCGATTCAAAATATCATTACCGATTTAAAAGAATCGACTCTTAATACAGATAATTTTGTTAAGAAGACTGATAAGATTACAAAAGATATGCTTGATGATTCTGTTAAACATGGTTTGTATAAAGAACTTAAACAGTATGAAATTACGGTCGATCCGACGAATACGATTTATCCGTTACAACATACTGTACAACAAGATCAAATGTCTTTCGTATTATTAGATCAATATACAGGTAATAATAAAATCGATAATGCTAATATTAGTACAATACTTAATTATGGTACTGATTATGTATATATCGATAATAATAAGATTAAATTATCTGCCGGTCTTATTAGAAATACAAGAAAACTTAAATTTATGGTTATTTCCTTTGGAGTGTAATTCATGCAAAATACGTTGACATGGATGGTTCTCGACGAAAAAGAATTTAATATTTATAGTACTTATAAAGCCGGAGTTATTACTTCGGCTTCTCGTACTGTAATCCCGATTCGTCTATATAATAATTATATGGGCGTTGAGAAACAGCCAGATTTAAAAAATTTCGGCATTAATTTTTATTTTACCGATATCGAAGATTCTTCTTTATTAGATAATATAAAAATTTTAAATGCTGAATCTGTCGAATTACCAACGACTCGATTAAATGAAGTATTAACAATTAATTTAACGAACGAGGTAATTATTAGCGGCGCTCCAAATAAAGGAGATAGCAAAGATAATTATTATGATTTTAATATCGTAATAGAATTACCTAAAGACGTTAAATATAAGATTAACGATCTTAAAGAATTAACTTGTGATGTTATTTATTATTAAGGAGGCCTATTAATTGAAACCTACATGGGGCATTCGCAAACTAAATGAATACTCTGTCGATAAGAATACGGCAATTATCATTACTGATAGCGAAAAAGATAATTACTATTGGGCCGATATTCCTGATGGATCATTATTAGTTAATGATAAAACCGGTAATCTTTCTATTAAGCTAACAGGTGAATCTGATTGGGTACCGATGGGTATTCGTAAAGACGGTACTGAAAAATTAGTTAAAGATGCGATTATTAACGTCGAATATTATACGATCGTTAAATTTGAATTAGAACATAATCGATTCTATTATCATGATCGTGAAGAAATTACTCGTATCGGTAAGTTAATTAACGGTAAGGCTCAGTTTAAAGTTGGTTCTGGTTTGTATTTACCAGGGACTAATCAACTTGAAGTGTTGATTAACGATAGTGTTCATCGTAATACAGTCGATGGCGGTCTCGAAGAAATCAATATGAAGTATTTTCAAATCGATGCCGGCGATATTCGATTAGGTTCTACGGTTACGGTTCGTTATATTAATTACGAACGATTAAGTGAATTATATCCATTTATCTATACACAAGAACAAGTTCCTTGGTTTTTTGAAGATAAAGACTTATGGATTAATCCGTCAGATAATGTTGATGTTAATGGATTGACAATTACGCCGTTAAGTTATTATGTAAAATATTTAGATAATAACGAAGCGGAAGTTATCGTATTTACGACTAAAAATTCTCGACTAATTGCATCGAGAAAAATGAACGAATATGTAAACAAAATTACGGATAAAAATATTAATCGTTTCAAAGTGACGAGAGAAAATAATAATTTCTATATTAATTTATTTTCAACATATCCTGGATACAAAACTTCGTTTGCTAAAGTTTTAATTAAAGGATTAATCTCTGACGAAGATAAATTAACACTCGATGTCGATTTAACATATCCTAATAGTGGTATGGCTAAGACATCTATTAAGACTCAGCTTGGCAATATCGTTACGATTAAACGCAATAATAAAAAAATCTATGCTGCACAAAATATCGGTATCGGTGTACAACATACATTAGCTCGTGAGGATCATGATTATGATATTATAGTATCTGTTAAGAATCCGACAAATGGATTGACTAAAGAAAAAGTATTAACAATCAAAAAGAAAATGATTCATTTAACTGCTAATATCGATCATATTACGACTCCGTCTGGTACGACTGTTACTGTCGAGACAATTCCTGGTTCTAAAATAAATATTGCCGGAATTGACCCTGCATCTGGTGGCGTAATTGCACAAGATGTAATAGTCGATGATACTGGTCGATATACAGTTACTATACCATTAGCTCAAGATGAAGAAACATATAATGTAATAGTTTCTAATGATAAAGCCGATAATAGAGTTACTGAAATAATTCATATATCGTTACATAGTCCAAGAACTCCACTATCTGTTTATGTTGTCGATGGATATGATGGTTTAAACGATGACTATGAAGGAACAAAAGCATTAAGTATTCAAGCAGAATCCGGTTCTACGATTATAATTAAAAATGCTTCTGGTAATGTTGTAAATACAAGAACACCTTCTAATTTATTTGTTGAAGAAATTTTATATAGAATTCCATTCTTTTATTATCCTGAAACAAAAACATTTATAGTAGAAGCTGTAAAAATTAATAAAGTACCAGAGCTTAAAACAGTTACTGTTGAAGGTTATAAAAAAGTAAATGCTACGACTCCATTTAATGTTAATGCTGTAACATTAAATAACAGAATCTGGGATGCATCTTTTGATTATATAAAAGGTTCTACTGTTACAGCATATGATTCTAATAACAATATTATTAAAACTAAAGATAATAAAGATAATTTTGTTGCTACATCAGATGAAACTATGCGATATTTTGCTGGACGATATTATTCTTTCAAACAAAAGAATAACGATTATACTGTAAGATTTACTTGTACTCATCCTTTGTATAACGATCAAGAAGTTATTAGAACTATTGAAGGTGCGCACTTACCTGAGCATCAAATTGAATTATTAAATACTTATGTAATTAATCCATATGCCGATATGTATAATTCTGATGCATATCAAGTATTAGAACTTAAATTATATAAGACGACTGATGATTTAGATAGAGTTCATTTAACTCTCGATACTCATCCAGAGATTCAAAATAATTTAACGTTATCATATGGCGGAACAAATGCTAAGCCTATTCAATATCTTGGATCAAATCTTTTAGATAAAATTAACGGCTCTAAAACTTCTTATTTAGAATTCTATGGTAAAGACGATTTATCTAATGAAGAAACATTAACTATTTTACCTAAGATTAATGATTATTTATCTAACGCATATGAAGGCAACAATGGATCTTATTACTTTATTTTTAAAGTCGATAATTTCTATGATTTAATGGAAAATAGAAATATTAATATTAAAGTTAACAACAAAGCAACTAACGATATTAATGTTCCGACGGCTATTCTTCATTGGAAAAATATAGATAAATTTAGTGAATATTCTACAGAGTCTAATGATTATCAAGATATTCTAAATAAAATAAATGCAGTTAAGAATAAATATTTTAAAATAAAAACTAAAACAAATAATATATTAATAAGGAATGCATTTACGAAAGAAAAATTTGCTTATCAAAATATAAATGATCAAATAAAATATATTCATCCAAATTTGTTCTTACAGATAACAGTTGCTCCTTATAAATTTTCTAAATATGTTAACAATAATACAGAAGAGATTAGAAGAGATACTGAACAGATAGTAGATAATTTTATTAATAAAATTAGAGCTAAGTATAATTTAGAGCTGCCAAAATATTATGTTGATTCACCAGAAGAATATTATGATTATTTGCATTATGGTAATAAAGTTATAAAAGACAACAAGGTTCCAGTTTTAACATTTAATCATAATTTATTATTGTATCCTAAGTTGTTTTCTTATTTGACTGCTTTCTATGAGACTATTTCTAATGGCAATTTTGAAGAATATTATCCACAAGAAGATGCTATTGTCTTAGACATTACACAAAATAATATTGATAATATCATTATTAATAATAAAGAAAATTGTGTAAAATGGAAAGAAGAAGTAAAGAAAATATTTAAAGAATTTTATCCGATACAAGGATATACATTTAATCCTATTTCTTATCCAGTATCTTCTAATAATCAATTTTTGTTCTGTAAAATTAAAAGAATTCCTAGTAATTTTAATTCTAATAAAAATATTTGGGTCTATAATAATCTTATCTATAGTGATCAATTAGACACTATTGAACCAAATGGGTTATGCAATTCTTATTATTCAGCAATATGTTTTAACTATGCTAGATTACATAATATTGGAGATAATGCTTTTAGGTATCCAATTAACATTGGTATGACAGCATTTAATATTGGCAATGACAATACATTTGAATTTGGGAATAGAAAATATAATCCATTTTTAGGAAACATTAATCCGCTTACTGTAATAAAAAATCCAAGAAAAGAAGACTTAGATATTGTTGAAGAAATTTGTCCGTTGCCAAATTATTATTCAGATTCATTTAAAGTTTTATTAGTTTCAACTAAGGATATTGGCATATCTGATACATTTTTTAATAATTCTGCTGTTGAACAAATTGATTATATTTGCGATAGTGTAACATTTGTCGATGAAAATTATAATCCGATAAGATATGATAATAAAAATAATGATACATACTTAGGACTAAAAGAAAATGACAATGCTGTTTTTTCAAAAAATGAATTGCAAAAATATAGAGCTATAAGCGGCAATCCTGGAAGCAATATTCCATTAAATCATTTTTATGGAACACGAAAATTAAAAGAAATAAACTTGTCTTATTATACAAATTATTATTTTTATAAATATGATTTTAATTATTCAGGTGTCCAAAAAATAACTTTTCCTAGTGTGTATTTAGCCAATATAGATGCAATGAATACATATAGGAATACTGCTGTTAGATCATTTGACGATTGCCCTAATTTAAAAACAATAGATAATTTAGATTTTGCTTTATCTGCAGTTAATTTTATTCCGTCAGAATTTTTCAGAGGAGCGCCTCTCTTAAAAACAGAAGTTAATTTAAATTACATAAATGAATTTAGATATGCTTGTTTTTATGGCTCTTCTGATAACTTATCTTTTGTTTATAAAAATAGAAGAATAGGCATCGATCATTTAGGTAATCAAATCAATTTAGATAAGAGTTATCTTGGCTTAGTAAATCCATCAGATGACCAAGGTATATTGATTGGTGATAGTATATTCGCCGAGTCAAATATAAAGCAGCAAGAAATTGATAAAATAATAAATAGGTTTGTTAATATTATATATTCAACTTTCCGTAATAATAAGAACATTAGAGAACTAAATATTAATAGTGATATACTTGTTTCTGCATCATTCTATTATCAAAAATTTGATAAAATTAATATAAGATCTACTTCATTAGAAATATTAGAATTTAGAGATAATGTTTTCAATGTAGACTCAATGAAAAATAATAACGATAATTATATTGTCATAGCTCCAAATCTCCAATATTTTTATTGTGAAAAATATGGATATACTGCCGATAAAAATCATTTAAATATAGGTAATCCTAAGATGTCTTTCTTTGCGAAAAAAGATAATTTTAAATTTTTCCCGATAAATACAGATTTTGATTTTATCAAGCCAACAAGTTATTTTATTGAAGATTTTCTTGGTAAATCTAATGGATACTATAATTCATATTTTACAAAAGAAGAATCTGAAAATGTTATAAATAATTTAGAATTAGAAATACCTGTTCCAAATTATCGATATTATCTATTCGATAAATCAATAAATTTATCAGATATAAAAATAAAAAAATTAACAATAACAGTAGATAGTAGTTATTATATTCCTTCAAAAGAAACTTATTCGCCTGCAGGATTATCTCATTATTTAAATGATTATAACAATGGATTTCTTGAAGATAAGAGAGTTATTGAAAAAATGAGATGGCCTGCATTAGAAGAAATTATCATTAAAGGAAGATCTATCAATTATGAAAAAACTGTTTTAGGAGTTAAAATTAAATATGTCCAAGCTTAATGATTATTTTGAAAAAACAATAGGTCTTCCTATTATATATCATGACTATGAAACATATGATTGGAACTCCGCAAAATATGGTACGATTGTTGTCGATCCTAAAGAAAACAATATTGGTATTAAACTTCGTTATAATGTAGATCAAAGGGATCCAAAAGATCCCTTCTCTACTTATGGACCTAGCTGGGTAGCTTTAAAAATTCGTGGCGACGAAACTGTTATCGTCGAAGAATCTTCTAGAATGCTTGTCGATAAGATTGTATATGTTAAATATGATATGGTTGAAGGTAAACTTTATTATACTATTAATGGTAAAAGTAAAGTGTCGGATGCTACGCGCCAAAATAACTTTGTCTTTGAGTTAGACAAAGGTGAATATATCCCAGGTAATCATCATATTAAAGCATTAATTAATAACACGATTGAATGTTCGCCAGCTACTCGTACTCTTAAAGAATTAGATAGCAAACATATCGTATTAAATTCTACACAATTAGAACAAGGCTGCGAAATCGATGTGTATTATATCGAGCGATACGATATAAAAAATCCAGTGCCTCGAATCTTTAATCAAGAAACTGAACCAGAAAATCCTGAATCTGGTGATTTCTGGATTACTAGCCATCCTAGTGAATCGATGAAGCAAAAATTACCGTTAAATCTATTTGTAAGATACGACTATAATTCTATGCAGTTATTGGTCTTATTAAAAACTATTATTGGTAGTACGATTAAAATTAATAAAGACGAAGTCGAACATGTTAATCAAGTCGTTAATCGATCTTGGTCAACGTTTAGAATTCCGATTCAGTATAACGAAACATTTGATGTGACTGTCGAAGGTACTAATGATTGGTATTTAGATAATTCTGTTACTAAACATATTAAAACAACTTCTAAAGTTGATATTGCTTTATTAAAACAAGAATTAGTTAAAGATACATCAACTATTTATTTACAAGGTGATTCTAAGTGTAATTTTATGATTATGTCGGCAGTCGATTTATCAGATATTAAATTTACTGAATACGAAGAAGGTAAATATAAAGCTACGTTGCCACGGCAATTAAAATCTTACTTTATCGATATTATTTCACGTAAAGCTGATAAATTACAAACAACTATTAAAAGTATTCTTATTAGAGCCAAAGATCCTGTCGAGATACCGTTAGAAATTACTAGTAAAGAAATTCATCTTGAGTCTCTTTCTAGTCAATATGCTAATGTAACAGTTACAGCTACTTATGATAAAGAACCGCATATGGTAATTAATTCTAATTATCCTGATGGTATTACGTTAGTTAATAAAGTTATTAATAATGATAAAGTTAATTTTAATTATCGTATTAATTTAGATAATGGTCAGCAATACCTTTCATTCATTGCTGATGACAAAAATGGCAATGCCTTGTCTAGAGTAGTATCTGTAAGGTTACCTAAAAGAAAAACTAAAAATATTTCTGAAGAATATGGATTTATTGAAAAAGATACTACCAGCGGTGCAATTCCAGCAAATAAATACTATACTCTTAATGGAAAAAAATATGTTAAAATGTATATTATAGCATTAAATAATTCTACGTTACGACTTGAAAATCTAAATGAATATAATACGGCTACTATTAAATTTATAGGTCGATCTACTGTTAATAGTTATGGATATCGAAAATATAATTATTTGATTCCATGTGATACTATACCTAGAAATTTAGATGGAACTCCACAAGATCAAACAAACTGGTATTTAGATACTCCATATGTAAAATTTAGTGTACATATTGAAGATCCAGATGCTGTCGATTTAAATTATATTGTTAATAGTCCTATTTTAGGGAGTCATTTATAATGCCAATCAAAGGTTCTAAAAAAATATCGTCTCGATTATTATCTAATGGAAGTACTACTTTTATATATTCTAATACCGATTATAAATGGGATATGTTGCCTGATGGTACTTTATTAATAGATGATGAAACTGGCAATATTAAAATTAAATTATATGGCAAAACTGATTGGACACCTCTTCAAGAGGTGTTCGCTCAGGATAAAACTTCTAATTTGATTATCCACGGTAATCGTATTATAAAAGAACCATTCTTAATATTAGATATCGATAAAGACAATAATACAATTACATATGTAAATCATCGTAATGAACGTCGTCATAAATTTTTATATCCTGATCAAAAAGATATGTATGCCGTATTTGAATTAGATAAAGGATCTTATATCGAAGGTAAAAATTTAATTTCGGCAACTGTTAATAATACGATAGTTTGTAATGAACAAAATTATAAGCTACAAGAATTAACTTCTAGACGTATCGGTATCGATATCGATTGTTTAGAAGCTGGTTGCTGGCTCGACGTACAATATTATGATATCAATAAAATGACTCAAGCTGGTTATGAGATGTATCTAAATAAAGATATTTCTAAGTTAAAAGAAAAGTCATTCGGTGTAATATACGATAAGAAATAACTATTATTCTAACTGTAATGGAGTTTTTACATGGCTAAAAAAATAGAAAAATTTATGTTGTCGAAAGAGCTTCAAGATCAAATTGATCAAGTAAGTAATCTTTCTCAAATACATTTGGATCAGTTAGATCCGTCATTAAAAACTTTGCTTACTAATATCGGGACGGCTTCTCAAGGTGTTATTTCTTATGACGATTCTGAAATACGAAATCGTGTTATCGCACTTGAGAAAAATTCAGCCACAAAAACTGGCTGGTTTAATAAAACATCTGATAAGTTAGCAAAGTCAATGCTCGATGAAGAGCTTAGTAATCTTATTATCGAGATGCAAGATTTTTCTGATGCTTTATTTACTAAGTTAAATAAAACAGATGCAGATTCTCGTTATCGATTAAAAGAAGATAAAATTCAATTAAGCGATTTAAGCGATGAATTTTCTAACAACGTTCGCAGTATTAATAATAAAGTGAATGCTTTAAATACGACATTTGCTGGCATGCAATTCGTAGCGAACGATGTAGAGAATTTGAAAAATATTATTAACGATTTACCGAATACAGCTATTACTCAAAGTGCAGCTGATTTGCGATATCGTAAACTCGACACTAAAATTAATCTTGGTGATTTAGGTACAGATCTTCAGCCTCATGTTCGTGAATTAGTTAATAATTCTCAGAAGTTAACAAACGTTGCATTAAAATCTGATGTCGACGCTTGTCGTAAAAAAGATACGAAAATTCAATTAAGTGATTTAGAAGATTCTATTATTACTAAGATTAATATTGTTGACCAATTGTCTACTAATATTAATACTCGTATTACAGATCTTGTAGCTAATTCATTTGATACTGGATTTGAAAAAGCTCTCGTTAAGACATTTGTTGGTGAATATACAATTCTTAATAAACAAGAATTCCAAGATTATATTCAAAAAGTATTAACAGATAATCATACTGATATCATTACTGATAATAGAGCAACATTCGGGCAAATCTTTTTTGCAATTTATAAAGAATTAAATAAAAATAATGCAGATTTAACATTCTTATCTAATGTGCTAAACGGCATTAATTCACAGTTTGCTAATATTCAAACACAGTTTGCTTACGTAACTGATTTAAAAAATAAAAAAGCAGCGACTCATATTACAACATTAGCTAATATTTTTGGCTTACCAGAAAATGTAATCGACGATTATTCCTCCGTAGGAGGTGAAATTCAAGAAGTATCTTCTCCGGCATCGACTACTATTTTACAAGCCGATACGATTAAAGCAGATTTTACAGAAGATGGTGCTCGCACTGCCGATACTTATATTGGTGTAGCTACAAATGCTATTCATGATTCTGATGTATTAACTTATTTGGACTTAAAGAACGTAACGTCTATTAATGCTAATGCAGTTAAGACATGTCCTAACTTGAATACTATATTATTACCATCTATTAAAACAATTGCTGCCGGTGCTTTTGTCGGCTGTGATAATATTGCTTTAATAGTTCTTCCAGAAGGTTATGTTATTAACCATAATGAAGGATTTCCGGCTATGGCTCGCGTTATTCGTGTAGTCGGAAAGGCATAGGTTAGTTATATGAATGTAAAAGTCTATGTCGATAAGATTAAAAAATGGGTGCAAATTTCTTCTGACGAAGTGCTCGATGTAAATAAAAATCTTTCTGATCTTAAAGATAAAGAGGCTGCGATTACTAATCTCGGCCTCTATGAAAAATTTATTTCTAAAGAAGCTCTTGAATCTGGATTTTTACCGGATGTATTTACACCAGATAATATTGTTACAGATTCAACTCATCAGTTTGTTACCGATGAAGAAAAAAATAAATGGAACAATAAATTAAATGTACCAGTTCCAATGCAAGATCATTTAGCTAATAATCAAATTGGCTACGATTCTGTTAATTCTAAATTTTATATCGGATTAAACAACCAGAATGTATTACTTGGCGGTTCTTCTTGTTTCGACAATATTATTGTCGTAAACGGATTCTTTTCTGGTAACTCTCAACCAACAGTCATTCGTAATAATAAATTTAACGAAGCTGGCCAATTAATTACTCCGGTATTTGTCGACGTACAATGCGTCGAATATACTGCCGGTGATTTAGGCGAAGTATCTGTATCATATACAACCGATGCTATTAGTATTTACAATACAGGTTCATTTACCGGCTCATTCCAATGTTTAATCGTATATCCGTTAGGAAGTGTTAACGAATGAAATGGGTCGTAAAATATAAAGATAAAGTTATGGATTTGGCGTATTCTACATACGCCAATATCTTTAATAATTTATCAGATTTAACAGACAAAGTTGCCGCTATTAACAATTTAAAGTTGTTTGATAAACTTGCGAGTATTGAAGAAATAAAACGTACTCAGTTATATGCCAATGCTATTAAATCGACAAATTTAAAACGTTGGATAACTGATGCTGAAAAAGAATTGTTTACTAATAAGATTGATAATCCAGTCATTTCTAATACTAAGTTAGATAATACCAACGAGATTCAATTATATTATAATTCTAATCAAGGCCGATTTTATATTAAAATTAATGATAAGTATCGACAACTTGGCGGCAATATAATTTCTTATACCGTTGGTAAGGGAACTTTTTCTGGCAACGGAGAAGAAACACGAATCCAACATAATATTCATGATTCTCGTAACGTTGGCGTAACGCCATCTTTCGTATCGATTAAACCTTTACATTCTAATAATCAAGGTAGAGTCGGAGACATGTGGGTTAAAAAAGATAATAATTTTATTTATGTTGGTAATACTGGTTCTCAAGGAATAGAATTTCAATATATTATTTTTGCTCCGAAAGATTTGGGTTAATATATGAAGAAAAATAGAACTTTTAAACAAGGTAGAGGATCTGAACAACTCTTTAATCAAGAGATGTACGATATTTTTCTCGCTGTAAAAGATATCAATCCAGATATGACTGAGCAAGAAAAAGTATCGGGTTCAAAAGCTGTGCCTGATAATATAACTCATGGTGCTTTGTGGCGTAACGATAGAACTAATGAGTTAAAATATTACGACGGTGTAAAAAAAGCTTGGGTTAATATTTATGATAATAAATTCCAGCTTATTACACATCTTATGGAAGAAACGACTCCGGCTAATCCTATTAAAGGACAGTTGTGGATTTATAACGGTATTTTATTATACTTTGATGGTCGTGAATGGAAACCGATTAAATCGATTCAAGCTGACGATGCACAATTTAACGAAGCGGCTTTCGCCGACTTTGCATTAGTTAGCCCGTTACTTTCTGTTGGTAATGTGACAGTTCCGTCTTTAAGAAACGAAGATTCTAAACGTTATGAAAATGAATTGAAGACTGGTTATCAAGCTTCTAAAGATAATTATTCCGAAAAGACTACAGAATTCGATACAGAATGGGAAGATCCATTTACTGCTCCAGAACATGACTTATTAGTCGATCCTAATCATCGTACTCAATACGTTATTCCTAATGTTAATAACGATAGAATATTTATTGAAAATAGTTTAGTCGATGATTATGAAAAAGTTAATACTGTTTGCTTCCAATATCCGACTGTAAAAGCTCAAGATAAAAATTTAAGTGCATTACATATCAATGCACAAAAATTATCTAATATTACTAAACGTTTATTTAAGATTAATAAAGATGATAGCAATACAAATGCTATTATCGATATCAATCCTAACAATACAGAATTTTATGGATTCAAAGCTGGCGAATACAAAGGTGATCATTTATATCCATATAGAGAATCTTTTGAGACTGGCATAACAAATAGCACAGCTAATTCTTTAAATAACACGTCTGGTGTTCCTGAAGTCGATGCGATTAATGCACGACTTCATCCTGAAATTAATTATAATAAACCTGATAAACCGACTGTAGATAAACTCGGTAAAAAACAAGATGTATCGATGAAAGATGATCCAGATAAACGATTTGGTGATTATGTAATTATGCATAAACAAATCGCATTGAATTATCGTACCGTTCAAAATTATGATTATATCTTAGCCGTAACGTATGATTTTAACTGGATTAATTATACGGGTTCTCTTAAAAAATTAAATAATGGTAATTTGTTCCAAGGTTTCCATATTCCTGATTTACCAGAATCTATTAATCTATTCTTCGATGGCTTAATGCTTGAAGAACAATTTTACGATGTCGATTTAAAAAATCAACTTGTTAAACTCGAAGATAAAGTTTATAAAGAAGACGAAGTACATGTATTTAAAAACTTCGTAAAAGACTCTGGCTATATTGTCGAAACTAATCTTGATAATCAAGGTATTATTCAATTACATAAAGAATTCAAATCTCCGTTAGTGTTTGTAGCTGGTGAATTAATTCATCCGACATTCGGCGGATTAATTTATCGTGATAATAAAATCTTTGTGCCTCGTGCTAAAGTAAATATGCCATGGACAGTTATCGAAACATATGTTCCTGGTGAAGATAATGCATATGCTGCTGGTACTGTTAATTTTGATAATAATATTGTTGCCGGTACTAATCGTGTATTAAATACTGAGAACGGCAGACCAAATATCGATGCAACAGCTATTTATAATACTGACGATCAATCATTAATTGTACAACAAGGTCAAATAGGTCATAGCGGAAATAATATGATTTATTATGATCCTCGTGTGATTACGAATACCGACGAAGTAATTTTATTCTTAGATGGTATGTTAATTAATCCTAAGAATATTATCTGGAATAAAGATTATCATTATTTAACATTAAAAGATGGTTTATTCCCTGGTCAAGAATATTTATTATTAAGAGATCCTGACGACAGGTTATTCGATGGCGCTAGTGCTATGGATACCTATTATGTCGGAGCTCTTAGCGATAGTCTTGTATACCATAATGGTAAATTATTATGTAACCAACAACCATTAATTTCTTCAGTATCTCCTAAAGATCGTCAACCAAGTACTGCTGATGGCGAAGTCGTATTATTTATGCCAGATAATTTAACTGATGCGGCAACGGTTCAAATTTATGATGATTATAAGAAGTTATGGCGACTTGCAAATGAAAAAGAACTTAAAGATATTAAACGTATTGTTACGTCTTATGAAAATACCGTATCTTCTGTTAAGATGAATATTCCGGTATTACCTGAAGATTCTATTAATATCTTTGCATATAAGTTTGCTGGCGATACAGAAAATGCTATTAAGATTGGCGATTTTATGTTGGATTCTACTGATCCGACTAATCGTACATATCATATGCAGTATGATAAATATTTGCCACGCGTTAATTCTTTAACAGTTTTCCGTAACGGTGTTCGTCAAATACTCGATGTCGATTATGTCGAATCTGATGACGGTACGACAATTACGTTCTTATGCCCTGCTAACGATATTAAGATAGGTGAAAAGATTCATTATACTGTCGAACAATTAGAGGTTGGTGCTTCTAAGGTAATGGACGTTATTACGTTAGACAATACAAATTCTATCGGTACGAATGTATATGAAATTCCGGCACAAACAGAATTGTATTTGTATCCAGGTCGATTAGTTGTATATCGTAATGGTGTTCGTTTACCAAAAGATGATTGGACATTAATCGGTAATAAAACGATTCAGATTATTAAATCTGATCGTCCTTATATCGGTACGACAGCAAGTAACTATCCTAATGAATCTTTCTATAAACGTGAAACAGATTCTTCGTATACTGTACATCATAATTATCCAGATCGAATTACGATCGAGATTCGTCAAGATTACAAACGTAAAGAAGAAACGTTTAAAATGAAATATAATCGTATTCCAGAATTCCCGATTAATGATTATGATATCGATCCTCAAGTTCTCGAAACAAAAGACGAAGTTTTATTTTATATCAACGGTCTGTTTACAGGATTAAGTCGTAATATAGTAAATGGATACGTTTTAAATAAATATAAAAGTTGTATTACGTTTAATGATCGAAAAGTTGCAGCATTGCTTGCTAACGATCCTTTATATATAGACTTGTATGAAAATCCTGATAAAATGGAAGCTTGGAAAAAACGTACAGGTAAATCTGAATATACAACGAGTATAAAACATTATATCACTTATGATTATCGTGTTTAGGAGAACATAATGGCACAAGATTTAACTAAAGTTACAATAAATCAGATCGATATGGATGCTGTGACCGAAACAGTCATCGCAAAAGGTAATCTGGTTTATCGTACAGATCATAGTGATACTAAAGCAGAAGATGTAGATAAAGTCGGCAGTATTCCTGCCGACCACATCGCTGTAAGTATTGACGGTGATCGAGAAACTGTAAATAATGCTCTTAAGTTAGGCGGTAAACCTGCAGCTGACTATATGACAGTTACGAAAGGTAATAGCTTAACGACAAGAACTGAAAATATTAAGAAAAAATTTGGCGACGATATTTTAGCTCTTCGTGATGAATTGTATCAGCTTCGTGGTCAACTTGCCAAAAATGGTTACGTAAAAGACATCGGTTATTACGATGGTTATTATGATTGTTTCCATAATTTTAATCAAGTACATTTAAATAAAGAATTAGCTAATACTAAAAATACTGTACAAACAGATCGTAAGTCTTTGATCTTCCCGGCTAATACTGATATGGATCAATTCTCTCAGTATGATTTTATTGCGATTGTTAATAGTGTTACAGGATTGCAATGCGTACGTCAAGTCGCAGCTGTCGATAAAGCTAATTTTAAATTAACGTTAGATCGTAATATTGCTAATAGCGTTATCCTTCAAAATGCAGAATACTATCAAGTATTTAAATCCTATGGTGCTGTATTTAATGGTGATTTTTTGTTCGCTCGACCATTAGAAACAGTAATGGGTGATGAAGAATATGCATCTGGTGAAACTGACGATACTAATCGTGAATTTATTAAAATGATGAAACCTGGATTTGGTTATGCCACAACTCTTAAGTTTAGTGAAGGTAAAGCTGGCTTCTTAAAAACTGTAGAATTATGTATTAAAGCATATGGTAATCCTGGTCCTATTAATTGTTATTTAATTGATGCTCGAGATGTTGATTTATTTAAGAATGGTCAGCAAGCGGAAGCTGCCTATAAATCTTCTCAAGCTAATAACGATGATAAATTTAAATTCTTTGCAAAAACTCAACCTAAAGCAGTCAGTGCTACAGTCGAACGTCAATATGTAAAGTTTAGTTTCCAACAAGATGGTAAGTATCCAATTATTCCAGATAACTACTATCAAGATCCTACGCGTTATTGTTTGATAGTAGAATTTATGGAAGTTAATACAGAAAATTATTATGAAATCGAATTAATTAATCATAATAAAAACGATCTTCAGTTAAATAATATTTTCTATAACTACGAACGCAAATCTGACGTAGCCGTAGCTCATGCTCTAACAGAAAGTGACGAAACTAAGAAATCTGATTTATATTTCTTATTTAGAACACAACAAAAATTAACGAACCAACCAAGTCCTGTTAACGAAGGTTTATATTCTGCTCACGTATATAATCGTCGACTTCAACATGCTTCTAAAGCTAGAGTCGAATTAAGAATTAAACGTGAAGGTTTATACGAAGCAAGTACATTAAGCTCTCCGTCATTATTTACGACCGATGCCGTAAACTTGAAACGAAATGCAAAAAATGTTACAATTAATTCAGTGCATGAGTTAAGTCTTAAGACTGAAATTAATAAACCGATGGAACTTCGTCGTGGCGATCAAACAGATATTTCTATGCCAGTCGATGTTGTTATCGGTGAAAACATTTCTAAGGTTAAAGGCTTTAATAATGAAGACGTAACATTTACAACTCCGGTTCTTGTAAATAATAACGATCCGATTTATCGTATCGGTTATGTCGTAGCTATTAAAGCAAGAGAATATAAGTTTAAAGATGGTATTATTACCAAAGGTCAATTTAAACGTTTTATTCTTCCGTTAACAGAAGTCGTTAAAGATGTCCACTCTTATGCCGACGGTGTAAGCGATCGACTTATCTTTGAAGCTCCTTTATATGAAGAAGGTCAAAGTATAGTCGATTATAACGATTTCGAAGTACAAGTATACTGGGAAAATCCTGAATTAAGTAATAGTGATGTTACTAAACAAGAACAAATGGGCGCTCTTAAAGAGATTACAGTAAGCTTTGCTTCTGATTTCGAATAATTTAATAATATATGCCGGGGGCTATGCCCTCGGCTTTTTTGCTGTCTAAGGAAATATAATGATCGTAGATAACAAAGATTTTCAAGAACAATTAAATATATTAAAAGAAGGTATCGATATTCCACAACTCGATCCTTCGAAGATTATGGATTCAGAAGAATTTAATACATTTTTTAATGGCGTCGAAGTAGCATTAAATAATATCACTCAAAATATTAGAGTATTAGAAGACGCTAACGATTATTTAGTAAAATATGTTAACGACACTATAGATAAAAAGTATAAAGATATTAATGACAAATTATTAAACTTAGAAAAGAATTATTCGTTATATCAAGATAAAAATTTTATTACATATAATGTAGAACTAGATTCTAGTAAAGATATATTAGATCGAACTGGCAATGCAATTAGTACTGTCGATTATGTTACGATGCAATCTGGTACAATCGATTTATTTAAAAATATCTCGGCGGTCGAACCATATTCTGTTGATATTGATAAAGAACATGGGTCTGCCGTTATTTGTTTTTCTAAAAATGCTATTACTCAGAATAATACAAAAGTCGGTACATTTATTATTAAACTATTAGAACCGATTACTATTAATATAGTAACATGTAACTTAATTAATTGTGTTGGTAGTTTTACGATTAATAATTCGATACAAGAATATCAGTTTAATTCATATTTTAAACCACAAGAAGTTTCGTTAATAGTCGTTACGTTAAAATCTGGAAACCCTTCGACTGAATCTAAATCTGTAAGAGTTAATCATTCGAAAGGATTTATGGATAATGATTTTTACGGAGATTTTTCGATTAGTCAAAATTCTGAAAAAGCAAAAGAACAGCAAATGGCTGAAATTTATTACAAAAACGATGTTACGAAATATTTAGGAGAAAACGATGGCCGAAGAAACTAAGATTAGTCAAAAACTTACCGTTAAAGATATCGGTATTGTTTTAGACGATAAAGATACAATTAGTACTATTAGCCATCCGATTCCAGCTCGTAAAGCTAATCAATCTGATATTGTTAATACACAAATTACGAATTATAAATTCGGTATCAATAATTTAAATTTGAAATACGATAATGCTACACTAACATCTGGCACAATATCTAAGTTAATTCAAATAGGTAAATGTGATTATGTTACGTTAAATACATCGTTACATCAACAACGTAAAGAAGATTATTATGGTGTTGAATTTTCTATTATTGATAATAATAAAGAAAAGCCTATTATTCCATATAATCAATCACAAGTGATATATGAAAAATTATATTTAAAACTACCGTTACGTTTTCAAGCTAATAAAACAACTCCTATTATTGTTAACGAAGTAACAAAAGATGGTATGGTGTTATATAATACATATAATACGTTATCAGATTTTGAAAATGATCGTAATGTAATCGATAATCAAATTGCTAATAATAAAAAAGAATTAGTTGTATCGTACGTACCGATTGAAGGAAAACGTATTGCAGTCGATAGCGATAAGATTTATTTGAAGATTATTAAACATGTATATGTCGGTAATATGCCTGTGAAGATTGAAAATATTATTATTAATGCTCATGGAGGAAAACTCGAATGGAAGATTTAAAAAATACGACTGTCCGACAAGCCTATCTTCAAGCATTAGCCGACGATAAAAAATTTGATGTATACAAAAAGAAATCGTTATTAAGTCCGAATCAACCATTATTCGAACCTCATTATATTAATGACGAAGAAGAAATATCTTACGATAACGTTAACCAGAACGTTCTTGAAACGTCGTTCGATATTTTAAATCTTAGTATGAATGTCATCGATAACGTAAGTGAAATCGAAAATTTAATGTACGATGTCAATGAACGTATTAAAAGTATCGACGAAAAGATTCAGGCCGAAGAAGAACGTGTTAAAGACGTTAATATGATTTGCGGAAATATAACAGACTTCAATACGATCATCCCGTTAACAGTTAATAACTTTTCAATTAAATCTACATTATATCAATATCGTAATTGTATAACAGCTTCTCAAGTTAATGAGAAGAAAGCTACTTTACGCTTAATTAATATTAATGGTAATGGTTTTGTCGGTAACGATTATATCGTATCTAAACAATCTGATTTGGTTATGCAAAAAGATTTAATGGATACGTCTAACGAATCGTATATGTATGATACGATCGGCAATTTATTTTGGGAATATAGCCGATTGTTTAGTTATGATTCTATTAATAAATCTGATATTGTAAATATCGACGATTTACCAGTTCAAGTTCAACTTACATTTCAGTCAGTATCTAATGATGGCGTAAACGAAATCGTATTCTCTGACACAAGCGAAGTTCATATTACGGCTATCGAAATATCTGACGATAACGTAAATTGGCATACGACGTTCGAAGGCGATATCGTTCCGAATAAACAAGATAATAGTTACTTTGATTTTACGTATATATATGGTACTGGTGCTTTAGTATTTCCGACAACACAATTCGTAAGACTATCGATGTATAGCCATAAGATTGACGATAATAAAATTAAGGTTAATAATACGATTAATCCTAATATTTCTCGTAAAGTTATCCGTATTACGTCGGTCGAAGGTCGTCGAACAGAATTTAATAACGGCACTGGATTGACTCCAAACTTAATCGAATCTGGTCGTGCGATTGCTGTCGGTATATTCTGTAATGAATATATTCCGGACTTTATTAGGAATAATTTACGAAATGAAGTTACGTATACATTAATTATTAATGGTAAACAATATAATGTTGTTCCTATTAATAGCAATCGACGCGGAATTAAATTTATTAAATATTCTAAGACATCATTAAAAGAAAATTATGTCGAATATATTAATGAACCAATTTCAAGTATTCAAATTGGTTTAACAATTCCGACAACATATAATTATTCTCCATATTTAGCTAATTTTAAATTATGTTTAGGAAAGCAGGTGTCTAATGTATAAAGATCAAGTTTATAAGTTAGAATATTATAAACAAAAATTAATTAGTCAATCGCTTTCTCTTGGTGAATTTTTAAATGAAAGTTCATTAGATTCTGCGCTCGAAGATTACGAAACACAGTTTTCTTTATTTAAACATCGATATATTCAAAAAGGATCGAAACTCGACGTAAAAGATTTTAATAATGAATTAGCTATTCTATATCAAGATCTATTAATTTTGTATCAAGTTATGTATGATATAACGATTAAGAAATTTAATAAAACTAAAGAATTAGTATCGATTAAATTAAATGATTTAGAACGAATAGCCGATCAATATTATAGTCGTTGTAAACTCGAAACGATTGCTATATTTGGTGATACGTTAGTATATCAAGCTGATAATTTTGACATAACGAATAAGAATGGGAAAAGTTATATTAAGCTACCTAGTTTTACGACATATGAAGGTGCTACGTTAGCATTTTTAGCAAGTGTCGATAACTTAGACAATGCTAATGTTATTTTAGAATTAAATCCTAACCAGAATATTCAGAACTATGAATCGAACGAAAATTTATTTGTCGTTCCTGGCGAACCAGAAATTACGACTAATTTTTTTGAATTAGATTCTAACAACAAATATAACGGCAGTTTTATACTTGAACACAATCCAGATAATGCTTATCAAAGTCAATATTTTATTTATAGTGGTAAAGATATGATTAATATTGACGGACGCTATATTAGTATTAGTGAGTATAATAAAACTGATTTTAGTACAGAATATAATATCGAGTTATATATTTATAATGCAACACAGGCCGATTTTAATTTCTCGTTAGAACCATTGCGATCTAATATCGATAATCATTATGTTACGATTAAAGATCGAGTTCAAAAATTTACGTTTAGAATGGCACCGTATTCTCATTTATCAGTCAATACTAACGGTATTGTATTTTGTGCTGTTGACAAATGTCGAGTAAAGGATAATCGATTATATTCTAGAACGTTCTATAATAATGTATATAGTTATATGTTAGAAACAGTTAGTTATAATAAAGAAGTAACATATGCTAATCCAGTGGCTGTTATCGATAATCCAACTAATAAAGAAATTAAAATTAAATCGTTAGCTGTTAAACAAAATAGGTATAGTGATTATGATCAGATACAATATTAGAAATAATGGGCCGTGGGAGTACGATAAATTTGTTTTAAATTATTATAATCTTTATAATGAGATTATGCTTAATAAAATTAAGTTAAGTTCGGAAGAGCAAAAAAATAAACAGATTGACGATATTTATAATCGTACACTTGAGCAAAATCAAACGGCTAAATTATATCGTAAAATAAATTATACAGTCTGAGGTTATTAATGGAAGTAAAAAAGACATCTAAATATTTTGTTGATTTAGTCGAATCGATGAAAGAAGATTATACGAATTTACAATCTTCTATTAATAATCAACATAATAGTTATAATAAAAAATTAGAAATAATGAATGCGATGTTAGAATATAACAATTCATTATCTTCTCGTCTCGAAAAAGATTTCGATGCATTGCGTGAAAATAATCGTATAGTCGAAGCGATGTACGATGGTAATGCTATGCATCGTAAAAATATATTTAATAGTAATAAAGTATTATTTGTTGATAGCAATAAGATATTAAAAAATAATTCTTCTTACGACACATATGGTAATTGTGTTCATCCTAAAGTTATCGGCAATCTAGAAAATGTTTTGAATTTTAATAGTTCTGTTGGTTATATTTTTAAACCATCAGCAACTGTTTCTATTAACGGTGAAAGTAATTCTGAATATGTAAATATTTTGAAGCACGATACGATTGCCGATAAGGCTCCTGTGTTCGATCAGTATACGAGTAATGTATTAACTGTTACGATTGATTTTCCAGATAATCCATTAGTCGGTGCTACGAATTGCAATGCTATTGAATTATCACCATTTTTAGCTGGTGCTGCCATATTAAAAGCAATTACGATTATTACGACACCTGGTACTCAGTTGTCAAACGATGCGATTATTATGGATTACGATCAACCATTAGAAGATACAAGGATTTTGTTTGATAGCATATATGCTATCAAAACTTTAACATTATCGTTTGATTTAACGTTTACAAATAATTTAGGTTTGTATCCATTTGGATTGCGACATATTTATTTATATAATGCTAACTTCGATACAGAACGGAGCAATATCGTTATTCGTAACGATTATCAAAATTTAATTAAATATATTGACGATGGTATTATTATTTCTAATCAAGATGGCAGTGATACATCGAACAAATATTCGGCTCATGAAACAACATGTAATGAACAAGGTATTAAATTATATAGCTATTATGCTAATAATAATTTATTATATCAAATCGAAACTCATACACGAGATTTAGCAAATCAATTATCTCGGAATACGAAAGTATTCTATGCCGATATCCCAGTAAAAAAAGCAATGTATTCTATTGAGTTTAAGAAAGTCCGTACTTAGTACGGGCTTTTTTTATTTTTATTCTTATGGTATAATGATAGAGAACAATGTAAAAGTCCACGAAGGAGACAAACCTATGATTGATGCTATGTGGTACGAAGCCAATGTTCTTGGTCATTCTACCGATAAGACATATATAACTCAATATACAATCGATTATCTATATGATAACGATATGAACGATTACGATATCATAAAGATTCTGTCCACGTTTAAAAAAGAATCGATCAAATATTGTGATCTGCCTAATTCTTTATGGGATGATAGTTTACTTAAACGTGATACTTATTATTTCAACTCTAAACTGCAAATTCTATCGAAGCCACCAACTCTTTCGATAGATGCTAATATCACGCCTAAAGATATTAAATTTTTTAAAGAAATGAAAATTTCGTTTACGAAGGACGATTTACTACGTTTCTTTTATTCAAAATCTAATTCTTTAATCGTAAAAGATTATAATCGTGATATAGGTGCTATCGATTATTTGTTAAATCGATACAATAATCAACTTATGGAATCTGTCGATATTTGTTTATATTTAATAGATGAATACTCTCATTGCGTAAGTTCATTATTAAATTTAACAAATTACGAAGTCGATATTCTCGACAAAGTAAATACAATATATTATGATAACTATAGATCAAGCACAAATAGAATTATATACAGATGGAGTTAATTATGAGTATAAATTTTTATGAACTATCACGTTCGACATATGAAGAATATGAAATCGAAACAGAAAAAGAAGAAGAGGAAGGTTATGATACGTCTAACTTTAGCATCTTTAACGATAAGCTTAGCGGTTTAACAAAAGGATTTTATATTTTTGCTGGTGAATCTAATGGTGGTAAAACAGCTATTATGTCTAATCTATTAAAAGATTATGGCACGACAGCTAAGAATAATTTATTTGCTATTTACTATACGTTAGACGATACTGTCGGCGAAGTTCTTCCGAGAATTATAGCTATGGATCAAAATATTCCGATAGCTGTAGCGGCTAAGCCAAAACGTTATGAAAAGCTCGCAGCGATTACTCCGAGAACGCCTGACGAAGAATTTAATATCGAAAAAATTCGAGAACAATTACAACGTCGAAAACAAGGCATTCAATTATTAAAGGAGCAGAGCCATCAATTTATGATGACCGACGGCACTAAATTGCATACGTACGAAGATATTGTCGAACATGCAAAACAGGCTCAGGAGTTTGTCAAATCGCTCGACGACAAAAATAATATTATAATCGGTATCGACTCTATATCAGATATTCGTTACGCAAATAAAGATTTTAAAGACGTTAAAAATAAATATGAATGTCTATCTGAAGATCTTAAAAAGTTAGCTAACACTGATTTACAAATTCCAGTATTCGGTACAGCTCATTTGCGTAAATTAAATCATGGTGGTCGTCCTAGCCTAGACGATTTAAAAGATTCGGTACGATTACAATATGATGCCAGCGTTACATTCTTAGTCCATAACGACGTAAGTAAAAATAGTAATAGTGCTAAAGTATTTTATAATCGAGAAGGCAAAGAAGAAATTCAACCTATCATCGAAGTCCATTGGGCTAAGAATAAACGCAGTGAATTTAAAGGTCGTACATTCTATTACTTCATTCCTGAATATTCCAAAGTAACAGAATGTACGCTTCAAGATAGTGAACGTTTTAATAATATTATAAGAGGTTAGTAATGTCAGACGCAGTATTAAATCCATATCAAGTCTTTTATGACTATATGGAAGAAAAAGCTAGTCATATTCCGACAACTCTTGAACGAGAGAATTTTATTGGTATTTGGACACCTATTTTAAAAACATTATGTGATGCTCGATTTGGTTCACAACCTGTCGTATTCGACGTATTAAAATTATCGTTAGTTTATGCTGTTCGTCGTATTTTATTAGACGATATGACAATTGATAACTATAAAGATTTATTTAATGTACGTGACTACTTTAAAGATTGCTTTGATACGTCAGATCTTCCTCAAGGAACAGAAATGCTGTTCGAAGATTTTCGCATTAAAATTACTCAGTCATGTGAATCTTTATTAGGACAAGAAACAGATGTCCCTTTATTGCGTCCTAATTTAAGTAGTCCTGATCAATTGTTCTATGAATCTTATAAAGTAGCATTAATGATCTATGAAAATAACAAGTAATCAATTCTTAGATTATCTTGATAGCCCTTGGTTTTACAATATAAAATATAATACACCTATCCCGATAGACGAGCGTACCATACGCTCGTCTTTATTAAAGATTGCGTATGTATTTTTAGGCAGCATTTATTCTAAAGAAATTATCGGTATGCCTGAAATGTCGATACTTTTAGATAAAGAATTAGAAAATGCGCCGCATCGTATTAAACCAAAAGATGTTATTAGTGGACTAGCAAGATTAGATAAATTATATAATTATTGTTCTTCTCAGGAAATTAATATTATTAGCATAGGCCATATGCATACATTAACTTTCGATGAGGGCGAGATCGAAGTTGATATCGGACCGATCGCTTATAAAAATGGTAAATATTTTTTATTCTATCCAGTATTCGATCAAACATTTAATCAAGATAAATGTGATAGCGATATTAAATGTAGCCTAGACTGGAAAGCAGCATACGATGCATTCGATTTTCAGTTAAGTGGTGTTATGTTTTATTATCCCAAAACTAATAATACATTTATAGCATATCGTGATATTAGTTCAATCGAACGTCTTAACTTCATTGCTAATAATGTGCTAAAAGGTATTGCTAATAATATATACTTCCCTGTTCGAGAAGAATCGAGTAAGTGTCGATTTATCCCAGAGATATCTCGTACGTTTACCGGAAAGTAATATACATGCCATATGAAATAGACGGATGTAAATATAAAACGAAAGCTCTTCGTGATACTCATATTCTTTGGAACGAATATAAAAAGAAAAAATTAATCAAAAGCTTTGAACTTCCACAAGTTAAAGATAAGGTTAAGAAAAGTCGATACTTTTCATATAAGCCGTATGTCGATGATATTAAATTCGACAGCTTGATGGAAGCAAGTTATTATATTTACTTAAAAGAAAAGCTCAAAAAAAAAGAAATTCTTGGATTTGAACGGCAAGTAACGTATGAACTACAACCTGGTTTTAGAAAAAATGGTAAGAAAATTTTACCAATTAATTATATAGCCGATTTCGTAATTACGAATCTTGATAAAAGTATTCGTGTTATCGATATTAAGGGTAAGGTTACTGTCGATTTCAATCTAAAGAAAAAATTGTTTGAATATAAATATGAAGAGTTAAAACTCGAATGTTTACAATTTCATGATGGACAATGGATGTCTCTCGATGAGATTAAAAAATTAAAAAGAAAGACTAAAAAGAAAAAATAATGTCCGAACGTAAAATATTAGACGGACAAAGAGAAGCTTGGGAAGAAGTCGATTCATTAGTATTAGAATGCCAAAGTCATAATACTGATCCTCGACGTCGAGATGAATTATTACAAGAACTATTAATTCGATTTGAACCATTCTTAAATATGTTCCGTGATCTATTATTAGAAGATAAAATTTATCTTAATAATAAAGTATCACGAGAATTTATCGGATTATATATTGCTAATAAATATTTACGATCTAAAGTATTTAAGAACTGGCATCTTAATAAAGATGAATATGCCGAAGTAAATCGTAGCTTGAGTTTAATTCGTGATAATTATGCTAAGCAGTGCGATGTCGAACAAGATTTAAAAACATTGTTTTCGACTATGGTTATGAAATATAAAAAAACGAATCGTAGTTTTAACGCATATTTAACATATGTATTCCGTTATGAATTATTTAGATTCATTCAGGCTCATCTTAAAGATCGTATTAATAATTCATACGATCGATCCGATATGAACGATATTGGCGTGAGTAATATGTCTTCGTTAACAATGTACAAAGCTGATCTTCTTGATCAAATTGTTGTTGACGATGACGGGAACTTTAGCGAATTATGGATCAACGGTGAAGTATGTAACGATTTGTTTTTACATCTTACCCCAACAGAACGTTTAATATTAGCTATGGTATATGCAGAAAATGCTAAGCCAGTTGAAATAGCTAATAAGATCGGAGTCGATATTCAGACGTATCGTAAGATTCGTCGTGGTGCTTTAAATAAGCTGGAAAAGCTTACGGGTAAGGATATTAATCGACGCAAAAAAAGAAACGAGTAGCGAAAGCTACTCGCTTTTTTTATGTCTATATGTTATAATAATAGGGAAAGGTGGTTACTTATGATAAAAAAAGATAAGTACAGATCTCATTTAAAGGTTGATGATTTAGTCGCCCAAATCTTAGAATTAAAACAAATTCCGTTAGACGACGCATATAATATTTTATATGATCAAGATAAAATCATTAATATCGATGAAACTAACGAGATTATTAATATTAACGAAGCCGCGTCCTTATTCGTTGATTGTTTAAAACAAGGACGCGATATTTTTGTTTATGCCGACTACGATGTCGACGGTATGACAAGCGGAACTATAATGAAACGCTTTTTAGCACAATTTAAAAATTATAGTGAAGTATATTTTCCAGAACGTAGTGATGGTTATGGGTTAAGTATTGACTTTATCGAGAAGATTAACGAGCGATATAAATGTCAATTAAAGCCATTAATTATTACGGTTGATAATGGTATTACTAAAGTCGAAGAAACTGAACTTTGTAAAAAGTATAATATACCGATTATTATTACCGACCATCATCTACCTCAAGAAGTTTTGCCAGACACGATGATAGTCGATCAGCATATCACTGAAAATGACCATTGGGCTAAAGCTTTATGTGGTGCTGAAGTAGCTTTATATTTCTGTCGAGCTATCGAACGAGCATTAGGCTATAATTATTATCATTCTAATAAATTAATTTATTTAGCCGCTATCGGAGCCATTGCCGACGTAATGCCTATGGCAAGTATTGTTAATCAAGCTATTGTGCAAAAAGGTTTTAAACAAATTAATGAAGGCAATGTACCGAATACACTAAGACAATTCGTTAAGAACATGGGTTCGCCTCGAATGAATAGCGAATTCGTATCTTGGGATTTAGCTCCTCGTCTTAATAGTTGCGCTCGATTATTCGATATTAAATCTTCGATCGAATTATTAGATATTAGTGAAGATGCAGAAGATATATGTAATAATGTCGAAGCATATAATAATCAACGTAAAGAGCTAACTAAAGAATATACCGATATTATTAAGAAAGCTTATAACGAAAGTTATGATGAAGATTGTAATATTGCACTAGTTGCTTTAGACTATGCTCCATTAGGCATACTTGGTATACTAGCTGGTAAGTTAGAAGACTATAGTGGATTGCCTTCGTTTGTTGGTATCGACGATCAAGAGCAATTAATTCATGGTTCCGCACGAAGTAATTCATATCCACTAAATGTATTATTAGCTAACGATGAAAATGTATATTCATTTGGTGGACATGCAGCCGCTTGTGGCTTTGCTATTTATAATGACAAAGTCGAAGAATTTAAACAATCGTTAACTGATAAAATTAATGAATTAAATAAACATGCTGTTGTTGAATCAGTTCGTAGCAAACCAGAAGAACTTATTTATTTTACGTTATCTGATTTAACGAAAGAAGCTTATAATTCATTTTATTTATTAGCATATGATAACGTATCGTTTGAAAAGCCTAAGATTTGTATTAAAGACTTAACGATTACGTCAATAAGTACAAGTAAGAATAACGATAAGAATATTAAATATACGTTATTTGACGGTAAGAAACAAATTGATTTCTGGCACTGGGGCGCTGGAGATCTTGGCTTTAGACAAGGAGACAGGGTTCGTATTATTGGTGATATAACTAAGAATTTCATGAAGCCTAAGTTATATACGTTACGAATCGATAAGATTATTAAGGAGGAATAATCATTATGTTCACACATTTACATGTGCATACAGCATATAGCTTTTTAGATGGCTATTGTCATATACCTAAATTAGTATCGAGAGCAAAAGAATTAGGTATGACAAGTTTAGCTATTACCGACCATAATCATATGGGCGGCATTTATGAATTTCAAAAAGAATGTAAAAAACAAGGCATTAAACCTATTCTTGGATTCGAAGGTTATCAAACTTGGTGCGCCGAAGAATTAGCTAAAGATGTCGATAGTCGTTGGGCCGATGCAGCTACCGATGCTTTTCGAGAAGGCGTCGTTACCGAAGAAGAAGCACAAGCTGTTATCACGAAGAAAAAAGGTTTTAAAGGTATAAAAGAAGTTAAAGAACGTATTAAACCTTTTATGTATGATACGCGTCAATATCATTTAATTTTATTAGCTATGAATCAAACTGGTTTAAATAATCTAATAAAATTACAAAGTGAAGCGGCAAAAGTTTGTACGTATAACGGACGATTTTTGTTCGACATGGGAATGCTTCGTAAATATAGCGAAGGTGTTATCTGTACAACAGCTTGTGTTGCTAATATCGTAGCAAAAACTTTTAATAATGGCGACAGACAATTAGCTGAAACACTATTAAAAGAATATAAAGATATTTTTAAAGATCGATTCTATTTAGAAGTGCAACCTAATAATTTTAACGATCAAGTTAACGTTAATAACTTTTATATGGAAATGCACGACAAATATGATATCCCTTTAATAGCTACTAGCGATGTACATTATGTGCTAAAGTCTGATAATAAAGATCATGACGTATTAGTATCTATCGGTACTGGTACCGATATATATAATCCTAATCGAATGAAATATGATCATAACTATTGGCTTAAAAGTGAAGAAGAAATGCAAGCTGGTTTTAAAGATATACTTAATAAAACCGAAACCGATCGTGAAACTGCTTTAAAAAAATATGCTCTATATCTTGAAGCTATGAACAATACACAAGTTATTGCTAACATGGTCGAAGACGTGACGTTAGGTAGTTCGACTCCATTAATGCCAAAGCTTCCTAATTCTAATAATACTAAAAAAGAATTGCGTGAACTTGCTTATAAAGGTTTATATGAATTAGCTAAACGATATAAATATATCGCTGATGACATTGTTAATTATGAAAAACGATTGGCTTATGAATTAAATATTATTAACTATAAAAACTTTGCCGATTACATGCTGATCGTTCGTGAATTTATTAATTGGGCAGATACTAATAATATCATGACAGGTATGGGTCGTGGATCAGCCGCTGGTAGTCTTGTTTTATGGTGTATTGGTATAACAAAAAATGTTGATCCTATCAAGTATGATTTATTATTCGGTCGTTTCTTAACTATTGACAGAACAGGGCTACCTGATATAGATTCAGATGTGTCGTACTTTGGTCGTGATAAAGTTATTGAACATATTAAAGATTTATACGGCTTTGAGAATGTAGCACATATTGGTACTTATACACAACAAGGTGTTAAATCTGGGTTGAAAGATGTTGGACGTGCATTAAAAATTCCGTTTGAAAAAATGAATTTATTAAGTAAACAAATTGATGATTTTGAAGATGTCGTACCACCACAACCTAAGTTTAAAGATTACGATGCTTTAAAAGATGGTAACGAAAGTGAAAAATCTTTATATAAAAAATGGCAAAAATTAGAATCTGAAAATAAAGAATTATTCAGATTAGCTCGTAATTTTGAAGGTCTTAAACGTAACTTTGGTGTTCATGCTTCTGGTGTACTAGCTATGCCTTGTCGTGTCGACGATTATTTCCCGACACGTACTGATGAAAATGGTGTTATGATTACATTGTTTACCGGTGTTGAATGTGAAGAATTAGGTACGGCAAAACTCGATATTCTTGGATTAAAAACATTATCGATTATCGAAAAGACACTTGATCATCTTCATAAAGATGTTGATTGGCTATATGATAATTTCGATATCGAAGATAAAAAATTGTATCAAATGTTAGCTTGTGCTAAATCAGATTGTATATTTCAATTAGAATCTGATATGTTTAAAGATTATCTCCAAGAAATGAAGCCGACATGTTTCGATGATATATCTGCAACAACGGCATTATTGAGACCCGGGCCTCTTAGTGCAAATATGCATCATCAATATGCAAAACGCAAACAAGGCTTAGAAGAATCAGCTCTTCCTTTACGTGGTATCGATAACATTGTTAGCAATACTTACTCAGTAATCCCGTATCAGGAGCAAATGATGATGATATCAAAACAAGTATCTGGTTTTGATGATAACCAAGCAGATTCACTTACTAGGAAAATATTTGCCAAAAAACAAGTAGCTAAAATGCCTATGTTAGAACGTTGTCATATTTATGGCAAGAAAAATTGTGAAGGTCCTGAAGGTTGGGAAGATAATAATGAATTACCTTGGTATGATCCTAAAGGTAAATATGGCCCTGAAATTAAAGGTGCATTAGCTAATGGCTATACTGAAAAAGAAATGAAAGACTATTTTGAATTAATACAAGGTTTTAGTTCGTATTTGTTCAATAAGAGTCATGCTGTAGCTTATTCATTTACTAGTATGTTAACAACATGGTTAAAATTATACTATCCGGTAGAATTTTATTCAGCATTCTTATCGATGCAAGCTACCGAAGATTTATTACGTTATATTCCGATGATTAGAAAGGAAGGTATCGATGTCAAAGTTCCGGACATCAATATATCTAATCGGGATTTTACTCCTGATGGAAATAATATCCTATTTGGTCTTGGGTCCATCAAAGGTGTTGGTGAAGCTTCTATCCCAGCTATTGTAGATAATAGACCATATACTTCACTAGAAGATGCATTAGACAAAATAGGTAAAAAAGCTTTTAATAAACGTGTTGGTGAAGCATTGATTATGTCGGGTGCTTTTAATAATTATAAAACCAATCGTAATGAGCTGTTAAATGAATTTCATGAAATACGTAAAGATAAAAAAATCGAGATATTAGATGTCGACGATTTTAACAAAGACGTAATTATGGATTATGAAATGCAATCGTTAAGTTGCCCGGTAACATGTACGCCAGAATGGTTTGATTATGAAGATGGGCACGATGTATTTAAAGTACCGATTAAAATTACTAAGATCGACGAACGAAAAGATCGCAAAGGCAATCTTATGGCATTTTGCGAAGGCGATGTCGGTGGCGGTGTTACGATCGAACTTATTATTTTTAGTTCGATATATACAGCCAACCTCGGAATTATTCGCGCAGGACATACTGCTTTATTCGATGGTGAAAAACAATCGAACGCTAAATTAAAAGTTAAAAAAGTAAGCTTGTCTTAATGACAAGCTCTTTTTTTTGTTTGTAATATAAATTTGTAAATTAGATATTTTTTTGTAAAATTAATGAAAAGGACATTTAATTATGGCTGATATAAAAGGTAAAGTTCTTGTCGAGAATGGTACTGGGGGTAAGGATTTATTTAACCCGAGTACGACAGCCGATCAAGTCGTATTTAGCGACGGTGAAACTCTCGAACAGAAATTTAAAAAATGGATCCCAAAGCATGCGATTCTTTCCGATCGCTCTGGTAATTCTGACCGAAGCGATTTAAGTGAAGATACTCGTAAGTTTATGGGACATCCTGTCGAAGACTTTTTATTACGTGATGAATTATTGACGACATTAACGAAAGCTGCCGATACAAATTGTTGGAAGCAAAGTGTTAATACCATTGCCGATTTATTCACGACATATCCTGATGCAGTATTAGGTGATATTGCTGCAGTTAACGGTGGCGACACAGCCGGTTCTATTTATCGTTTTAATGGTACTGACTGGGAGATTTTAGTTAGAAATGGAAAAAGTATTTTACCTAATGCTGTTGTTGATAAAATTAATCAAAGCATTGTTCTTCAGAAAATAGAATTTGGTTCTAATAAATGGGTTAAAAATGGTACCGATGATTATCAACTTATATTAGAATTGCCAAATGCTGAAGTTGTCAAAGTAGTAATCTACGATGGACAAATTAAAAAAGCTTCGACAATTACTTCTGAAGCTACAGATTCTCAAGTATTGTTACGAAGCGTATATCCTGAACGTGGATATGTTTTATATTATAATACTCAGACAAGTAATGTTATTGAACATGGTGATACTGTATGATTCAAAAATTAATTCAGCAAATTGGCTTACAAAAAATAAATGCCAAGATTAATGAATTCGATGCTGAAATTAATAGACTTAAAGAAGTATCTGCTAATAGACCGACTCGAGAAAACATTGGTAGCTATATTGAAAATGCTGTACGGGATATTCGTAATGCTATTAAGAATGCTAAAGATAATTTAGCGGCTGCCATCGAATTAATAAAAAATAAAATTAAGTTATATTATACAAAAGACGAAAGCGATGCTTTATTCGATCGTATACAAGACTTAAGTAATTTTTTATTAAAAGATCAAAATATTACGTTACGTAAAAATTTAAATGTCGGTAAATCTATTGAATTAAATAATACCTCTGGTCCAGTTATTATATTCCCAGACGGTTCTTTAGAAATTCGTCCCGGTGTTTTAAAAGTAACAAATAACGGTAATAACGTATTTGAAATACGTGATAATGTTGTATATAATAATGGACAAGAAGTCGTTACGGGTATTTCTAGAATTAGTCCAGGTAACTGGATTGAACTACCTAATAGTCGTAATTTAGGCGTCGGACAATCTGTATATTATGGCGATGCTGTTAATGACGATGCTAATCAATTATTAATTCTTATGAAATATGCAGATAGAATTGATAATGATCATATGTATATTGATCATGTATTAATAGAATTGTCGTTAGGTGTTCAACGATATGCTCCAGCATATTGTACTATTAATTTAGCAAATAATTATATTAAATTAGAATCGGCCAAATGGAACGGTACGATTCATAAAGTATTTTATCGATAAGGAGATATATTCATGGAACGAATGAAAGAACGATCTACGTCGGTAAAAGCTACACAAGAAATTAATAAAATTATCGACGAATATAACGTATTAGAACAAGAAAATAATACGAACAATATTACGCCTAATGAATTTATCGATAAGTTTAATACTATTAATAGAGAATATAATGCGGCTCGTAAAGAAATTAATACATCGTTAGCCGATGAAAAAGCAAGTTGGTTAAATAAAATAAAGAATTATTTTACAAAGTCAGAAGACGATGGTCGATATTTAAATAGCTCTAATAAAGACAATTTTATATCGAAAGCTACCGATTGGATTTTAAACCATACGTTAACAATGGATAATGCTGTTATTAATGCTCGCAAGAGCGATAATATTTTAATGACGATTAATGGCGTTAAAATTATTATGGATGGTGATTGGCTTAAGATGATCAATCCAGATAGTTCAGAATTATTTGCTAAAAATATTAATGACGGAACAGAACGCGCATTAAATCGTGATCTATTCAAATTAATAGAGCGTAAATATATTCCGGCAACTTGGAATATTATCGAAAATAGTCGTGTTGAAAATGTAGGTGGTACTGTAGCGTTACCGTCTGGTTGGAATGATTTAATTATTATCGTCGATAATACGACATCTGATTTTACGTATTATGATAAACAAAATGATCATAAAGTAGCTCCATCATACGTATATATGTGTAGTGCAGAAGTTCCGATTAAATTCTTTACGCCATATGCTACAGCCGGTTTAGAAGTTACTAAGACTTACGTTATGCTAACAGCAAAAACAGGCTGGGTAGGCGAAGATTATGATGGTAACAAGAGTCGTAATTTCGGAAAGATTTTAAAGGTGTTATGGCGATGATCGAGCATTTAAAAAATAAAGTAACGACTTTTTTACAAGTTAAAAAAATAAACGAGATCATCGATTCTTTAACTCGATTTGATAATATTATTTCAGGTAGTGCTATTCAAGATTTAATTAATCAGTATAATTCTCGTCTCGAAAACATGAAACATTATCTTAACGATAAAGTTACTGAAAGTATCGATGATCTTAAAAATTTAGTTAATTCAACATTAGCTAATTATTATACTAAAGATGAATGTAATAATCGATTTGTTAAGTTAAGCGAAGTTAATGATTTTATTCGCTATAATAATCCAGAAACTAATGGTAAATTAGTTATTAATTCTGGTAACAATCCTTGTATTAATTTTACACAAGGATCGATTAGTACTTTATTTAATATCGATGAGTATTCTATCGAAGCATTTCCATTTGCTATTAAACGTGGCGATAAAATATTATTAGAATTTAATGCATATGGTTTAGTGACCAATAAAACTATTATTACGACAAATAACTATCGTAATTATGTTAAACTTCCACAATGGCGTAGTAATCAAGAAATGAATAAAGATAACTATGATAAATGGAATGAAGCTTATGCTTATAAATATAATGGCGATAATTATCAACCAATATTTATTTTAGTGCGTAATGCATTTTTACGTGGTTATAAACCATGGAACGATCCTAACGATGGCCCAGAAACAAATATGTCTGTATCATTTTTAAATTATTATGCTTGGGATAAAAATCATACGGTAATTCAACGTTTAGAACTTAATCCATATGATTATAAATTCTATACGAATGAAATTTGGCGTCAACGTCGTAAACATCATAGTAGCTATAATCATCATTGGGATGCATTAGGAGGTTATAATATACAATGGCGTTAGATCTTAATACATTAAAAAATAACCTCAATGACTTAATTAATAGAATTAATAATTTAGAATCTTCGGCTATTCATATCGATGGATATTTAACATCACTTGACATTAATCAAACGGTATATTCTATTAACGAGACTATTAAAGATTTAGATGTCGATACAATTATTATCGATGGCAATATATATATCGGTGATAATAGTATTAATAATACATCTATTAAAACTGATAAACATGATTTAGTATTTAATGATAGATTAGTATATGATAATAAAATATTAAAGTACGACAGTGATATGTTATTGCCTAAGTTTAAAGAATATACTGGTGACTTGGTTAAAGGCGAATATTATATCGTTATTCAAGGTATTGTTAATAAGCCATATCTTATTAATTATTGCGGCAAAGATTTTATTTGCGATGATTTTAAAATCGAAAACAATAAAATTATATGTGACAAATCGTATACAATAAGAAAGCGAGGTAACGCTAATGATTCAAGCATTAAATAAGGATAACGTTACCTTAACCGATATTCAAAATAAAATATCTGAGATTCAAGATTATCTTACTGAATCTAAAAATACTATTATTAATGAAGTTGTCGATTTTTCATTAATGAATTATAAGTTTCAAGATAATTATTATAAGAAGAATGTATCGTCTGATTATAACATTGATACAGTATCTGTTAAGAATATTAATGGCAATATGATTATTGACAATAATAAACTTATGATAGGCGGCAATATTCTTTCTGGCAATTCTTATAATAATAAAGAATTAATGATAGCTGGCGGCAATTCCTATCGTTGGAATACATTAATATATAATGATTCGGCTATTAATTTAAATGGCGCTATCGAATTATTATTAGTATTAAAACAAAGAACAGATATAATTACGTATTTTGTATTAAATGAAGATAGTCGATATTCTGTAAATGGAATCGACTTCGAAATTCTTGACGATATGCTGTTTATCGATCATTCTAATTTAGTTGCTATTTATTATCGTTAGAGGTATATAATCTGTGGAAAATTTATCATTAGATGCGTTAAACGAAACGATTATGAATTTGTCTCATGATGTCGATGACATTATGGCAAAATCAGAAGAAAAAGTTTCGGAATATCTAAGAACTAACGGCGTTACGAGTGGTAATATAACATCAGAGTACATCCTTAAAAATAATAAGATCGATACATTAAATGTTAAAAATTTATTTGTAAAAGATTTGCAAATAGGCGGTAAATCTTTTATTCAAAACAATGTTATTACTTATGGTAATAATACGTTGGAATTAAGTAACATTTTATTATCAAATAATAAGCAGGTGCTGTTTTCTGACGACACCTGCTTTACTTCTTGTTACGATGGAATTTACTCTGTATATTTATTAGAAGGTAAGACTGAAATTATCGTATCGGCTATGTATGATAATAAAAATATAGGCGATATTATCATACCAGTGTCGTTATTAAAAGAAGGCGAAAATGCTTTTAAAGGCATTACCGTTATTAAAAATAATGACGAATGTTCTATTATTCCGAACGAAAATAAGCTTACTTTTATTAATGTTATTATGAGGTAAGCTAATGAAGCAATTTATCGAACAAGCTTCATTAAACGAAACGAGTATTAAGTATCTTGTTTACAAATTAAACGAAGTAATTCGTGTCGTTAATAATAAACCCGATATTCATGATTTAGAATATTGGACCGATACGATTAAACAATTTGAACAAGACGGTACGATTAATACTTATACCGATCTTCTTGAAGCTTTAAAAAAGAAGCCTGATTTTAATCAGGTTAGAGATACGGTACGAGATGAGTTAATTAAATATGTCGATCAAGTTAATCAGCGTATTTATCAACCGACTCTCGATCAACTGTTACGAGTAATCGGCGACGGTTTGCAAGAATATATTAAACAAAACATCGACGATTATTTAAATAAAGCAACGAACGATTTGCGTAATCGTTTGTCTACCGAAATTATTCATTGGAATTAAGGAGATTTTTGAATGTCTAAAAAAATTGTTACTCGTGCATACTTCGGTCTTTATAATCCAGCTCGCAAAGGTTTGACTATCGATACAGATAATAATAATACTGGTAGTCAACCAGCTGTCGATAATAAAGCTGTCGAAAACGTAACAAAACAAGCAGCAGAAAACAAAGCAACATCTGCTGCCAACAAAGCGTTAGCTGAAGCTAACCAAGCTGCTGTAGCTAAAGTAGTTGCTGATCTTGCTGCTAAACAAGCACAAGACGTTATTACATTCTTAAGCAAAGTCGAAGCTGCTGCTCAATATCAACCTAAAGGTGAATATATCACCGATGCTAAAGTAGCTGAAAAAATTACCGAAGCTCAAGGTAAAGCCGACGAAGCTGCTGCTGCTAAATTTGCAACTAAAGCAGAACTCGAAACAGCTACAGGTGGTGTATCTGCTCAAGATCTTAAAACATTAAAAGACGCGATCGATCTTTTAAAAGATAACCCAGATAGTATTGCTGAAATTGCTAAGAAAGCTGATAAAGATAAAGTATACGATAAAGATGCTATCGATAAGTTAATTAAAAAACTTAACGATAAAGATACTGATCTTGAAAAAGCTATTGCTAAAGCAGCTACTGCCGACGACGTAGTCAAAGCATCCGAACTTACTGAAAAAGTTAAAGCTATTGTTGATTTAACTCCGTTTGCTAAAGCTACTGAAGTTGAAGCTACATATGCTAAAAAATCTGATTTGGCCGATAAAGCCGATAAAGCTGTTATCGAAACTGAACTTGCTAAAAAAGCTAATGCTAGCGATTTGACTCCGCTTGCTACTAAAGAAGAAGTAGCTAAAAAAGCTGATACTACTGCTTTGGCAACAAAAGCTGATCAAACAGCTTTGGATAATCTTAAAGCTGAAGCTGATGCAAATAAAGCTGCTGTTGCTGCTGAAGTTGCTGCTCGTAAATCTGCCGATACATTGAACGATGCTAAAGTACAAGGTATTGCAGACGATGTATCTAAGATTAAAATTGATGCGGCTCAAGCTAAAGTAGAAAACGAAAAAGCATTAAGCCGCAAGGCGGACCAAGAAGCTGTTAATAATGCGCTAGCTGAAAAAGCTACAAAAGCCGAAGCTGCTGAAGCTAAACAAGCTGCTGCAGATGCTGCAAAAGAAGCTGCTAAAGCAAATACAGCTCTTGCAGATAAAGCTGATGCTACTGCACTTGAACCATTGGCTACTAAAGAAGCTTTGAAAGGTACTAAAGATGAATTAGCTCAAGCTATCGAAGCTGCTAAGACTGCTGCTGCAGAAGCTAAAGCTGAAGCTAAAACTGGTGAAGCTGTGACTGAAGCTAAAGAAAAAGCTACTGCTGCCGATGCTAAAGCTAAAGAAGTTGAAGCTGCTCTCGTCAATTATGTAACTAAAGCAGTTGCTGATGAAACATATCAACCTAAAGGTGAATATGCAACTAAAGCTGAAGTACAAGCTATTGGCTCTTTAGACCCTACTACTCTTCAATCCTTAAAAGATTTGGCTCAACAATTAGCTGGTCAAGCTGATTTGACTAATGTACTTGATAAGTTAAATAAAGTATTCACTAAAGATGAAGTTAATGAAGCTCTTGCTAAAAAAGCTGACGTAGCTTCTCTTGAAGAATATGCAGAGAAAAATGACGTTACATCTAAACTTAAAGATAAAGCTGACAAAGTACAAGTAGCCGAAGATATCGAAGCTGCTAAAGCTGTTGCCGATGCTGCTGTTCGTGAAGTAAATACGACTGCTCAACAAGCAAAAGCTAAGGCAACTGAAAATGCTGCAGGCCTTGAAGAAGCAAAAACTAAAGTCGATAAAGCAATCGAAGATCTTGGTAAATTAACGACTAAAGTTAACGACCTTGCTCTTAATGGTGGTGCTGGCGGCGGTCTTGACGCACAAGCTGTAGCCGATAAAGTTCAAGAAGTTGTCGATGCTATTGTAGCTCGAGAAAAATTCGTAGGCGAAACTAAGCTTAACGAAAAACTTGCTGACAAAGCTGACGTAAGTGCATTAACTGCAGTTCAAGCTAAAGCTGACAAAAACGCTTCTGATTTGTTAGCTAAAGCCGACGTAAGTGCTCTTGCTGATAAAGCTGATAAAAATGTATTTGAAGCTAAAGCAACTGAACTCGATACAAAATTAAATACTCTCGAAACAGCTACTGTTCCTAATTTAATTGATACTAAACTTACAACTAAACTTGCTGGCTATCAAGAAAAAGGCGAATATGTAACTAAAGAAGCTGGCGATCGTGATTATCAACCAAAAGGTGAATACGCTACAGCTGCTGCTTTAGAAGAAGTTAAAACTAAAGCTAATGCTAATGAAGCTTTGATTAACGGCCTCGATAAAGATAATTTAGTACATACTGCTGATCTCGATACATATGCTAAATCTGCTAAAGTAACAGAAGATATTTCTGCTGCCGTTGCCGGTCTTGGCGATGTATACGTATCGAAGAATGATGCAGATGTATATGCTAAGAAAGCTGACGTAACGACTGAAATCGGTGCGAAAGCTACTGAACTTAAAAAATATGCCGACGATACATTTGCGACAAAACAACAATTAGATAATGCAACTATCGCTGCCGGCGGTTCTGGTTTGACTCAAACTCAAGTCGAAGGTATTGTCGACAATAAATTAGGCGCTCTTAAAGATGCCGTTCAAACTATCGCTAATATCCAATCTGGTGTTAACGACAATAAATCTTCTGTCGAATCTATTCTTGCTGAATTGGCTAAGAAAGCTACAAAAGATGAAGTAGCTGGTAAAGTAGCAACTACTGATTTCGAAGATGCAAAACAAACTCTTAATACAGCTATTACAGCACAAGAAAATGCATTAGCTGCTGCTAAAACTGCATTAGAAAAAGCTATTAATGATAAGTCTGAAGAAGCTGCTGCTGCTTATCAAACTAAAGTTGATTTTGCTGCTTGGACTCGTGACGTATATGGTACTGAAATTGCTCGTATTAAAGACGACATGATGACGGCTGACGAAACTGATACTGCTATCGATGCTAAACTTGCGACTAACCTCGAAACTCTTAAAGGCATTTTCCAAGTTAAAGGTAATTACTTAACTCGTGAAGATTTAACTAATACTCTTAAAGATGGTTATATCACTAAGAATGAATCCGATCGTTTATATCAAGGCGTAGGCAATTATGCGACTATTGAATATGTCGACGATCAAATCGGTAAAAATAAAGTTAAAATCGACGAAGTTAATACGGCTATTGCTAATAAACTTGATGTAAGTGCTGCGACTAGCCTATATCAAACTAAAGGCGATTACGTATTACGTAGCGAACTCGATACATTAGCAACTACTCCGACTTTTGCAAATGCTATTAATACAGCTATTGTAGGTAAAGGTTATCTCGATAAAGAAACTGCCGATGGTTACTATGCTCCTAAAGGTCAATATGTAACGACTGAAAATATCGAGGATGCAATCGCTACGAGTGCTGCTGTTACGGCTAAACAAGATGCTCTTACTTTCGGTAATGGTTTATCTTATGATGCCGATACAAAAACTTTGACAGCTACTGGTACTGGTGCTTCTGTTGACTTAACTCCTTATGCTAAGAAAGCTGAATCCGATGCTAAGTATGGTCCAAAAGATACTTTAACTGAAGATCAAAAAGGTGTAGTAGAATCTATCCTTCGTGATAAGAACTATGCTACAAATGCAGATCTTGGTAGCTATAGTGCAAGCATAGATACTAACATTGGTCAATTAAGAACTAGTATTAATACTTTAAAAGACACTACTGTTCCAGCTATCGATGCTCGTGTAACTGCATTAGAAGGCAAAGCTGCTCTTACAGATTTCACTGAAGATCAAAAAACTAAATTAGATGAAATTCTTACTGGCAAAGGCTATGCATCTCATGAAGATATTGACAACGCTAAAGCTGAACTTAAAGGCGAGTTAGTTACCGAAGAAGCTGCACAGGCTCTTGTCAATGGTGCTGTTACAACTGCTGAAGGTAAAGTTAATGAAGCTAAAGAAGCGTTGGAAAACAAAATCACAGAATTGAAAAATACTGTAGATGGAATCCATGCTCCAGATTTAAGTGCTTACGAAACTCAAACTCAAGCAGAAGCTAAATATTTAAAACTTGAAGATATCGAAACTAAGTTAAAAGAAAAAGGCTTTATTACTCAAGCTGACTTGCAACCTATCCTCGATGCAATCAAAGCATTAAAAGGTGAATAGTTTTTATTATATAGGGGAGAACAATGACATTAATAAATGCATTAGCATTGTTATATAATATTGCTCCTCAAGCAGTCGAAACATTCTTAACGATGTATACGATTATATTCTTTATGTTAATTGTCGATACATTGTTAAGATTGTTCGCTCTTACTTTTTCAAAAAAACCTTTATGGCATTATCGAACGATTATCGATGTATTTTGGGGAGGCTGGGGACAGCAAAAATCAAGCCGCGTATTTTATCGCGGCTTTCTCTTCAAATTATTCGAATATAGTGTTTTAAGTATTTTCGCATTTTTATTAGATGCAATCGTAATTCCATCGACTATCCATATGCTATATTTTCAGGATGTATTCGATATTATTGCATGGATATGTTACGGTTATATAGTATTGACCGAGTTATTTAGTTTTAAGGAAAACATGAAATTAATTCGTTATAATAACGAAATTATTAATAGCCTTCCGAAAGACGTAATCGATCGCATTACCGATGTTGACTTAAATGTCGTAAAGTTTAAATTGCATGAGAAAAAGGGTAAGAAATAAAATGAGTAAAATATTTAAAATGATGCTATTTGAAAACGAAGGACTTAGCTACACACGCGTCATTTCTTTTACGTTATTATTGTTATTGGTCGGTGTTACGTTATACTTAGTAATTACAGGACATAATTGGCAACACTACGATACGTTAGCTAATTTAACTGGTGGCGGTTCTGCTGCGACACAAATTGCTAATAAATTTATAAATAGTAAATATAATAGTGAAGTCGGAACATATAAGGAAAAGAATGATGCCGAGTAAATATTATATTAAATGGTTAGTACTATGCGGAGCTAATATGCTCTGCATGGTGCTATGCTATTTAACAAATTGGTTCGTCGTATTATTTGCCGATAAATACGGCAAATTACCTAAAATATTTAAGTTATGGCAAACCTATGATAATTGTCTTGATATTGCTTGGATGATATATGAAGGCAATGTGCCAAAGTTTGCTCGTTATGATTTTAATAAACATTATTTATATCATTACGAGAATAAAGGCGATGGATATATAATACCTGGATATGTCGATCTTATCGACGAGAATTTTACGTTAAAAGAAAAATTCCAACGATATATATGTCGATGTGCTTGGTTATATCGTAATTGCGGATACGGATTTGCTTATTATATTTTCGGTAAATATGTACGTTATAACGACGTAAAGATAATCGTCGATCAAAAAGATTTTTTCTTTGCGATCGATATCAAACAAAATATATTCTGTCTTAAAGACGATCGACAATGGTGTCGATACTTTAAGAAAAGTATATATTTAGGATATAAATTTGCAGGTATAAAAAATCGTAAATATCCGTTGCGATCTATGCTTGCTAATCGAATTAATCTATTTAGACTTGTTAAGTAATTAACAAGGGAAGGATTAATCAAGTGAATAAATTAAAAGTTGAATCTTTAAAGGTTAACGTATTAAAAGCGTTACAATTAAAAAAGGCAAAAGCCGATAATAAATATAAAGATGATCAGGTATATATTCAAGAACCTGACGAAATGATTCAAAATTTCGAAGATATTCAAAATTTAAAAGAATCGAAACAAGATAAATTAAAAGCTGGTAATTCGATTACGATTAGCAGTGATAACGAAATTAATGCCAATGTCGATTTAACTCCGTACTATACGAAGACACAAACGGCTAAATTATTTATGGGTCGTGACGAAACGTATACTAAAGAGGAGATCGATGAAAGAACAGGTATTAACGGGCTTCTTGCTGGCGATAATATTTCTATATCTACTGAGAACGGTCGTGCAAAAATCGCTACGACAATTGCGTACAAGCTCAGAGATAAAGCAATGTCTATCGGTAATTCTATTTTGGGCCGTGGTACTTCCGTTGGCGTTAATGCTTCAGCAACTGGTGAAAACAGTATTGCATTAGGAGCGGATTCTGTTGCTACGCAAGCCAATCAGGTATCTGTTGGCAATGGTGAGACTAAACGTGTTATTAGTAATGTGGCAGACGGTGTTGAATTAAACGATGCTGTAACAGTAGGACAGTTAAATAAAAAATTAAGTTCAGCACTCGATCAACTTAACCGATTAGCTGGTCAATTATATCCGGTTGGCTCTATTTATATGAATGTTAATAACGTTGAACCATCTGCTATTTTTGGTGGAAGCTGGGAACGTATGCCTTCTGGTCGTATGCTAGTTAATAGTGGCGATGGTTTTAATCTCGGACAAATCGGTGGCGAAAAAGAACATCGTTTAACGGAAGATGAATTAGCTTCTCATAGTCACGATGTTAATAATATTAATGGTGATACTACAAGTACAGCAAAATTAGTTGGCAAATTTTCTTCATCTATTAGACCAAATGGAGACATAACAGATGTTCCATATAGAAATGGTTTTGGAATAGTTTCAAAAGAAAGTGAATATGGAATTCATGCTAAGGATGGTGGAAATTCTTCACCAGGACGAAATTATGTTATTGATGCTTCTCATAATCATACTATCAATTTAAATATAAATATGTTACCATCCGGTAAAAACCAACCACATAATAACATGCCTCCATATATCGTTGTTAATATGTGGAAACGTATAAGTTAAGGAGATATAAATGCCTGATAATAAAATACAAGATATAGCTAACGAGATTACGGCTTATAAACCTTATACAGCTGTTTCTTTAATAGAAAAAGCATTAAAAGAAAATAATGCTCCATTTCCAGAAGAAATCGTATATTATCTAAAAAGAGTGCTTCAAGGATATACAAGTATTGCTCCATTGAGAATTAACAACGTTACTCAAAAAGAAAATAAATATATTTTTGATATTAGTGCTCAACCTTTCAGTTATTTAGAAATAAACGATGTTCCTCATAATGTTCCAGAAGATAGTATTATTACTATTGAGGCTAATATCGACGAAGAAAATCCATTTCCATATGTTAAATTTTTATGGGTTCCTAAAAATAAGAAATTACAAACGTCATATCAAAAACCTGAAGATAGTGAATACTTAAAAAAATGTATCGATACTCTTTTTGTGAATAAAACTAATACTGATATTAATCATGTCGAAGTCGGTTATTTATTCGCTAGCAATATGTTTAGTAGATTTTTCCCGAACCAGCCATTCGTATCTATTCCAAATGATATAAGTAAGTTAAAGATTACTGGTCTTCTTTCTAATACAAAATATAACATAAAAGGAATTAAATTTACGACCAATGAAAATGGTGAAGCAACCATTAGTGAAGCTACAAGAGTTGCTGAAAAATTTAATGAACTTGTAACGAATATCCCTATTTCTTTTGATTATGAAGGTAAGTTTAAAGACAATATTGATTTAAAAACAGATGCACAAATTCCTTTTGCAATGGATCATTCAAAATTAGATCTCCCATCAGTTTTTTATGAACAGTATTTCCTTTATGAAAAATTATTTAGTGAAGATGTTAATTATTTAAATTACATCGTAAACAACTATCATGAACCATTAGAAATAGAATATTTAGGCGAAACAGAAACTATTCCGGTCGGACAAAATTCTAAAAAATTTGGCTCTAAGATTACTGTCGATCTTTTATCAAAAATAAAACCAGATACGACAGAAATAAAATTAAAGATTAAAAATAACTTTAATTATCCTTGGAAAAAAGAAATCGAAAATCCTAATAGTCATAATATTTTAAATCAAAATTGCATTCGTATTCTTACCAATCAATCTGCTTTTTATTATGATTATTCTTTTGAAGAGCTTAAGGCATTTAACTTTAACGGGAAATCTTGTAGCTTAGCAAAGAATGAATATGGATATCGTACAGATCTTAATAGGGATTTATATACTGTCGATAATATATATAAAACTATTTCTGATACAGAAGCATCTGGAGCTGTCGATCTTCTTTCATCTGATAATTTGCCAAAAAATATAGATAATTTAACTTTCACTTTATGTGGCGATAAATATTCAAGAACGTCGAGAACATTTAACTTTAGCCCAGGAATAAAAAGTATTAATTCTATTAAAGCTTATAAAAAAGATGGAGATTGTCACGTTCTTATAAACTATAATACAAGTACACAAAACAACGTAGAAAGAGATTTAGGTTTAGCAGAATATTTGTTTAGCGAACGTGATGCACTTGAAGCATCTGGTATCTTGATCTCGACAGAATATTATGATCATTTATAATAGATAATTAAAAGGATAATTCAATATGTCTGAAAATAATCAAATTCAAGAAATTTCTGAGTATATCGACGGAGTCAAAAAATTAATCTTTAAAGAAGTATTTAAAGGTGTTCTCGATTCTAAAGATGCTCCATTCTCTTCCGAAGTCGATGTTTACTTAAAAGAATTGGTAAATAGCGATATTACTGATCCATATAAAATCGGCATTGTATCTTTAGAAAAACAAGGGACTAATTATGTAGTTTCCTTATCTGGCCCATTTAAATCTTATATCGAAGTGAATGGTGTTGCTTCTCAATTTAACAAAGACGGTGAGATTAATAATCTTACCGTTCCTGTTTTTACTAAAACTGGAGAAGAAGACGACGATTTCTTAGCGATTGTAAATTTTGCATATAGCGAAACAAAACCAGCAAATTATACTGCTACAAAAACTCCTCAAGAAATTATTAACGAATATTCTCCTTGTATGTTCTTATATACTAATCATAGTAAGACAGAACCTAATATTGGCGTAATTGAAAAATTCGATGTTCCTGTCGAAAAACTTAATGTCGATGTTTTCTGGAATCAATCTAAAAATAGATTCGAAGTTATTAATCATATGAAAACGACAATTAAGTTTTCTGTGCTCAATAAAGAATATACCGTTAAGAAAGGTGAAGTAGCTAAAATTATTGTTGATTGGAACGCAATTAAAAATTTAAATAAACTTCCATTTAGCGATAACAATAGAGTTCACTTTGAAAATACTAAAAATCAAAATATCGGCCAAATCGATCTTTCTGAAATTGCAGATACTTCTTTAATTGCAAATGCTAATTTCTTATTTGGTAACCAATTTAGTCCGACTTTTGCCTATAACGATAACACTGGTAAGGTTATCGCGACAGTAAAAGACAACTCTGTTGCTAACAAGAAAAAAGAAACAGTATATATTAAAGGTCTTAATCCAGAATTTTCTGTATTCAGTCAAACTCTCGATAAAACTGCTGACGGTGTTTATAGTAAAGAATTTAATATTGACGATGTTAAATCTATGCCGTTAGCTATTGATTTTACTAATCAAACTAGTTTGCCTTATAATAAAAACTATACGCAGTTAGGATTCGACGATATTAGAAACTTATTGCCTAATCTAAATGGCGGCGAAGGTAATCTTACCGATCTTAAAAAAGATTTAACGACCTCTAAACACATTAAATATGTTTTATATTCTGGCGAACCATATCAAAAAGTATTCGATATCGATATGGGATTAGAACATTCTAATTTTATTTTATCTAAATTAAAATCTATGATTCATCCTATTATGTATCGTTCTATCGATTTTATGTTTAGACATAATAACTGCTTCATTCGACCAGAAGAAGAAGGATTCTTTGGTGACAGTCAATTAGAACAAACTTCTCTTCAATTGGCGTTAAATCCTGAAGAAGATTGGTCCGCTATCGATCCTGACATCGTAAGCATGGACTTCAATTATATTCGCGATAATGTAACTTACGAAGAAAATGTTGCGAATAATACATTTAAAGTTAAGATTGCCGACACCGGAAATAAGTTTAACGAGAATCCATTAGTTGCTTGTTACAATCAAGAAGTTTATTCTATGACTAAACAAGCTGATGGATCTTTTGTTAGTGAAGATATTCCGATGGTACATAGAAACGACGAAGTTCAATTCAGTGTTTCTCAAGAAATATGGAATATTATATTAGGTTTATATCAACGTGATCCATGGGGTAGACAATAATGACATACGAAGAACAATTAAAACAAGTCCGCGATAACGTTATTAAAAACGTATATCCGACTATTCAACAACAAGGTTCTTCGAATACTATGATTACTTTGCATTGGACAGCTGGTCATTACGACCAGTTGTTCGATGACTATCATATGTGTATCGATGGATCTGGTAACGTACATGTAATGCAAGATTTAGATAATCGCGCTAGTCACTGTTATCGTGAAAATACAAATAATTTTGGTATCTCGGCTTGCGCCAATTACGGCTCCGAATTAAATGGTGATGGCTTCACTGGTTATTCCACATATATGCCGGGGCCGGAGCCCGTTAATGCATTACAACTCGAAGCAATGGCGACCGTAATTTATTTATGTTGTGTATCTTGGGGCTTACCGTTAAGCCGAGTATTTACTCACGGTGAACGCTGTTTGGCACGTCAAGACTTATACGACTATCCAGCAGAACGTTGGGATCTCGATATTCTTGTACCAGAATGCCATACTCGTACAGAAGATGGTTTACATACTGCTGGCGGTAACTGGATTCGTAACCGTGCTCGTGAAATTGCTAAGATGAACGGAATTAATTATTTGTAATAAGGAGACACTATGTCTATTATTTCTGAAATTGCACAAGGTCTTAGTTCTATTCTTAAGAAGAACCAAAAACCGGTTATGCAATATGCTGAGAATATCGCTCTCGTAGCCGAAGTTCCTTTCGATAAAGAAAAGGTAAATCAGTGCCAAGGGTTTACATATAATCCTCAAACAGAAAAATTTATCGTAGCTTGTATTAATGCTGATAGTACGACACAAATCTTATATGAGTTAAATAAAGATTTTACGGTGGTACGAAGTACCGAAAATACTGGCGCCGATAAGTTAGGTCATTGTAATACTTTATTCTTCGACGGTAAATTACGAGCTACTAACGGCGCTGCTAATGGCAATCGAATTTACTCCCTTCAGGACGATTTAACTCCTGGCGAATACAAAGATTATACCGATAATTTCTATAACGTCGGTTATAATCCGGTAACAGGTCAGTATGTAAGTATTCTTCCCGGAGCTGATAACAGTACTCGTAAAATTCGTATTTATGCGAATAGCGATTTAACTGACGGTAAAGAATATATCGTTACCGTGAACGAGAAAAATAACGATTCTAACGGCGCTTTGTTTGTCGGTAATAAAATTATATTTAGCTTAATGAGACGTATCGTAGAAGTCGAAATTAGCGATAATACGGCTACTATCGTTCGTGAACTTGAGTTCGAACCAAAGGCCGAAATTGAAGACTTCGCATTAGTCGATGGTGCTATTTATATGGCAGCTAATAGCCACGACTATATTCGTATTTATAAATACGATTTTGCTAGAAGCTACTTCAATAATATTAACAACGATTTTTTAAATAATGGTATCGTAGTCGGTAATCAAGTCGGTTATCATGGTCAATCTGTCGATAAAGCTACTAATTATGTTATGGCTAAAATTAATGCTAATAACAATTTAGAAGTCGGCGACAAACGTAACCTTACGACTATCTTAGGTAAAGAATTAAAGCATTATAACGGCACTAATTCTTATACGGTACTTACGACTTATCATTATGATAAAGCAATTTATAATAAAACTAAGACCGATGAGTTATTCGTTAAGAAAGCTGAAATCTCAGCCCTAACTGGTTCTAAAAAATCTCTTAACGTCGTTACAGAAGGCGTCGATAATACAGGTGCTACCGATGTAACAGCTAAGTTAAACGAAATCTTTACTAAGGCAAATACGGAAAAATATGACGAAGTTATCTTCCCGGATGGTACTTATAAGATTAGCGACAAAGTAAAAATTTTATGTCCATTAGATCGCGATCATTATTTAACCGTTAAATCTGAATCATTATATGGCGCCGTAATTAATTGCGATCACGACGAATCTAATTTTAATGTCAGCACTATCGGTTTTATTTTAAGCTGTGTCGACAATGGCTTAAGTGACTATCATAATATTTATAATACGACTGTTGAAGGGTTTACTTTTAAAGTAGCACGAGAAGATATTAGTGGTAGTTATATTAGATTTATTACTGACGATAGCGATCTTAATGCTAATTATTATAATTTTATTATTAGAAATATTAAGGCAACTAATACAAAAGATGGGCAAGGTCAAATTGTCGATTTTGGGAAACCTTTACATAATTCCGTAATTGATAATATCGAAGCTAATTATGGTCAGTATGCTGTATATATCGAAGTAGAAGGATCGAATACTAAAATTAGTAACATTATTTCTAATAACTGTACTTATGGTATCTGTTCTTATTCTTATGTCGATATGAGCAATGTATTGATTCATTATGGCGACGATATCGATCTAGTTAATTTGTCGGGCGTTACTTTCTATGCTAACAAAATAAATGATCTTAAATTAACAGGTCGTTGGAATTTATCGACTAATCTTCTTAATATAAGTACAATTGCTTCGACAGAGTTAAATAATATCTCTCTAGATATTACGCATTCAGGTGAAGCACAATATTTACCAGACGGAGACTATCCAGTTCCATTTATTAAACTTGAATCTCCTAATGAAGACAAAGCCGAGATCAAAGTTAATAATTTAAAATTCCCTAACTTTGTTCAAAACTTTACGGCTCTTACTGATCGATATTTATTCTCTTGGATCGATTCTCCTATATTATCGATTGCTCCTAATAACGTCGAAACATTCGATAAATTAAAGTTATTTACTAACTTAGGTTCTACCGATGAGTATGGAGCTAAAGGTTATGTAAACCGACGGTTCGAAGTTCGCGCCGAAGAAAATGCTAAGACAAGAATTTTCGTAGGTCGAGATCGTTCGATTCGGGAAATGAAGCCTAATGATAAAAATCAACTTTTCCAAGAAGAAGGTTCTGCTATTTACTTTAACGCAAAGGGCGAACCGAAGGTCGACGTTAAAGATAATGATTATAGCAGTTACGCGGCTGGTATTTCCGGTGACTTATATATCGAATCTGATCCTAAAACTACCGGTCATTTAGGTTATGTATCGACATATAAATATACGACCAATACAGAATATGTACACGATAAACCGACTTCTGTCATTAATCATGGCGATCGTACTATGACAGTCGGATTCGATGTATATCCGACATGGCAAAACGGTTCTCATGCTGGTAAACCAGTCGGAGTTGGAGCCGAATTAGATGCATTAGGTAAAGGTAATTTCCCTATTATAGAAGCAGATCCTACAGCTAAAACAATGAAGCTTCGCATTCCGGAAGTTTATAAAGCCGATGTTGTTAATGCTCCTAGCGACTTCAATATGGAAGTTTATTTTATACCTGGATCTAATCTTAATACGATGTCTAATATGACATACGAAACTATTCCGGTTATCCATTCCGGTCCGACAGAAAATCGTCCGACTGAACATTTAGTTGTCGGTCAACAGTATTTCGATACGACACTCGATATGCCGGTATTCTGGAACGGTACTAAATGGGTCGTTAATGCTGCCGATGTCGGGGATAAATTAAAAGATTATGTTCGCATCGACAAACTTATGGCAACCGATGTTACACAAGCACCAGCGTTTGCTGGACAAATGATAATAGTTAATGATACGCTTTATGTTGCAGAGTCTACTGAAGGCCCTGGATCTTGGCGTATCATCTCGTTACAACCTAACGATCATTTATAATAAAGATATATCCCCGTACTTAGTGCGGGGATTTTTTCTGTAATATAGTAGTATATATTTTAAATCTACGAAAGGACATATTCATATGCCAGAAACTAATATATACGATTATGAGTTTAGCGTCCGCGAAAGCGAGCCTAAACGTGCCGAGATGCTTAATCGATTGAAAGACAGAGTACAACATGTCGACAAAAAAGAAGTTATCTCGTCCGACGAGTATGTCGAAGGCGAATCTGGCTTTAGCGAAGATAAAGCATTAAGTGCTTTTCTTTTATATAAGCTATTCCCGTCTAAAGCTAAACTATTAAAAGATCATTATACAAAAGATCAAGTCGATAACTTGTTGGGCGATCTTATTGCTAAATATTATTTAAAAGATCAGATCGATTCGATGTTAAATAATTTAAAGAATGAATTGAAATCTTCTTTAGATAATGTCGGCAGTGGAACACTAAAAAAACTTAACGATCTTAAAGGAGAGTTATCTAAACATAGACAACTCGAAGAGTTGGATCATCCTGATGCTAGTGTTACGACTCGAAAATTACGAGATCGTTCTGTTACGAAAGAAAAACTTTCCGGAAGTTTAACGACAGAGTTAGATAATAAGTTAAATAAAAATGGTGATACTATTACTGGTCCTCTTAAATTTGCTTATAGTAATCCGATTCTTATGGAAACAGGCCCCGGTACTGGCAAATACCATCATATCGGTTCTGGATCTACGCTGGAAGAAATTGCGCAAGGTAAAGCTCATCTCGATTTAGGTGATTACGATGGTAATACATACGAAACTAATTTATGTTGTGTTAGTCGTCCAGGTTGGTATAATTCTACGACAAAAGAAGTTAAACAATTTGCCCTTCGGGAAGAAATCGAAGCGTTAAATAATAAAGTAAGTAATATGCCTAAAGGTGGCGGTTCTACTGCATTTGCTAAGATTTCGGCTAATAAAATCTGGAGCGGTCGTGTTACTGTTAGGAATAATAGAGGATCCAGCTCTAAGCCAAAATTTAAGGTTTGCGATCTTCCGGCAAACTGGGATCAAATTATCATTTATTCTTCTATTGAACAACGAGCATCTGATAATGATGATGGTTGGTATAATTATATGACAAATTGTTTTACCATCTTAATAAAAGGCATAGCAGCTGACGTTATTGCTGGGTATCAAGGCATACAAGAAGTAAAATCTTTCTTTGTCGAAGGTAATACTTTATATATGCGTGGTCTTACTGCAAATGGCGACGACATAAGCGTATTCAACCTTTGATTTTAATCCTTCATATGATATAATATATTATATACATTATTATATTGTATGGAGGATATTTTTTTATGAAAACGAAATCAATCGATGTTTATGTCGATCATATCGTCGACATGTATTATTCGTCATTCGATTATATGAATCGTAAGTTATCCCGAGCGAGGATTAAAGATACTATAAAATATAATATTATAGGAAATTATCTATATGATCATGTTAATCTAACTAATAAAGATATACGTAAGAAATATATCTTTATTATCGTACTTAAATTTTTGTCGATTAAAGATTATTTATATTTCGATCATCATATTCATACATTACGCGGCGAGATACAAACATTATTATTTAAAGAACAAGCAAAACGATTAGCCGATACGTTTATCGGCACGAAGAATGAAGAATGTACGTTCAACGAATTTAAGACATTCGTCAAAAAAGACTTTATAACGAACTTCATTAATTATAAGTAAGAGTCCTTAAAAGGGCTCTTATTTTTTTTGGCCGATTTATCGGCCGAATATATGTTCGCCATAAAGATGTAGATTGTGGTATGTATATTTTTTAGATAAGGATAAATAGGAAAAGGAATTTATAAATAAGTATATTCTCAGTAAAAGTATTTAAATGAGAAAAGCATACCTATAGTCAAAATTTGAAAAATTTTTAGAGGGGGTAAGTTAATCTATAGAGTAGTAAAAATGTTTATTCTCAGTAAAGATAGCTTATTGAGAAAAGTCTATATATATGGAAAATTTAGAATATTTTGTGACGGGGTAAGTGTTTTATATATATATGGTCGATCGACCAAAGTTCGCCCCCCCGCCCTTTGTTCATGGGGGGGTTTGGGGCGAACGATGGGCGGTTGGGCATGGCC